GATATCCACATCGAGCCGGAGGACCACGATCCTGAGCTACTGAAGTCTCTGGAGGAAGCGAAGACCCTCATGGACGGGCTCTCGAGGGCTCGAGCCGGACGCTAACCTCTCTTGCACACGGTATCTCTACTCCTCGGAGGGGATACGTGCGGAAACGTGGAATCTACAGTGGGACCGTAGTCGCTCTGGTCTACGAGTCGGAGGACTTCCGGATAGTCAAGCTCCGCCTGGACACGGGCGGGATGTCCGTCACGGCCAAGGGTGACTTCTACGCCCAGACCGTCCGCATCGGGTCCTGGGTCTCGTTCGAAGGCCGCTGGGAAGAACACTCCCAGTACGGACGCCAGCTACAGGTTCTGCGCAGTCCCATCTGCCTCCCCCATTGGACGGATGAGTCGGTCCTCGCGGCGCTCACCGCCCACGGCGTTGGGCCCACACTTCGGATGAAGCTCCGCGTCCATGCGATCGAGACCGACCTCTCCCTGAAGGAACTCCTCGACTCAGGGAACCTGTCGGGCTCTGATCTGGATCCCGACCACCAGGATCACATCCTCTCCCGCTGGAGGGCCCTCCGGACCTACATGGACGCAACCATGTTCCTGGAGGAGGTGGGCATCCCGCCGAAGGCGGTCGGTCCTCTCATGAAGAGGTTCGGGAACGAGCTCTCCCAACGCTTGACCGAAGATCCCTGGATCCTGGTGCGTCTGGCCGGCCTCACCTTCGAGCAAGCTGACGGGGTCGCCCTCCGTCTGGGTGTCTCTCTGGATTCGCCCAAGCGGATGGAAGGGGCTGTCCTCTCCATCCTACAGGATCTCACCCGACAAGGCCATGTCTTCGGCACGGTCGGCCAGCTCAAGTACGAGACCCTGAAGTTGTTCCCCGATACGTTCACTGCGGAGAAGCTTGCCAACGCTATCCGCGCCCTGGCGGGGGACAATCAGGTCATCGTGGACAGCAAAACCCGTCCGGGGATCTTCGCCATCTATCTGCCGTGGTTCCATGAGATGGAGCAGACGTGCGTAGAGGAGATCCAGGACCGGATGTCCAACCCCCCGCGCGCCGAGGAGCTCGTCCAAGCCCTGTCCATCTTCCTCTACGAGGGGCCTCCTCAGCTTACTGACCATGAGAACGAGCCGGATTTCACTCCTGAGTTCCTGGCCCGCCTCGCTTTGCAGTCATGGGCTCGGGGGAACTCCCTTGCCCTGTCCGATTCCCAGATGCAGGCAGCGGTCCTCTCGATCATATCCCCGATCTTCATCCTCACCGGCCTGCCCGGGACCGGTAAAACGACCACGCTCCGTGCTGTCGTCACCGTCCTCAAAGAGGCTGGTGTCCGGTTCACCCTCGTGGCCCCCACAGGCATCGCTGCCAAGCGGATGTCCTCCCTCGCCGGACACCCCGCCTACACGGTCCATCGAGCCTTCGGGGCGGCTGGCCATCGGAAGGACGACGATCGGGAGGCTGGATACACGGGAGTCAAGGGGGCTCGCCGTCCTGCCGACCCTCGGATGAAGAAGGGAGGCAAGGACTGGGAGTTTGGGCCGGATAACCTACACCCGTCCCAGGTCATCATCGTCGATGAGACCTCGATGCTTGACCTACACCTCCTGTACCGGATCCTCTCCGGTACGCGGTCGGACTGTCGAATCGTGTTCGTCGGCGACCCCTTCCAGCTTCCGAGCGTGGGGGCTGGGGATGTCCTTCGGGACATGGCCAAGTCCGACGTATTCCCCCATGTCCACCTGGATGAGATATTCCGGCAGGACGAGGCGTCTGGGATTGTCCTTGCGGCGCATAGCATCAACGCAGGGAAGACTCCCGCCAAGAATCTCCCCGACTTCAACATGATCCGGGAAGCTCGGGAGAAGCACGCTGCCGAACGGATCGTTGAGATCGCTGAGCATCTGTATGCGGCGCGGATCAACTTCCAGGTCCTCTCCCCGCGCCACGGTGGGGATGTAGGGGTCACTGCCCTGAATGAGGCCCTCCGTCGTCGGCTCAACCCGGCGCTCCCGGGTCTCGTGGATATCCGCCTTGGTGGGGATGTCGTTCGGGAGGATGACCGAGTCATGGTCACTCGCAACGACTACCAGAGGGAGGTGTACAACGGAGACGTAGGGAAGATCAGCATGATTGACCGCCGGGCGCGGGAGGTCTCTGTCAAGGTCTTCGAGCCTCCGGGAGTCCCCGACCGAATCGTCCGCTTCCCCTTCTCAGGTCCGGATGGAGCCTCTCGGACTCTCCGGCTGGCCTATGCCCAAACGGTCCACAAGTCCCAGGGGCAGGAGTACGATGTCATCGTTGTGCCTGTCCTCCGAAGCTTCGGTCGTCAGCTCCAGAGGAACCTGTTCTACACGGCGATCACTCGTGCCCGCAAGAAGGTGTTCCTGGTGGGCACCTGGGACGCTTTCTCCCGTGCTGTGCAGAACAACACAGCGGAGGAGCGGAACTCCCTACTCCGAGACCACCTATCCAAGATCGTCACGGTTTCCGGGCTCATCTCGGAGGCGTAACGGTGGGGAACCCGAACCGAGGATCCCATGGCCCCTTCCCTGACCGACTCCGATCTCCAGACCTGTACGGATACCTGGTGGGCCCTCCAGGATCCCTGTGAGGACTCCGACTGCCAGAACAGTCGCTTCGGATGCGACTGCAAATCCAGCAGGCCGGTTGTTCTCTCCTTTGGATACGCGGACGTCCACCAGGACGGCTCCGTCACCGTTTACGGGGGTGTCATCGCCAACGTCGGTGCGTGAACTGTCCCGTTTGGGTAGCGGTAACGGTAGGAACGCCTGTTCAATGCAGGTGATGTATGCCCGATGCTGCTCCCCGTGACGGGGACTCGATCGTCTTCTTCGACATCGAGACCGTCCAAGTTCCGCAGAATGACCCTCTCTGGCTTCGCCTCAGTGCCCGGATACAGCGGCTGCCTGACGAATCCGAGGGGGACTTCGAAGAGCGTCTGGGGAACATCCACCGCAAGACGACCCTGAACCCGGCTCTCGGTCGGGTCTGGATGATCGGCTATGCGGTCAACAAGGGAGAGCCCAAGGTGCTCCTCGGGGATGGCTCCCTTGGAGAAGAGAAGCGGATCGTATCTGAGTTCCTGGGATTCCTCAAGGACACCCCGCGCTTCTGGCTGGCTGGACACAACATCTTGGGGTTTGACATCCCGTTCCTCCAGGTCAGAGCCCTCCATCACGGGCTGGGGAGGGAGGCTGCTGTCCTCGGCCGCGTCACGGAGAAGCCTTGGGAGCGTCGAGCAATCGACACCATGAAGCTCTGGCCGCGGACCTCCAATGACCGCTCTGCCTGGCGGGAAGGGCTGTCTGGCCTGGGGAAGCTCAGCACCATCTGCCATGTCCTTGGCATCCCTCTCCAGGAGGGAGTCATGGGCGAGACCATCTACGATGCGTTCAAGGCGGGAGACACTGGGGGCGCGGTAAAACACGTTCGGGAAGATATTGAGCAGATTCGTGAGGTGTTCCGTCGCCTCTGGCCTCTTCGGTAGGTGTCCATGACCCAGGTTCAGGTCCATCCCTTCCTCCTGGCGGAGGATATCCAGAAGTGCGTGGTCCAGGTGGGCCGGGATATCCGCGCACACTACGGAGAGGGGACCGTCATCGACTGTGTGGTGGTCCTCACTGGGGCCTTCACGTTTGCCTCAGATCTGGTCCGCCAGATTGGCTCTCCTCTCCGTCTACATTTCGTCCGGGCGGCCTCCTATCAGGGCACCACCAGCACTGGGAACGTTCGGGTCTCGACACCACCTCGCCTCTCGGAATGTCATGTCCTCCTGATCGAGGACATCGTGGACACAGGCCAGACCCTGGACAACCTTCTTCGGGAGTTCCGGAACGTCCTTCCCAAGAGCCTCCGTGCAGTTTCTCTGTTGGACAAGCCCTCACGCCGACTCCCAAACAAGCCAGGCCCTGACTTCACCGGGTTCATCATCTCCGACTCTTTCGTGGTGGGCTACGGGATGGACTGGAACGAGAGGTATCGGGAGCTCCCCTACATCGGCATCATAGGACCCTCCGAGAAGCGGTCTGCTCTCATACCTCCAGAGGACTCTACGTGACCACAGCGCAGCTTCCGGTCGTCAGCCAGGATTCCGTCAATCGCATCTTCTCCCGTCTCTCCCAGATGGAAGTGCAGCTGGACGCGGATCCTCTCATCTATGGGCCCAAGCGCCTCAACGGCAAGGTCGCTCAAGCTCGGCGCCTGCTTTCCGAAGCGGAACTCCTGTTCCAACGGATTTCCCACTGGCAGCAGCAGTACCGAGTCGCCCATCGTACTGTCAACGCGACTCTCGATCTGGAGGTCAAGGATCTCCTGGCGAATGATCCCGAGGTGCGCGCCGGGCGCAACCTGAACACATCCGTGGCGATCGCTCACATGAAGAAGCGGCCTCTGGTGGAAGAGGTCCAGCGCCTGGAGGGAGTTCTCCAGGACCTCGAGGCCATCCAGACGGTCGTCAAGGCCAAGCGGTCGGATCTCAAGGACACCCAGGCTCGCATCCGAGACCAGATCAAGCTCTGTCACGAGGAGCTTGGGCTCGGTGGTCACTGGGGCTCCGCCCGCGCCCCGCAGGACGATTCCTCCCGGCCGCGAACCGGTCACACTCTCCGAGACCTGCTGGACATCTGGCAGCGGGGGGAAGACCCCTCCCAGACCCCTGTGCGGGGAACTCCCGCCCCAACTCCTGCCCCCGCCCCTACGCCTGCTGTAGAGGCTCCCACAGAGGAGTCTCCTTCAACGGAGACCAAGGCAGGGTTCCGTGACCTCACGGTTCTGGATGGGGGGAAGGACGGAGAGGAGCCTCTCAAGGATCTCCTGGGAGATGAGGAGCCCGGGGCCAAGCACTTCCCCAGAGATGGCCGGGTAGGCTCCCAACAGGAGATCGATGACCTCCTGCGGGGGCTTGATATCTGAAACGCTGTCAGATCAGTCCCGACCCGGTAACCACATGCATGGTGCAAAACTCGCCCCAAGGGCACACCAACCAGCGCCATTACAACAAGTGAGGATGAGAAACTATGTCTGACGGATTCATGGACTTCAGCACCAATCTGGGCGACGACGACGTTCGCTCCAAGGGCGGACGCTTCAAGGCCAAGGACGAGACCACCTACCGCGCCAGCATGGGCTGGCTCTCCGTACCCACCATCAAGGACGGCAAGGTCGTCGCCTGGGATGACGAGGCGGCCTTCCCCGCCGAGGGTGGGATCCACCCGGACGCGAAGATCCGCTACACGGGCTGCGATCGCGTCTACATCAAGGGCTGCGGCTACGTGATGTATGCCGGCCCCGCCTACGCCAAGTTCCTGGGCGGCAAGAAGCCTCGTACCACGGTCGCCACGATCATCGTCCTCTGGCCGACCGACTCCGAGGGTGATCTCGACGAGGCGAAGTTCAAGGCGGGCAAGGGCTGGGATGTCAAGTCCTTCGTCTTCGACCTGGGCAAGTACAACGACATCAAGGCCAAGGACAAGCGATTCGCTCTGACCAGCCACGACATCTCCATGGCCTGCCCCGAGAACGGTTCGGAGTTCCAGAAGCTCCAGTTCACTCCCGAGGGTGAGAGCCTGCTTCGCATGGTCCTGGAGTCGGAGAACCCCCACTTCCAGGAGGTCGCTCGCCGCATCCGCGCCGACATCGCTGGCGTGGCTCTGACCATCCGTGACGACGTCGCCCGCTTGATGACCGTGTCCGAGATCGAAGACAAGCTGTCCGGGAAGGAGAACTCCCCCGCCAAGTCGAAGTCCCTCACCTCGGGTGACGTGAAGAGCCTCCTGGGCGGTCTCTGAGCCCAGGTGCTGATTCTCGGGGTAGATCCCAGTCTGACCGGATACGGCTGGGCTCTCCACGATACGGAGGCCCCCGTTGGGACGGCAGCGCGCTGTCCTGATCGGGGGCGCTTCTCTACGTCGGCGCGGATGGAGTTCATCGATCGCTACGTCTTCCTTCGGGAGAGTCTCGATCAGGTACTCCGCCGCGCCCCCCATGATCGAGTAGGTCTGGAGCAACCTGTCTTCGGGAACCTCTACTCGGAAGGGATGTATGGGCTGTTCCTCTTCACCTGTGAGGCCCTGAAGAGGAACAACTGCGATGTGGTCCTATGGACCCCGCTCCAAATCAAGGCCCACGCTCGGGACTCCATAGATCGCCCTCCGAAGTGGAAGATGGAGAAGCCCGATATGGTGGAAGCCGCCCGGAATGAGACCGGTGGCGGCAAGTGGAACCACAACGAGGCCGACGCGTACCTATGTGCGGTGCTGGCTGGCCGGTTCTGGAAGCTCCACGCAGGGGAGATCTCAGTAGATGATCTGACCCCTACCGAGAAGAGATACTTCACCCGAGTGTGGAACCCCAAACGTGGGAAGCATGCCGGGAAGACGATCAAGACGGGAACCCTCCACCGAGAGGATGACCGATTCTTTCTATGGTCCAGAGGGAGGGAACCATCACATGGCAAAGAACAGCAGGGCTCTCAGGGGCTCCAAGAGCCCACTTGACGCGGCTCGCGCCTATCTACACTCGAAGCAGAAGAAGGTCTACGAGAACGCCCGCGTTCGGCTGAGCGACGAGGACCTCAAGGAGTCCTTTCCGCATCTCCCCTCTGGCTGTGATGTCATCGACTTCCTCATCGGGGGAGACAAGAACGAGTTCGGGGTGGCGCCCTGTCCGGGGTTCCCTCGGGGTCGGGTGGCTCAGATTTGGGGTCACGAGTCCGCAGGGAAGACGACCGTGGCTCTCACGTGCTGTGCATCGGCCTGTGAGTTCATCCACCACAATGGGCGTCCAGGCAGCGCTCTCTACATCGACTGGGAGAACGACATCGTTCCCTGGTACGCGCGGGCCCTCGGGGTCCCTACCTCCGATGAGTCTCGGTTCGAGCTCCTCCAGCCGGAGACCCTCGAGGACGGCATCAAGTTCGCCATGACCTATGCAGCGGCGGGTGTCGATCTCATCGTCTTCGACTCGGTCGGCGCTGCTGTCCCTCGTCGTCTCGCCGAGCGGGATGCTCTGGATACTGCGGAGCAGGGCAAGATGATGGAGCTCCAGGCTATCTGGTCCCAGGAGCTCCCCAACCTCAAGAGGGTCATTGCCCAGACCGGAACGGCGGTCATCGGCATCTCCCAGACTCGCGCCTCCATGGCCAAAGTGGGGAAGCAGACCAAGCCTCAGGGTGGCAACGCCTGGAAGTTCTACTCCTCGGTGCGGATGGAGCTCCGCCGGGTCCAGAACGAGAAGTCCAAGAGGTTCAACGCGCTGAAGCACACCGCCGAAGAGCGGGTGGTCGGCGGCGTCATCAAGGCCCAGCTGGTCAAGTGCAAGATGTCCCCCAACCAGGGCCGCGAAGAGGTCTTCTACATTCGGTGGGGGGAGGGGATCGACAACGTTCGTACCACCCTCGAGGTCGCCCGGTGCCACGGCATCATCAAGAAGAGCGGCAGCTGGCTCGCCTGGGAGGACTGCCCTGGCGGCAAGTTCTCCACCCAGGGAACCGAGAAGTTCCGGCAGCACCTCATCGACAACCCGGACAAGTACGACATCCTCCACGCACGGGTCCAGCCTCTCCTGGGACAGGGCCTCGCGGACGAGTTCGAGGACGAGGAGGTCTTCGACCTGGATGACGTCGACGGGATCGGCGCGATCCTGGCCGGAGCCGCCAAGGAAGAGGGCGGCGAGTAGAGTCTCCTCCCGGTAACTCGAGGGATAGATGCCTGTCCGCGTCCGGATCAAGAACTTCCAGTCCATCGCAGACGCGGATCTGCAGATATCGGGGTTCGTTATCATTACAGGCCCCAACAACTCGGGGAAGACGGCGGTCCTCCGCGCAATCCGGGGTGTGTTCACGAACCCGCCTGCAGGACCTCTCCTCCGGTCTGGTGCCTGCTACCTCTCGGTCCATCTCACCTTCGATGACGGCACAGATATCATCTGGGAGAAGGGCTGGGAGAAACCCTTCCAGAAGGGGCCTGGCGTCAACCGCTACATCCTGAATGGACAGACCCTCAGTTCCGTGGGTCGCAAGGTCCCTCCTGAGATAGAGGATTTGGGGGTCCGGAGTATCCAAGCCGCTTCCCACTGCATCTGGCCGCAGGTGGCATCCCAGTTCACAGGCCAGTTGTTCTTGGTCAACCGGCCTGGCTCTGCCATCGCAGAGGCCCTATCCGATGTCTCCCGGGTCGGGCAGCTGACCGCAGCCATGCGTCTCTCCGAAAGTGAGCGGAGGACTGCTGATAATGAGCTCCGGGTTCGGCGCAAGGATGTCAAGGCCCTCACCTCCGAGGTGGCCAAGTACGACGGCCTTGAGGGGGTCCGGGCCCTCGCGGACGCAGCCAAGCAGGGCCGCGAGGCATCCGCACAGGCTGCTGAGAGCCTCGAGACCACCCGTTCCCTACAGCGTAGGTTCAAGGACTCAGCAGCCTCTGTACAGGCGTTTTCGGGCTTCGACCCAGGCGTCCTTCCTCCTGCTGACACACCCCGGACGATACGGGATCTCCAGGCTCGGATACACCAGTATCGAAGTCTGTCCAGTCGTCTGTCCCGAGCCCTGGCAGAGGACGATCTCTACAGTAGCTTCTGGGTCCAACTACCAGATGCTTCCCGGGCTTCCCGGATCGGGAAGGGCCTGCGTCGCGTCCGGGGATTCCACTCCCGGCATCAGGCTCTACAGAGGGAAGCGCAGGTATTCTCCGATACCCCCATGCCGGCACTTCCTGATGAGACCGCATCCCGAGAGGTAGGCGCGCGGCTCTACGAGACTCGGCGACTTGCCCGGTTCTATGGGCGGGCCGGGTCCGAGGTATCGGGCTGGGAGTCCGATCTGAGCAGAGCACGAACCCAACACCAAGAGGCGGTGTCCCTGGTGCAGAATCTCCTCGGTAAAAGAGGCCTCTGTCCTACCTGCGGGACGGTTTGCCAAGAACACCCAGGGAGTCTATGATGAACCGCGCCGACGCGATGAGATTGATCAAGGATGTCATTGCCAAGGAACTCGGGATCAACATCCCCGTGGTTGGGGACGTCCTGGATATCCAAGGCACCGAGTGGGTCATGGCGGGCTTCAACGACGCCTTGCCGGGTTGGATCCAGGTCCTCCGGAAGGAGGTGTACGAGGAGGTCCGGCAAGGAGACGAGGCTGTCATCATCGACGGCACGTGGGCCTTCTATCCGCCGCTTGCGCGGATTGCCCAAGAGATGAACACGCTCAGGACTGAGAACCCGGAACGCCTGCGTGCCATCTTCCAGAAGATGGGCCTGTCTGTATGATCAGCTTCGTCTGGCGCACAGACGTTCACATCTCCGACCGGGCTCCTTCTTCCCGGACGGACGATTGGACCGAGACTGTCCTGGGGAAGCTGGGCCAGGTACGGGACGTCGCGCGCCGCGAGAAGGCGGCTGCTATCCTGGACGGCGGAGACTTCTTCCACTTCAAGTCTCCGAGCAAGAACTCCCATCGGCTGGTGCAGAAGATCGCTGTGCACCACGCCAACTATCCCTGCCCGGTCTACTGCACCCCAGGCAACCATGACTCGGTCTACGGGGACTACAGCTTCCTCCACCAACAGCCCCTGGGTTCCCTGTATGCCGCCGGAGTCTTCAAACGGCTCTACGATGCCCATGAGGCTGAGTTCGTAGAGAACACGGACCTCGGCCACCTGGGCCACTTCCGCAACATCAAGGTTCGGGTGGTCGGCATCCCCTACCATGGCCCACGCTACGAGATGGAGAGGTTCACCGGGATCACTCGCGGGGATGAGGATATCCTCATCTGCGTGGCGCATGTCCTTGCCTCGTCTACGGGGGGCAAGATGTTCGAGGGTGAGGACATCATCCGCTACTCGGACCTGATGGGGACCGCTCCTGACGTGTTCTGTTTCGGCCACTGGCACATGGACCAGGGGGTCACCCGGATCAAGGATAAGACGTTCATCAACGTAGGGTCCCTCACCCGAGGTTCCCTGTCCCAAGATAACGTCCAGCGCCAGCCTGCCTGTGTGGTAATCCGATGTATCGAGGGACACGGAGGGAACAAGGCCCGTGTCGGAACTGAGGTCGTTCGGCTCAAGGTAGGCTCCGCCGAGGAGGTGTTCGACGTGGAGGCCCGGCAACGTCAGGTCCAGCGCCAGGTTCAGATGGACACCTTCGTCGAGAGCATCCGTTCCTCCCTGGCGCCTCGGAACCCGGGGGATACGGTGGAGGATGCTCTCCGCGCCGTAGAGAACGTGCCGGATGATGTTCGGGAGCGCGCTCTTGGGTTCCTGGAGCGCGCTGCTCGGTAGAGTGTGGGGGTTCCCCAGGAGCCCCCGTGGATCGAGACTCAGCGTGGTATTGGAGCCATATCTCCAAGTATGAGGCCTGCCCCCGCCAGTTACTCTGGCACAAAGGGTGGGAGGGCATAGATCTTGGACGTGGCGAAGGGAAGGGGAGACCTTTCCCTGATGTGCGGAGGTCTGAGCACCACCCCTTGATGGGGAAGGTGATCCAGAAAGTTGTAGAGCGTCTCTACAACGAACAGCACTACATGGACCCTGCGCGTCTCCGGATCCGCCTGGAGGCCATGGTAGAGCGAGAGTTCGAGCGAATCCTTCGCAAGACCTATCTGGACACCCGGATGCCCAAGTCCGAGATGAAGAAGGTCTGTCACGACGGGGTCCAGGGCTACCTCCGAACGATGAAAGCCCACAAGCTCCTCGGGACCTATGCCCGTGCTGAGGTCCACCTACTGGGGTGGATCAAGAAGTGGACCAAGGTGGGCGGCTACGCGGACATGATCATCCGTCGGGAGGACAACGGTGTCACTATCCTTGACGGCAAGAACACCAAGAACAAGGACAGCGCGAACCCTGATCAGCTGAGGTTCTACGCATTGCTGTTCTGGCTCTCCTACCGAGAGCTCCCCGACCGGCTCGGGTTCGTCTGGTACAGGTATCCTCACGGGACGGAGACCCCCAACGAGGACGGCTCAACCACTCTTGAAGAAGGGGTTACGTGGGTTCCCTTCACCCGAGAGGACTTGCTCGGCCTGGCTGACCGAGCAGTGGCTGCGAGGAACGGTATGCGCAAGCACCACTTCGAAGCTACTCCGGAACCCTCCAAGTGTCGCTACTGCGATTTTCAGCCGGTCTGTCCCGAACGCCAGGAGCAGATCAAGGCCAACGCCAAGAACCGGACAGGCCCGGAGAAGCCTCCCGAGCTCGAAGGATCGAGCGGGGGATTCATAGACTTCTCCATGTGAGTGCAGAACCGGTAACCCATCCTCTCCCCATTGGAGGACGTGTGTCCCTCGACGATAGACTGGCTGCAGCCATCAGAGACCGAGATCAACTGGCTGCGGAGGTCCAACGGATCGAGGGTCGGAAGCAGGCGGCGGAAGAAAACCTCGCCACCGTCCGTCAAGAGATCCAGGAAGCGGGTCTCGACCCAGACCGCCTGGACGCTACCATCTCCCAGCTCGAACAGGCGTACGACAAGAGCGTCACCGAGTTCGAAACCCAACTGAGGGCCGCCCAAGAAGCCCTCGAACCCTACAAGGATGCCACCAGATGAAGATCACTGTTGCGAAGCCGGACCTGGAAGCTGCCCTCTCTGTCGCCCGTCTCACCACCGGCTCGAGCACGGACCTCTCCGCCCACTACCTGTTCCGGGTCAAGGAGGGCCGCGCTGAGGTCCTGTCCTTCGATCTCCGGACCTTCTCCTGCGCTTCCTTCGTCGCCAACGCGGATGAGGACGGTCAGTTCACCGTGGAGGCTTGGCGCCTCGACAAGTGGGTAGCTTCGGTCTCCAACGGCGTGCTGGAGTTCAGCACCGCCAAGAAGGGTGAGGTCGTCGCGAAGGGCGGCCGGAGCCGTGTTCGGTTCCGTTCCTTGGACGCCAATCGATTCCCCTTCTGGGATGAGCTCATTCCGAACTCCACTTCCCATGGGAAGGTCCGGGCCAACAACCTGGTCCGCGCCTTCTCGGCCTGCCGCCCCTACATCTCTGATGACGACACCGTCAAGCCGGAGATGTGTCAGATCGAGGGCATCTCCGGGACCCTCTACGCCACCGACCGCACCGGTCTCATCATGGTGGACCTCCGGGCCCTCCCCGACATCAACCTCCGGATCCCGGGCAAGGATCTCCCCTCGGTGGTCAAGTTCCTTTCCTCCAAGGATGTGCGGAACGACGAGGTCGAGGTGAAGACCTTCGAGCGGAGTTCCGACGGACGTGGGGGGCGCAGCATCCTGTTCATCAGGGGCGACGGGGCCTATGTGGGCGTGGCCGAGCCCTTCATCCCGCTCAACAAGATCAAGATGGACCGCGATGCTCCGGCAACGGCGGTCCTCAACCTGAACTGGGAGGAGTTCTCCGCTGGAATGGCAGTCCTCCTGGCGGGAGCCCCCAAGAGCTGGAGCGCGGTCACGTTCATCTACGATCACGAGAAGGAGCAGGTCTCCCTCCGTCTGCCCTGCGAGGCCGGGGGCTTCTCCGAGTATCCCCTCCAGTCAGCGTCCGTTGAGGATGACCAGAACCTCAAGGACCCGATCTGTATCCGGACTCGGTACCTGCAGGGCATCCAGTCTCTGGCAGGATCCAACGACCTGCGTCTGCGCATCTACGTCTTCCCCCAGGGCGGCTACTTCTCATTCCAGTGCGAGGATGAGCCCCCAGACGGTATTCCCGTCGAGGAGAGCACCTCCAACGTGTACTTCGTCGTGATCATCTGGCAGGACGAGGATGAGATTTGAGCGCGGAGCTCGATTCCCTTCTGGAAGAGACCCTTCGACTTGAGACCCTCCGGGACTCGGCCAAGCAACGGCTGCGCCAGCACCGGATACAGGTCCTTCGTCTCGAAGGAGAGTCCGAGACCCTGTCTCGAGTGGCGGACTTGTTCCGCTACCTGGTAGACAGGGAGGTCATCGATAGCGCCAAGACAGCGGAGGGTCTCCTCACAGAGGGTCTCCGTGCGATCTTCAATGATATGGACCTGAAGGCCAAGGCGGTCGTGGACATACAGAGAGGGAAGGTCTCCGTAGACTTCCTCACCATCCAGAGGCACGCGGACGGCTCCGAAACCGAGGGCTCAAGCGTGGAGGCCTACGGAGGGTCGGTGGCTGCGGTGCAGTCGGTTCTCCTTCGGCTGGTGGTTATCACTCGCAGGGACCTCCGCCCCCTCCTTCTCCTGGACGAGAGCTTGGGGGCTGTTGCTGAAGACTATGTTCCTCGGGTGGGGGAGTTCTTGTCGGTCTTAGCCCAGAGACTTGGAATGGATGTGCTCTCCGTGAGCCACAACCCGGTATTGGTGGACTCGGCCACCAGTGCGTATCGGATAAAGAACGTTCGGGGGGCTGCGACCTTCTCCCGAGTGCGTTCCCGGTGAAGACCCCAGGTCAAATAGCGCAGAAGCTCAAGCAGATCCGGTTCCGCCGGACCAAGCGTGAGCTCTCCAGGCTCCTCAAGGAATCCGGAGCCAACTGTGCTCACAACTTTGAGGCATCCGCTCGGAATGTGTCCCTCCGGGTCTGCCGGTTGGACGAGAAAGCCTGTGACTCTCGTTTCCGTGACCGCTCCAAAGAGTGCGGGAAGTTCCAGCAGAGACACACGGCGGAGGATCTCAAGAATAGTCTCCGAGATTTCTTCGCAGAGGCTTCCCTGGAGGACCTATCCATCCGGTTCCCTGTGGTGGCTATCCTCCAGTGGGTTCTCGAGGGGGAAGATGTCCCGGGAGCCCCCAATCAGAATCCGTTCCCCTCCGCTGAGATTGAGGGCCGGATGGTATGGGCCGAGACCGAGGAAGACCTTCAAACCGTCGCTCAGGCTCTCAAGGACGAGGAGGACCGGGCGGACGATCTCCACCAGCGGATCATGGAGATGAACAAGGAGATCTCCATCAGCCCCTCGGACTCCCTTCAGCAGTTCAGGACCGCCGTCATACAGTTACGGCAAGACGTGCGGACTGCCGAGTACCGGGCTCGTACGGGGATGGGGCTCGCCCAGGCGTTGGCCAAAGCTCTCGATGAGGACTACGATCCCCTATCTTCAGAGGATCCCGACAAGGCGCTCCAGGAGCTCACCACGACTCTCCTCAATAAGGCAGAGGAACTGATGCGTCCGCCACCGAGCCCCCCGGCTCCCCAGGCCTCCTTCCAGTGGTGGAACCCTCTCACCTGGGTTACTCGATGAATGTCCTGACGCAATACGTCGCCTCCAAGAAGGGAGAGAAGACCCCTTTCATGATCGAGATCCCCGTGGCTGCGGAACTCGAGGGACCGTTCCTGGTATCCGCTGCAGGCAAGAAGCGCGACCTGATGTGGGTGGAGAACAAGTTCCCCAACAGCAGCATCCGGGCAGGAGTCCGCAAAGCTGCGACGGCGTTCCTGTTCCGCCAGGCCCTCGAGCACGTCTCCGAGATGTCTCAAGAGTGTGGTTGGGGCAGTGTCCACCCAGATACGGCAGAGGGCCTGTCCTCCGCTCTCCAACACCTACAAGACTACGACCTCGATGAAGTCATCGTTCTCTACGGAGACGGTTACGACAAGTCCCATATTCCAGAGGATGTTCCCTGCCACAAGGAGCTCTGGGTCCCCAAGGGATGGGCGGTGGTGGTGCCTCGGGACCGCTCCTATGTTGGGACTACTGTGGTGTTCGATGGGGGGTGGGTAGGGATGGTGGTCCACAACGCTGCTCGCGGTATCGGATTCTCCATTCCTGAGTCCAGCGGTAACTCTGCTGAGGCGGGGGAGTCGGGTGAGGGAATGGCTGGGGGGGATGATTGAGTCAGGAGCCCGGGACCTACCCGAAGAGCTCTATGGCCACGTCCTTGGTAGGGGTCTCCCGCTACCGCTGATGAGGGAGATGCGGGTCGGGATAGTTCGGCCAGAGAACACCCCTGCCCCGGACCCTGTGTATCGCAAGAGGAATGGCCCCTGCGGTGAGTATCGCGCTGGCTGGCTGGCTATTCCGTTCTGGTCTCCCACGGGGGAGATCCTTGGGGTTGAGTACCGGACCTGGGGGGACCAAGAGAAGCTGGTCAAAGAACACCGTCTCGACGAGGCTCAGTTCTCCCCTGTCTTCATTGGTCTGGTCCCCTCGACTCTCCAACGAATCTGGGATGGCGGGGATGTCTGGCTGGTCGAAGGGGCCTTCGACATTGCGCTCCAGCACGCTCTTCCAGAGAAAGATGTGGTCCTGGCATGTGGGACCGCTCGGGTATCCCGGCGCCAGGTGGACTTCATCTCCCGGATCCTCTCCCCCTACGCGACAGTCTATGTGGCGTTCGACATGGACTCCACGGGCCAGACGCAGATGGAGGGGTTTATCGAAGAGAAGTCCGGTCGCAGGATCCCCGGGGTAATAGAGCGTCTGAGCCGGGCGGGCGCACATGTGATCCCTGTCAGGTATCTCGGAGGGAAGGATCCGGGAGCAATCTGGGAGCGTGGAGGGAAAGAAGCCCTCCGCCAAGCATTCAATCTGTAGGAGGAAGCCCTCGAATGGGTATCTACAAGGCAAACACGGAAATCCACGACATCATGAAGCGCCTGGTCCGGGCCAACCACCCCGACCTGGTCGACCACCTCGAAGAGATCGTGGTCGCCTTCAAGGACAAGGCGGGCAAGAGCGGAGGCCAGGTCATCTACGGCCAGCGCTCCAAGGTCAGCGACGTGGTCAACGCTCTGGCAGGGGAGGATTTCAAGTTCATGCTCCTGATCGGTGCGGACAAGTGGTCGGAGGCGCTCACCTCCCGCCAGCAGGAAGCCCTCCTCGACCATCTCCTCTGCGGCTGTGGATCCGAGTTCGACGAGAAGTCGGGAGACTACAAGCTGCGTCTGTACGCTCCGGACATCGTCGCCTACCGCGAGAACGTCGAGCGGTACGGGATGTGGTTCCCTCGAGAGGAAGAGGAGTCGGACCAGCCTCCCATCGATCCCGTGGCTGCCTCTGTCACGGGGGATGATGCGGATGGCGATGAGGGCGGGGACGACGAATGACCTCCCCATGGAGCTCCCGTGCGGCCTGGCGGAAGGATGAGGAGTTCGTCTCATGGCTCCGTGACCGGGGGTATCTCGACCCGAACACTGTCGTGGACGCTTCGGTCATCCAGGAGTTGTTCTCTGCCTGGAAAGCAGGGAAGGCTGCAGCTGCCAAGACGGTAGTAGTAGGCTCCGTGGATACGATCAACATGTAGGGTCGCTCTGTGAGCTTCGACACCACCTATCGCCCCTACAAGTACTGCGATGTCCTCGGCCAAGAGGCGACTACTGCTGTCCTTCAACAGTACGTCGCGGAGGGTAGGGGATACCACCAGTCCTATGTGTTCTGTGGCCAGCATGGCTCGGGGAAGACCACCCTGTGTCGGATCTTGGCCCGCGCGCTCCTATGTCCCAGTGCTCGAGGGAACGGAGGGAAGCCCTGTGACGGGTGTGAGTCCTGTCTCACCATGATCGCAGGAGAGCCACACGAGGGATTCGAGGAACTGGACGCCGCGTCCAAGTCTGGGAAAGCTGATCTCGCTCGAGTAGTGGAGGACGTCAAGTACGCGACCTTCTCTGGGCAGCGGCGCATCTACCTGTTCGACGAGAGCCATCGGCTCTCCAAGGCAGCCCTGGATATCCTCCTGAAGCCTATGGAGGACTGTGTCCCCGGCACTCAGGAGAAGAAGCTCGTCTGCCTGTTCTCCACTACTGAGCCTGAGAAGATGCGGTCTACGGTCTTCTCCCGCTGTGCCCCCGCGTTCGTCATTCGCCCGGTGGGTCCTGAGGCTATCGCGGAGCGACTCGCCTACGTCTGCGAACAGGAGCTCCTTGAGTACGACAGCGATGCCTTGGTCACTCTCGCTGAGTCCTGTGACTCCCACATCCGGGATGCCCTCAAGCTCCTCGAAGGCGTCTCCATGCTGGGCGGGGTCTCCGCAGCGAGCGTCTCCAAGTATCTCCGCCTCGATGCGAACCAGATGGCAGTGGCGCTCCTGCAGGCCCTCGGTACGGACCTCCCAGGGGCTGTTGAACGAGTCCTGGAGATCTCACGGGAGGTATCCCCTTCCGTCGCCTACCGGCGTATTGCAGAGGCCTCTATGGTCGCCTACCGGCATCACCTCGGTGTCGGAAAGATCCCGACTCGGTGGGGGTCCGAGGATGTCAAGAGGGTGGCGGAGATGGGTTCTGCTCTCCTCATGATCTCCTCTCGCTTTGCTGCCCCTCCGCACCGCCCCTCGGACCACACCCTGGTCTTGGACGTAGGGTCCGTGTTCCATGCGCTGAAGGGACAACCCGTCTTCTCGGTTCCCTCGGATACCTCGATCACGGTTGCTGCAGTCCCAGCAACCGCTTCTCCTTCCCCCACACCTTCCCCAGTCTCGACCCCCACCCCGGAAAAATCTGCTCCCTCTGCTCCCTCGGCTCTCCCCTCTGCGGGTAATGGTACAGAACCGAGTGTTGCAAGAACCACTGGTGGGGTGTGGATTGATCCACGTGCTATTGGGAATGGGCCGGGACGAGAGGCTGCCCAATCAGGGGAAATCTCTGATTCCCTGTCTCTCTCCCCGGAGACTTTCCGTGAGCTGGTGCAGAACCACTTGCGGAGGTTGATGCGTGGGGGACGGACGGGATGAGCGGACCTGGGTTGTATTTGAGCTGACGTCCTCTGGTGATAAAGCGGCCTCTGCGGGCTTGCTGGAAGCACATCTCCGACTGCAGTTCAAGTCCGATCTCGAGGTCTTCATCCCGTATATCTCCTTCACCTATGGAGGGCGCACGACGCTCTTCAACGTGATGGAGGGATACGCTTTCGTAGAATCCGGCTACCCTGAACGGGCGTACCTGGAGTTCGCGGCCGAATCTCCATTCCTGAAGCAGGTGCTCCACACTACAGGGAGCTCCTTCTTCCCTGCTCTGATGACAGTTCCCCACAGGAAGGTCCTACAACTACAGGACCAACTTGGGAATATGATCGCCGTCGAGATAGAGACGGGGATGGACGTCGTTGTTCGACAGGGGATCTGTACAGGATTAAAAGGGCGGGTCTTGGGGGTTGACGATAACAACGCCCAGGTTCTCTTCACCATGAGGACGCTCAAAACAATCCGTTCCATCCCCCGGCAAGCCCTCTTGCCAAAGGAGATCGACGATGAGTAGCTACTGGGGAGGACAGCTCCTCAACGATCCCCACGATATGGAGAAGTTCTTCTCCACCGACCAAACCCTCGGCAGCCTCCCCACGGTGCGGGAAGAACTCCAGGGAGAACGCATCGGGCAGATGGAGGTAGTTCGCGCTCTCCTTCATCGTATCCCACCGAGGGAGGCGGATTTCATTGAGCTCTACTACTTCAATCGTCTCCGTCAGACCTCGATCGCCCACTTGTTCTGTGTGAGCCAACCGACGGTGTGCTACCGGCTCCAGAGGGGGGCTGCTCGGTTGAAGTTCCTCATCTCTCTTCCCGAATACACCAAACAGGAGCTCGAGGATGCGCTTCTCGGTTCCGTCTCCTGTCCTACCGACCGGAGGATCATGGTGCGGATGGTCAAGACGACCTGCCAAAGCGAAGTCGCCCGTGAGCTCGGCGTTACGCAGGGCTTCGTCCGGCACCGGTTCCTTCGGACTATCGAGCGTTTGAAGTTGGTCCGTGGGATGGAGAAGTTCGTGGATCTCTTCTCCAAGGTCGCTGCGAATCCCAACATCCTCAAGAACACCTCTCGGTCCGCGTGGCCGGAAGAGGTCATTCACAGCATCTACTGACGTCTCCAATATCCGAGCTATGGGAAGGGCCACGGCAGGAGTTGCGCGTGGCGAAACATGTCCCATCTGTTGTTCGGGTTGCCCTGGCGAAAAGGGTCGCAGAGCGGTGGGTCCGGGAAAACTCCCGTGCGGAGTACCGACTCTCTGTTTTCGGGATGGGCGGTGGGATTCGCAACCTCCCGTCTCTCATGAGGTCGTTTCGGGACGGGTGTAGCAAGCTCGGCTCCTTGGAGTCTGTGTCAGACTTGGGCATCTTTGTCCGAGGAGACCGGATGGACCTCCGAAGCGCGGACCGGGAGAAGCTCGCCGCGCTTGACAAGTGGCTCACCAAGAAGGGGTGTGAAACCTCTGGGGTCTGGTAGATGCAGCTGGCCCAAGCAGAGTTCACGTACACCTCGGTCGCCGGGTCCGACACATACACATTCACAATTGTACAGAATTCGGCAGGGAAGATCCTGGTCCGGGACATCCAGGACCCCTACGGCATGGTCGTCTCTCCGTATACCCAGATCCCCCAATCGGTCACGGATGACATCGCCTCGGCGATGACCCAGGTGGAGGATATCTTGGCTGTCTCCAGTTCCATCAACGGCACCCTCACGTTTGCTGCGGAGACCTCCAAGAGCGTCACGTTCTCAGAGGCCCTCTCGGGAACGGACTACCGAGTGCATCTCTCCTCTGATCTCTTCACGGCCCTTCGGATTACCAGCAAGACGGTCTCTGGGTTCACAGTTGAGGCTGCTGCTGTGGTGACGGGATCCGTCGGGTACGACGTCCTCCTGTAACCGGTAGCCTCACTATCCTCTACGGACCCCAGAATTGGAGCCCTCATGTCCAGCCATCTCCTCCCCTTCGAAGTTCGCCAGATCCAGGCGTCCCTCACCACTCATCGTGCTCGCTTCAAGGAAGGTCCTGAGGGCAAGAAGGAGTTCAAGAAGTGGCTGTCCGAGCAGTCCAAGGACTTCCAGGACACCTGGAAGGAGATGAAGGACAAGTATGGCGACCAGATCAAGGCCGCCTCTGATGAGCCGGCGGGGGACAAGGTGGCCTCCCTGGACGACCAGATCCGCCTCCGCATCGCCAACCGTCTCAAGGCGCGCTCTACGGAGATCCGCCGGCAGGCAGAGCTCATTCAGGAGCGCGCTGTACTGATCGCTGCCTCGGTGGACGGCACTGTCTCCGACAAGACAGCGGGGGAGGTCTCCTCCCACATCTGGCAGCTCGAGCAGGGGCTGGAGAACTGGCTGTACAAGAACCTGCGCTGGACGGAGCTTCGCCACCTGGACAGGGCCATCGGCCAGTTCATCCAGGCAGTCGAGGCTGCAGAGCAGCGCGCCTACACGGACCAGCTCAACCGCAACGCGTCTGAGGTCCAGGACACCATCGGGGAGACCAAGTCTGGTCCTCTGACCCTTCCGGACAACAAGGAGGGGCTGGAAGGCCAGTTCACCCAGAAGGACCTCTCCGAGCTCCTCGGAGAGGTCGGTGGCGCCAAGAAGGCTGCCGAGTCCATCACTTGGATCGACTGAAGAACTGATGTGCTTGACTTTGACCCGCTCCAGGGATTCCGTCCCGTCCGGATCGCCGGTCTGGTCCTCCCCCAAGTGTCTGTGATGACCTCCAAGACGGCGTATCGGAACCTACATCCGGACGCCCAAGTAGGGCTGTTCAAGACTCTGTCCCGGGTCCTCGCGGTGCTTCGGGCCCAGAGCATGTCCTACCAGACCAGCCATTGGCAGGTCTCAGGCCCCAACTTCTACGGAGATCATCTCCTGTTCGATCGGCTCTACGGTTCGGTCACCGTGCAGATCGATCAACTCGCCGAGAAGCTCGTCGGGTTCCTTGGCTCTCAGTCTGTCTCTCTGGCTCCTCAGCTCGAACTGATCCAAGGTCTCTGCGATCACTGGGGAACGATCTCCAACCATGCCGAGCGGGGGCTCCTCTCAGAGTCCGAGCTCCAGGCGTCAATCAAGGCTGCCCACGACTTCATCACGGAGACTGGCGCCGGAACCCTTGGACTGGATGACTGGCTCATGTCGACCGCCAACGCTCACGAAGAGAACTCGTACCTCCTCCAGCAGACCATCGCTCGGGTAGCTGCGGCTGCAAAGGGGAAGGAGGCCGTAGCGGCTCCCGCTCCTGTGGCTCCCTCTGCCGAGGATCTGTTCTTCGACAACCCGGAGCGACGTGAGGTTCGGGAGTTCAGTGAGGCCAAGGCTCTGACAAACGACCCAGAGGTTGCGGCTCCTGCGGGAGCCCAGGATGGGATTGATACCTCTCCTGCTCAGGCGGTATCGGATGCGAACGCAGCTCCTCCGACCGTGAGCGAGATTCTTGAGAGCCAAGATGATGAGGGCCTCTCTACTCTCATCCGATACAAGACCTCGGAAGGTCCCCTCACGCTGGAGACCTGGGCCGCCGAGCTCTCGGAGGAATGATGTCCATTCGCGCCGCGATCACACGTCTCTCCCATGTCTATCCGAAGGGGTCTCCGGAAAGGCAAGCCCTCCTTCGGTATGCGCGGAGCATCCATGAGGAGCAGGTCAACAGAGCTCTCCGCTTGGATCAGGTCGACCCGGTGTTGGCCAAGATCATCTCCCAGTCAGGGGACGGGAACAAGGACAAGGTCAATGTCTCCCGGAACTCCTGGTCTGCTTCCTCTCTGAAGCCCTCCCAGACCTCCATGGTCCTTCCCAAGGCAGTTGGGATGGCCCTCGGGATGCTGGCCTCTGGCAAGGTCGGGGGAGATCTTGGGGCCATCGTATCCGCTGATCGACACATCATGGACGGCCACCATCGGTGGGCGGCGACCATCCTCGCCTCTGGGTCCAAGGGCAAGGTCGGCGGTTGGGGTGCTGCTCTCGAAGGGAAGGAGCTTCTGCGTCTTCTCAACATCCTGACCAAGGGTCTGTTCGGTGTTCGCAACGGGAAGCCGGGCAAGGGCAACCTGGATGACTTCACCCCAGCCAAGGTCAGCGCCCTCCTCCAGAAGTTCTCTGTCGAAGGCATCGGGGGCTCGTTCCCGATCTCGGCAGAGAAGGTCCAGGGAATCCTGATCGACAACTTCGGGAGTGTGGGGGCCGGGATCGAGCAGATGGGGAAGAACGCCAGCCTCATCTCCAAATCGGTTCCCTCATGGGCTCCTCCGCGGAAGCAGATGCCGGTCATCGACCCCCAGAACGTTCCCAAGGCGGTCCGCGAGCTGAACCAGGGCAAGGTGGACTGGACACCCCCGTTCAAGCAGGCGTTGGACAAGGCTGCTTCTCTGCCCGTAGGATCTTCGGAACGACGAGAGATCCTACAGCGATTGGCGGGCGCTCGGGGCTGACTGTGCGGTAGGGTCGGCGTATGCCGATCTATGAATACCAGTGCGACTCCTGTGGGTTCCGTGTGGAGAAGCTTTGGAAGCGTGCTGCGCTCTCCGAAGGGAAGCTCCTGGAATGTAACTGTGGTGAGATCATGCGGAAGCTGGTCTCCGCCGCGAACCATACGTTCGTGCACCCACCCTCACAGTTGAGAGGTATCGCCCCGCCCAACACGGGAACCTCAGATGACTGGAACATGGACAAGGCTATTGGCCGGGACTCCGCTCGTCGGTGGAAGGGGATAGAAGGTCGGGGATCGGTCAAGGACTCCGTAATCCGAGATGAGAGGAAAGCGGGGCGTGTCGTGACTCGAGACCAGTTGGTTCCCACGATGGACGGAACCGGATATCGGGTCATCACCGAGAAGGAACGCGTCAAGGCCAACTCCAATCGTCAAGCCGCGTTTCAGATCGCCCAAGCAGCCAAAGAGGCTTCTGCTGAGGAATAGGCCGGTTCTCCGTTTATAGAGCTCCACTAAGTCCCAGGCTATGCCCTGCGGTCAGATTACTGAGCTCGTGAGTTTCGGAGTCCCTAATGAGCTTTCCCGGCGACACATACGCTCCTCCGGGCGTATACACCCAGACCTTCTTCGACAATCCCCTCCAGGGAATCTCGGCCAGTCTCCGGATCCCCCTGCTCCTGGGGACGGGGTCGGAGTCGCTCTTCCAGGACGCCCTTGAGGTGGTCCGGGGTTCGAGCTCTTCCTCCGACCAGCGGGTCGTGGATGAGGATCTCTCTGGTCGGGCGGTCGTATCCGTCTCCGAGTCTGGGGAGGTCACCCTCGGTGCCTTCAACGGAAGCCTGAAGCGCGTCCAGGTCAAGAACTTCCCCATCGTCAACGGCAACGGCACGGGGACGACGGCTACCAACTCCTCCAAGATCCGCGTCACCATCGCAGGGAACCCTGTGGTGGTCCTCGCGATCGATGGAGCCAAGGGCATTCTGACTCTCTCGACGGCCCCCAAGCTGGGCGAAGAGACTCTGGCCACCTACTTCTTCAACCGCACCGATACGCTGGTCACGGATACCCTGTCCGACCAGGTCACCTCGGATGCTCCCGAGATCTACGGGACGGCGGACCAGAACTACGACATCACCACGGACGTGAACGACACCCTTGAGTTCACAGTGGACTCCGAGGATGCGGTCACGGTCACCCTGTCCGAGTCTCCCACTGGTGGCTGGACGGCGGCCCAGATCGCCGCGTTCATCAACAGCGACGCCTCGGGAACCTCTCTGTCCGCGACGACGGCTGAGGATTCCCAGGGTCGGACGGTCCTGTACCTGACGGCGGACCGGGACATCGTGGTGGGCTCCGGCTCGGCGAACACGACCCTGGGTCTGACCACGGGCACCGATACCGCCCGCAACAAGACCTTCTTCACCTTCCAAGGACCCATCGTCGACGGAACCAACGGGGGCATCACCTCCACCGATCCGGCCGATGTGACAGTGAAGGTGGACGGGACGCAGGTCATCCCCGAGTCCCTGGACGGAGCCTCTCGCACCTTCACTCTCGGGTTCGCCCCGGAGCCCGGCGCGGTCGTCACCTGTCAGTACTACTTCAACAGCTGGCAGGATACTTTCGACCACCTGCAGCACCGGAACATCACGGCGATCACCCAGGCGGGTCTGACTCCCGACCGGAAGGACTACACCAGCGGAACCGACTTCATCCTCAAGGACGACAAGATCCTCTGGGGGACTGCCTCCCTGGTTGAGTCTGGGGTTCACACCTCTGGGGCGACGTACTTCAACGACACCCAGGTGTCCACGACACTGGTGGATGCACGCCAGTACCTGGCCGAGTGCGCGGCCTACGTCGACACCTCGGTCAACCCGCCCCTCGAGGATCGGAAGACCTTCACCCTGCCTCTGGTCGCGACGACGGGGAATGGGCGCAACTCCCTGATTGACTCCGACACCTTCACCGACGTGGCCAATGGTCGGGTGGGTCTCCCCACCAACCGACCTGATCTCGTCCTGGTCTACTGGGGCTACAGCCTCAGCGATGCGGTGGAGCGAGGGGCCGTCGAGGTCACCAAGGTCGACTCCGACAACTCTCGGGTGACTCTGGCCAGCGCTGTCCCGGTCGGCGCCTCTGTCTACGCCACCTTCTACTACAACACCATCCAGGACCAGGAGTACACCCTCACCGTCGATACCGAGGGTGGTTCGGGTGTCGGTGTCTACAGCGTGGCCAACGAGGACGGGGACTCCCTGTACACGGCTCTCTTCTCCTCCAAGAGCGCGGGTCTGGCCACCATCCAGATCCAGTTCCCGAGCGGCGCGGAGAGCACGGCGGATACTCGCTTCGAGACTCCGTTCGATGCGACCAGCTACGTCGGTCCTGTCGAGGAGGACGTCACCGTCACGTTCGCGACCCAGAACGCGACCTTGGGGTCCTACACCGTCCCCGGTGCCGGACCCTACTACATCGCACCGGGCGCCAGTGACAACTTCGACATCATCGTCGATGGAGCCACCCTGACCGGGGGCCATGTCGATCTCTCCGACCCGATCGGTTCTGGGTCGGGATTCTTCGCTCAGATGGTGGGCAACGAGATCGAGTACTCCGCCGCATCCGGCGGAACCTCCTTCGTGGTGGACTCTACCAACAACACCATCGACCTGATGGTGGACGGGGTCCTGCTCAACGCGATCGCTCTGGATGACTCCACCAGCATCACCGCGAGCTTCACCAACGTGATCAACCAGGTGGCCTTCGGGGTCTACGGAGCCACGGCTTCCTCCGGCGGGGCGGCGACCATCGTCATCCCGAACGGTTCCTACGCCTCCGGAACCGATGACTACTACATCGGCTGGGAAGTGGTTGTCACTGGAGGGCTCGGGGCTGCTGCAACCATCCGGACTGTCACCGACTACGTGGCGTCGACCAAGACCCTGACCCTGGACGGAGGCACCTACGACGGAACCTCGGTCTTCTCTCTGTACAACCCGGACAACGCCCCCTACATGACGGGAGCCACTCGGTTCCTCTCTGCGGTCACGATCACGGCAGGGGAGTACGATGAGCTCCAGATCAGCGTCACGGGATCAACGACGGGCCAGACCACTCTCGACTGCGCTGGTGGCGATGCGATCGTAGCCGGAACCTACACGACTGCCACGGCTCTGGCTGCTGCGGTCCAGACTGCAATCGACGCGGCGATCTCAACAGCTGCTGCTGCGTGTGTCATCACCGTTGGAGTAGATACCAGCGGACGTCTGACGTTCTCCCTGATCCCGGACCCGACCGATACGGAAGGTGCGTACCTGGAGTTCGTGGCTCAGACGGCGGGCGAGGACTTCGCTCTCCTCGCAGGGCTGGACACCGACGCTGCGGCCCAGTCCGGACAGGCCAAGCTGTTCGCGGGCCCCATCGCGCGGGTCTACTCTCTGGGCGCCTCCCCCTACCTGACCGACCGTATCATCCTCCGCAACCGGCTCATCCCTGGCCAGACCGGCTCGATGGATGGGGAGTTCATCAAGGGCTTCTGTCAGCTGGAGGTTCTGGGTGGGACCGGCGCAGAGCAGGCCGGCTTGGTAGCCAAGGACACTGCCGATGCAGGGATCCGCGGGACCATGATGGAGCCGACCATCTTCGGTGAGGTTGGTATCTCCGGAGGTCAGGTCCCGACGACCACATATGGCGATGCTCGGGACGGTCAGCCGGTCGTGACCTTCTACGCGGATGGTGGGACCACTCCCCAGAACAACGTCTTCAAGATGACGTTTGAGGGAACCCCCATCACGGTGGAGTTCACGGACGCCTCCGGAGTCGCGATCGCCTCGGGAAGCTCCGCTGACGTGCCTCTGGGCCCTGTGGGTTCGGCCAACACGGTCCTGGGCCAGATCAGCGCTGCCATGACGGCAGCGGGTCTCTCCGCCGCTCCGGTCCAGGAAGGGGCTGGTATCCGTCTCCGTGGTGATCTGACCACGGCGGCCACCAGCATCGTCCTCGGGACTGGCTCGGCCAACGAGATCCTCGGGTTCACCGACGGTGACTCTGTCGAGCGTGAGACCCTCTCGGTGGATACCCTGGTCTCCGCCCTGATGGCTCACACCAACACGACCCTGTCGGACTCGATCTTCACCTGGGCCGGGGCCTCCGGATACTTCGCCTTCGCCGCTCTCGCGAAGCGGGTCACGGACTCGGCCAACGCTCAGTACCTGTACCTGCAGAGCCAGGGCAACGCGGGCGCTGGCACGACCTCAAGCATCGCCATCGACGAGGCCGCCACCGACTCCACTACCCTTCCGGGCACGGGCCTGGGGATCTCCGACGGCGACGGCGGCTCGGGTGAGGATGCCGTCGACGGCTTCTACGTCACCTCCTCCGATACCGTGAACGGATCCGGGTCCGCAGGAACCTCGGTGTTCAACTCCGGAACGGGCCAGGACGGATACGTCGGCCAGACCTACCGTGACTCGGTGACGGGCCTCACCTTCTCGGTTCTCGCTCGAGAGGGGGGCTCTTCCTACCCGGCGGGCCAGACCTTCACCATCACCTGTCGGTCTCTGGCGACCACGGACTCCAACCTCCCGACCAACGTGATTCCTGGGGTGGAGCTCATCGTCTCCAACACCTCTGGAATCACGGCGGGCGACACAGCGGTTGTGTCCACCTTCGACAGTTCCGGAAACTCTCCGGATGTGGGCGACCTCTACTATGTCTCCTACAACTACAGCAAGGCGGACTTCTCCACTTCCCTGTACACCAAGATGGCGGCCATCGAGGCAGCTTTCGGTGGTCTCTCTCCGGAGAACCCCGCGACTCTCGCCTCGTATCTGGCTCTCCTGAACGGTGCGGTCATCCTGGCCATCCGCCAGGTCCAGGCCGATACGGACTCCGACAGCGATGGCGTCAATGACGAGGCCAGCGTCGCTGCGTTCATGTCGGCTATCGACTCGGTGGCGGGGGCTCTCCCCGGCGGTGCGTATCCGGACACTCTGATCGCTCTCAAGGGCGGGAGTGACACTCTGAACCAGTACCTGGCGCAGCAGGCCGACATCCAGTCCAGCCTTCGCTATCGTGCGGAGCGCACCGTCATCGCTGGTTGCTCGGCGGGAACGGAGCCTCGCGCGGCAGGGGACCAGGCCGAGGCCGTCGCCCGTTATCGCTTCCGCCTCGTCTACCCGGACATGTACAACATCACCCTGAGCACAGCGACTGCGGAGAACGAGGAGTTCCTGGTCGACGGGACCTTCATGGCTGCCGCTCTGGCTGGGAACCGGGCCTCTCCTCGGGTCGATGTCGCGACTCCCTGGACGGGCGCGCGGATCCTCGGTATCGATTCGGTCGCTCGGGTCCTCGATGCGGTTCAGGAGAACCAGGTTGCGGTTCGCGGTGTCACGGTGATCACTCAGGAGCGCTCCGTCATCAAGGTCCGCCAGGGCTTCACGACGGATATGGCGAACAACCTCACCAAGCTCCCGACGATCATCACGATCGCGGACGAGGTTCAGCGTCAGTCCCGGTCCACCTTGGACCGGTTCAGCGGGATCAAGAACCTGGACGGCGTCACCGGCCAGATCGAGACTCAGCTGAACTCGACGCTCCGTCAGCTGAACAAGGCCCAGATCATTGCGGCGTACACCCCGTCCACGGCGCAGTCCTCTCCGGACAACCCGACGACGGCAGAGGTGGAGTCCAGCTACGCTCCGGTGTTCCCGCTCCTGTACCTGCTCCTGACGTTCCAGATGCGTTCAAGTTTGTGAGCCCCGCCAGCTTATAGCGACTCCACTTTAGATACGGTAAGGTTATCCTGAACGAAGGATAACCCATGTCGCAACGTGTCTCGAACCCCAACCGCAGGGTTCCGCACCGCTCTCCCAAGAAGAACCCCACGCCTCCTGATTCTGTTCTAAGGGAAGCGTGGGGTAGGGATCTCCCTCTCAAGAGGACGGCCCAAGACTTGGGCATTCCTCATGTTCGTCTGAGAAAGAACTGGGTCCGTCTCTTTGGCCTCGATGTTTACAAGGCGAGAGGGAAGAGACTCCAGGCAGAGTCAGCGGCTCGTGTCTGCAGGGAGAACGCGAAGACCCGGACCTATCGAACCGTTCAGGTTCCTTGCTCGAAGTGCGCTGTCTCCCAGGACCTACGTGCAAACCAGGCAGCGCACCTGGACCGGAGCAAGTTCGTCTGTGATGATTGTCGGTACGATCGAGCCTGTCCAGTTTGTCAGAAGAGAGTCTCCGGGGCTGTGGGCTTGTCCGCCCATCTCTCCCGCTCGAAGGACGAGGCTCACCGAGCCTACCAGGACCAGCAGCGGGCATCCAAGTGGGAGGGGAAGACCGAGCCTCGGGACTTCGTGACCTGTCGGGAGTGTGGGTTCCGAGGGGAGACTCTCGCCAATCACATCCAGAAGCACGGTCTCACTGCTGCCACCTATCGGGAGAAGTACGGAGAATCCACCCCTATCCGTTCGGACGCGTGTCGTGAGAACCGGAGTGCGGCTATCAAGAAGGCTCTGTCCATTCAGGACAGGACGGGAACGAAGGAGACCACTTGCCCTGACTGCGGATGTCCCCATCAGGTGAACAAGCACTACGGTCCTCGTCATGACCACCGCTGTGGAGAGTGTCGAGCCTGGGCAGAGGCTTTGCGGTGGGAGAATCTTCGGGAACCGTTCGACTACGTGGAGTGTGTAGAGTGTGGCTACCGGGCTGAGAACCTGACCTCTCATATCACGAACGCCCACCCCACCTATCGAGAGGACTACCCTGAGGTAGTGATCGTTGCTCTGAACTCACCTATCCGAGACAAGTCCGAACTCCGAGGAAGAGTCCTCTCGGAGGAGACCCGACGCCGGATGTCAGTGAACGCGGGTCGGTGGAACAAGGGGCTCACGAAGGACACCCACCCTTCCCTACAGGCTATCTCCGAGAAGATGGTAGGACGCGTTCCTTGGAACAGAGGGCTCACCCGAGAAACAGATCCCCGAGTCCAGGCCGCAGCAGCCAAGATTCGTCTCTACGTGGGAGAGAACCGGCCGTGGGACAACGGTCTCCGTATAGATCTCTCCTCTGAGGACATGGCTCCTGTCCTCGACTCCAAGGGCCGGGTGGATTGGAAGAAGGTTTCGGAGCAGGGTCTTCCCGGAACAGCTGTTCGCAGATACATGGACGAGCACGACCTCAAGGTCTCTCCTGACAACAGGAGAGCAGCCTCGGACGCTCAGATCATCCGTTTGGACAAGGAAGTGTTCGAGCCCTTCAAGCTCAAGAACGGCAAAGTTGATCGGCGGAGAGCGGCTGAGGGAATTGGTCATGGAGTTGGAGTCATCACCCGAGAAGCTCTCCGCCATGGTATAGAAATCGCACATCGGAGGGTTGCCCAACCAAAATGCCTCCAGGCCATCTCCAAGGCCCTTGGAGATTCTACATTCACCGAGGAGTGGAAGGACTGGAGGTTCGTCTCCTTGAAGGGCTTCCGCTATCGATACGACGGTTTCTTCCCAGCCCACAACCTTGTTGTGGAGTTCCAGGGCTATCAGCACTACACCTGGCCCAACCGATACCACAAGAGCTACTCTCAGTTCCTCGCAGGGCGTCAGCGGGACCGGCTCAAGCGGGGGCTCGTCGAGGCTGTCCCGGACTTGGTGTTCCTGGAGGTTCGGGAGGATGAACCCTACGATGATGTCTCCTACCTCCAGGGCCGTTTAGTTCAGTTGGGAGTTTCCCCTTGCCTCCGCGAGACGTAACTCAAACGGAGGTAATATGGGATACGATCGATCAGTTTGGGACAGTGTGTCGGCTTCGGCTCGTCAGTTGATCCAGGAGCACTTCGGAACTTCTCCGAAGCAGGTGCCCTACTTCACGACCTGGGACAAGCCGGACTTCGTGGAGACGGACATCCCCCACATCGAGTCGGAGGGTGTGTTCACCACCGGAGAGACCAACGGGGAGAAGGCCGTGCGGTGGGAGCACAGCAACCAGGCAGGGCACTCCTTCTTTCTGCCTCCGTTGCCATGAACTGCGAGCACCGGTGCAACGAGGTGGGTGGTCCTTGGATCGCCGAGAACCCTGCCTGTCCTGTGCATGGGGCGGAGGCGGTTCTCGAGAGGGCCATCCATGAGCGAGAGAAGAAGGATCTCACGGCGCAGGTACAGATTCTCACCCAATGTATGCGCTCTATCACACTCACTCCCTGCTGCTGTCGCGAAAGGATATTCTGTCCCTCGTGTGAGGCGAACAAGGCGCTGACTCTCGCGGAACATGCCGCCCGGTAATCCTGGGTATGTCCGAAGTCAACCTCCGACCTCTCCTCCGAACTATCGGCCGTGTTGCTCGGTTCTATCCAAGCGGACAAGACCGAGGGAGTTGGTCCTATTCGAAGGCGTTCATTCGCCGGAACATGTCTTGGGTGTTCGAGGAAGGCATCGACCTCGGGGAGCTCTTCAACGCGACCCCTGAAGTACTTCAGAAGTACAGCCTCTCCGCTTGGGGTGGCCTGACTGCTCCCCGAAGAGCAGAGGCCGAGATAGCTCTACAGCTGTTGGAGGCAGACCAGCCGGTTTCCAAGCAGGAACTCGAGCGTCTCAAACCCGCGCGGAAAGACCACCGACGCAGAAGTTCCCGGAGCAGGAGGCGTCGTCGACGGTAGGATCGCTATCCATGGCATCCTATCATGGAAGATCTCAGATCCATTTCCGTCCGTGTCGCTCGGAGCCACCGCCAAGCTCGAGCCCCAGTGGCTCTCCTGCGGCAGCGAACTCAGTTCTCCTGTATGGCGACGTCTATGACGATGTGCCTCCGCGCGTTGGGGCATCAGTCCAATGAGGACGAGGTCAACAAGGTGATGGGAGCTACTCCTGCACGAGGCGCTTCCTGGGAGCAGGCCCTCGCCACCGCCCAGCACTATGGTTGCCGAGCAACCCTGACCACCCCCTCTACGGTCATGCAGCTACAGGGGTGGACGGACGCAGAGAAGCCGGTGATGATCGCGTGGAACCCTGAGGGGCGAGACTGGTCCCACGCTTCCTGTGTGTTCGACGTGGCGCCGGGTCTTCCAGACCCCATCCCTCCGGAGGCGGTTGTCCAGGGCTCGGGAGAGGGACTCTACATCTGGGTAGCGGATCCGAATATTCCCCACCCTGAGAAGCTCATCCGCATCGTCCATGAGGACGTGTTCTATTCGAAGTGGTACGAGAAGTGGCCTCGCTATCTGGTGCGCCGGCCTGCCCTCATGTTGGAGAGGGAGATCACCTCTGGAGGCCGTCAGGTGATGGCATCTTCCGAGTCCCATCCGGAAAGGGCAGCTCGCCTGAACGGGCGGTAGATCCGCTATTGGACCTCTCTCACGGGAGGTCCAATGTCTCGAAGGCTCATCGGAGGGCAGAAGCCGTTCACGGTTCTGGTCGCTCATTTCACCGGCCAGACGGACTCTCGGGGCAACCCGGTCAAGTCCCGTTCTGCCATGACCATGCAGCATTTCCCCGAAGTGGCTCGGGCCAACGGGGTGGAATCTCTCCCCCATCAGGGAAGGACCCCGGGCCTCCGGACCCGTGTGGGGCATGCCAGCTTCACCACTGACGGTGTTCCGGTCTCAGCCACGGGGACCATTACCGTCACGGACACCGCTCTCGTACACCCCACCCGGGTGCACTTGGGCTCCTTCGTCCTGACGGCCGGCGAGGATTTCGCCCTCACGGGAACGACAACGGATGTCGCTCTGGCCCTCTCCAACGCGATCGACAACCTTCCGGGATACAGCGGGACTCCAGTTGCGAACGTGATCACCGTGTCCGGACCCACCGGTCCTATCGGAAACGAGGCTCTGTTCAAGGCAACGGGGTCCTCTGCGTATCTCCTCACCTTCTCCCCGACCAACGGAGCCCTGTCCGGGGCGGAACCTGCCATTGGCCCCATCACGAGCGTCTCGTAGGAGAATGGAATAGATGTCTACAGCAGCCACACCCTATGAGAGTCAGACCAAGAGAGACCGCAAGCGTCTCCTCAACAACCTTCCTGTGGGAACCCGCCGAGTCCGGATTCTCAATGCACAGGGGAAGCAGCAGTACAAGCGGCCTGAGGACGTCGACGTCGATCGGGATATCATCCCTCTGAACAAGAACGGTGTCCCCATTGTGATGCGGAAGAAGCCGGGGGCTCCGGTCAAGACCCGCTCCCAACTCAATCCCCTGTCGTCCCAGATCGGTCAGGTCATGGACGCTCGGGACGAGTGGATCTCCACCAACGATCTCCTGTCCCAGGCTATGGATGACGCCTCGGGAGATCCCTTCCTTGACCTTGTGCTGGTCAACATGATCGCGGAGGCCGTCAACATCGAGTTCGAGCGGGTGGAGCTCCAGCGCCATGGCCAGGGTTCCGATGCTGCGGATCTCTCGACCAAGCGTGCTCGTGTCCTCAAGGCGATCGCTGACCTGGTCCTCAACCGTCGGAAGATCGCGGACGGGGCTCTGATCGACCTCGACTCTCCGGTCTTCAAGGCGCTGTTCACTCTCCTGCTGGAGACCTTCCGTGAGGCCATGGCCACCGGAGGCTGTCGCTCCGAGCAGATCGAGCAGACCTTCACCCATATGGTGTCCTCCCTGGATGGTGACTCCTGGAAGGGTGAGGCGCGTGCCCGGATGAAGGATGCCTTGAAGTGAGCCTCGCTGACCTGGCTGCCGCGGTCGGTAGAAGGTCCTCCGATCAAGAGGTCACCAAGGTCGCGGATATCATCACCTTCGTTGAGTCCCCCTGGGGACTGGGGCTCCGCCTGTATCCTGTCCAGAGGGTCATCCTCAAGGCCCACTATGGGATCGCCCTGGATGACAATCCTCACAACTTCCCTCTCGATGTCCCCATCCCCAAGGACCACCCCGCCTATGACGAGGAGTTGGTCGACGTAGACGGGTTCTACAAGTTCCGCATCCCGATTACGGATTGGCGCCGGGAGAACGAGAAGTTCTTCACTGAAGCGGGATACCTGGCCTGGCTGTTCAAGCAGGGCCGCTGCAACATCGAGAAGGTGGTTCCGGGCCAGCAGCGCCGAGAGATGGTCCTCTCGATTGGACGCCGGTCGGGCAAAACCCTCATCACCTCTTGCATCGTCGCATACGAGACCTACAAGCTCCTGCTCAAGCCCAGCGCTCAGGAGTTCTACGGGGTCTCCCCCTCCAACATCATCCAGCTGATCTCTGTCGCCACGGACAAGGACCAGGCAGGTCTCCTGTACCAGGAAGCCTCCGGCCACTTCCAGAAGTGCAAGTTCTTCGCCGCCTATGCGGCCAACGCCACCCAGAGCTTCGCTACCTTCCAGACTCCTCATGACATCGACAGGTACGGCACCTACAAGGACAACAACAAGGCTCGGTTCTCCATCAAGGTCACCTTCAAGTCCTGTGTTGCGAAGGGCCTTCGGGGTGGGAACAATATCCTGGTCGCTCTTGATGAGGCGGCCCACTTCGGGGAGAAGGGACAGGCTTCGGCAGATGAGGTCTACCAGGCCGTGGAGCCCTCCACCCGAACCTTCTCCCCGAAGACCAAGAGGGACAAGACTCGCGTGGTCCGGGACCCGAAGACAGGGAAGCCGATGCCCAACGAGGGGCGGATCATCATGATCTCTTCCCCCCTCGGGAAACAGGGTCTCTTCTACAAGTCCTATCGTGTGGGATTCGGAGACAACCTGGCGGCGCAGAACATGCTCTGTGTCCGAGCACCTACCTGGGAGGTCAATCCCACGGTCCCCGGAGAGACTTTCGTCGGATCGTACCTCAAGGACCCGGCTGTCTTCGCAACAGAGTTCGGGGCTGAGTTCACTGATCGAACCCGGGGTTGGGTCGAGAACGCCAAGGATCTGTTGGACTGTGTGGATCCGGATCTCCGCCCCCGCCGCCGCGCGCCGGCTCGAGTCCCCAACTTCATGGGAATCGATGTCGCGCTTGTCGGTGACTGGTGCTCGTTGGTAATCGGACACAACACCCCAGACAAGCGCGTCGCGGTGGATTTCTACGAGAGGATCCGCGCTGGAGAGGGGGACTACGTCGGGCTGGATCGCTTGGAGTTCGAGGACGTCGCTGACTGGATCGCCTACTGGGCAAAGAGGTTCTACATCTACGAGGGGATCTTCGATCAGTGGGCCGGAATCCCCCTGGAACAAGCCCTGAAGCGCCGGGGGCTGAACCAGCTTCTCTCCGTGACGCACAACCGGAAGCTGTCCAGCCAGATGTACCAGAACCTCAAGAACATGATGCTGGATCGCCGGCTGGTCCTGTATGACTGGCCCCTCCCTCCCGAGGGCAAGGGACACAGCCCTCTGATCCAAGAGCTCCTGGAGCTCCAGGCAGAGAGGATCTCCAAGTACGTCATCAAGGTGTCCGCTCCTAACGAGGATGGGAAGCACGACGATATCTCTGATGCCCTCTCTCGCATGGTTTGGTCCGCAGTCAAGAACGGGGGTCGGGTCAATCGGGTGACTGGCGTATCTCGGAACACGAACCCCGGCTCGGGGGTTCGTTTCGGGAGGGCTCCTCGGATGGCTCGAAGAGGGGGCTCCCATGTATCCCGTCAGCCTCGGATGGCGAAGCTGGGGTACAGGAGGAAGTAATCCATGGGCCAGCATTCCAACATAGACGACACCGGAGATGTGGATATCCTGGTCCGTGGGGATTCCTTCCCTGTGTACGCAGGGCCAAGTCTCCGAGACTCGGGTTGGCGTGGAGGTCTGTGGGTCCAGTATGTGGACGGAGACCAAGAGTTCACCGTAGAGGTTAGCGACGGGAACTCCGTGGCCGGCTTCCTTCTGGCTCCTTCCGAGACTCGAGTCCCTCCAGGCTCCGTCCAGAACTGGACGTCTATCCAGCTGCGAAGGCTTCCCGGAGTTACGACTCTATCGAGCGAAGGCCCTCGAGGCTACTTCAAAATGTTCGAGACTGTGGCTCTCTCAGGAGGCACGCGCTCTGGTTCCGCCATTACATACACCAGGGGGGAGAGCCTCAAGGTCAGCGAGAACGGCCTCCTCTGCAATGACTCGGATAGCGAGCTTGCCCTTGCGGGAGTTACGGCTCCTCATGTAGTGGGTATCGTATCCTCGCCCCCGACGCGGAATCAGTCCCGTCTGGGTGCGGACATCAAGTACTGAGGGTGTCGTGGAAAGGAAGGCCCTACAGGATCGGGATGCGCGCGTGGGTTCCCATGTGTTCACCGCTCTTCAAGAGATAGAGTCTGCCATCCGCATCTCTCGCGACCACACCCAAACCCGACAAGCGCGGAAGGCGCACCGGGATCTTCTTCATATCCGGGACGGCCTGAAGAGAATCTCCTCCGCATCCCCCAACTGGTCCGATCCGGACACTATTCCTGAAGAGGAATGGTCTCGGAGGGCTCGGGAGAAAAGAGAGCAACGACGGAAAGAGCTCATGGAGAAGAAGCTGAAGCAGGCGACCCAGGCGGAGGCCTCTGATGAGTAAAGACAAACAGGAGGGAGTCCCTGTAGGGAAGGTGAGTAGCGGCGACGGGAAGAAGCGCGCCAAGACAGGGAAGCCTCGGAAGATCATCGTCGGGAGCATGCGTTCTCGGTACGCAGCAGTCGGATCCATGGCCAACACGGTCCAGGGATACGGGGGCAACTTCTACAGTCCTGAGCTCTCCACGGACTTCCTCGAGCTTCCCCAGAGCCTCCACGAGAAGTGGGCCTATTACCGGTTCTTCTATGAGAATGAGCCGTTCGTAGGGCAGGCGCTCAATCTTCATGTTGAGCTCCCCATCTCCAAGATCCGGATTGGGATCCCCAAGGCCAAGAACCGAGAGATCGCTCTGGCGGCCACCCGGTTCTGCACCAAGTGGGCCCGTCGGGTTCGTCTCGTAGAGCGCCTCATGTCGATGGTCCACGAGAGGAATCTGATCGGAGAGGCGTTCGTCTGGTTCGAGGATGAGAACCCCGAGATGCCTCAGGAGGTTCGCCATGAAGCGCGGAGGACCCTGACTACAGAAGGGGAGGCTGTAGAGGAATGGGTCCTCCGTGAGGATGCCGACCAGCGCGCTTCCAAGTGGCTCCGGAAGAACTACAAGGGATGGACGGACGTCCGGTGTCTCCCTCCGGAGCAGATCCGCTTCGAGTCCTTCAACTTCACAAGCGAGATGCTGTTCGAGGTCATCCCGGATTCGAAGACCAAGCGCATCGTGGATCGCGCAAAGCAGGGAGATCCCCAGGCCCAGCGGGTCGTCAAGACGATGTCCGCCGATGTGGTCCGTGCCTGTGTAGAGGGGCGCAATGTCCCCCTGAACACCGACCCTGATGCTGGCTCCTTCATCTACTATCTGGCCAACAAGCGGTCGGACTACCAGGCGCGCGGGACTTCCATTCTCCAGCGCTGTATCCGTGCTCTTGTCTACCGGGACAAGCTCCGCCAAGCCCAGACCAGCATCGCCTCTCGCCATATGACCCCCATCCGGATTGTCTGGGGGGAAGACATGAGCGAGGGGGATGTCGAAGATCTGCGCGAACAGGTCGACATGGCGCTGATGGATCCGGACTACTCCATCATCACCAACTTCCAGGTCAACTGGGAAGAGATGGGGGCGGACCAGCGTCTGCTGGATCTCAACGGAGAATACGACCTCACCGATCGGCAGCTGTACGCAGGACTCTCGGTTACCGAGGGTCTTCTCTCGGGGGAGTCCTCCTACTCTGGGGACCGGGCCAACCTCGAGGTCATCAACACTCGGTACATGTTGCTCCGAGAGCAACTCCAAGCCTTCGTTGAGGACTTCGTGTTCCGGCCGATGTGTGCTCGGATGGGGTTCATCGAGAAGGACGAAGATGGCGAGGATGTGGTGGTAGTTCCCTCCCTGACCTTCACTCGTCTGGCTCTCCGCGACAACCGCGACACCTTCGATGCTCTGTACAACCTGTACACCAAGGGCAGCTTGGACGTCGAGACCATCCTTGAGCTCCTGAACCTTGATCCTGTCCTGGTCCGCGAGCGGATCGAACGGGATCTCTGGACTGTCAACGATCCGACCTTCAACGAGGTCCTGCGGGGCATCTACGGAGATGCGGGTCGTGAGCTCGTTGGATCTACGAACATCCTTGAGGTCTTGGCCAAGGCCCTCAAGCTCGAGTACAACCCGCCCTCTGATGACGGCGACGGCCGGTTCTGACGGTACGCTGCCTATGCCATAGGCAGGGACGGAGGCCTATCTGATGGCACAGTCCCCTCTTCTGGTTGACGCTGTACAGATTGAGCCCGGAGCTTCCGGGACTCGGCTCATCGAACGGGACACCGCTACAGGGGGTCTGGCGTTCTCTGACGCGGAGATCACCACTGCAGTTCTCCTGTCCCAGCTGGTTGGCTTCCGGGCGATCACCGGAGTGTTCGTCGTGGGGCGCGCGGGCTCGGGGGCCCAGTACACTGCGATCCAAGATGCCCTCGACGCAGTGCCGGATTCTTCGAGTGCGGCCGCTCCTTCTCTGGTTCTGATCACCGCAGGTGTCTACACGGAGAACGTAGTCATCCAGAAGGATGGTGTGGTTCTCCATGGGCTGGGGGGCGCCAAGATCTCCAACTCTGGAGATGACGAAACCGTCACGGTATCTGCCTCCCTCGACACCACCCCCCTCAGCGTCGTTCTCCGGGGACTGGAGATCGAGAACGACCAGGATGGCCGGTCCTGCGTCCGTATCCTGGGGGCAGACACCTTTGCCAGCGGAACCGTCACCTGCAACACAGCACCGCTTGCTGCGGGCGACACTCTGACGATCAACGGGAATGTCCTCACCGGGATCGCTGGGACTCGCAACTCAGGTTCGAACAACTTCTCCGTTCTCGGGTCAACCACCACCGCTATCGCAGCGGAGATTGCAGCGGCCATCAACGATACGGCGAACTCCTTCTCCGGAGATGTGTCCGCGAGCGTCGCTTCGAACATCATCACCCTCCAGGCGGTGACTGCTGGATCGGGTGGGAATGCCATCACTCTGGCGGACTCTACAACGCCCTCTGGCGGCTTCTCCCTCTCCGGCGCTACCCTTTCCGGGGGTTCCTCCGATGGGAGTGTGGTAGTGTCCCAGGGACTCCTGGTAGAGTCCTGCACGCTGGTGTCCTCGGGGAACTCCGGCTACCAGATCAACGCGGATACTGCCAATCATATCCTGGTCCGCCAAGGCACCTGGAGAGGCTCTGCTTCGACATCCTCTTGTCGCGCTGCGGACTGCGCTTCCCTCCGGGTGTTCGGTGTCGAGTGGGCGAATGACTTCGCTCTCTCCTTCGACACGGGGAACGACAACCCGAGCGAGACCCCAACCACCTACGAGGTCCAGACCTGCGGGCGCGTCGGGGATATCGTAGCAACTCTCACCTCTGCAGGGGCTCTGGACCTGCGGGAGAACCCAGTCGTTGGGAACCTGACTGTTGGGGGCACTCAGGCTGTCTCCGCTGTCTCCTGTGGGTTCGGGGATCTGGACTTCTCCGATACGGTGGTCGCCACGCTATCTCGGTGTGCCCGGGGTTCTGCTGTCTCATCCAGCGGGTCCCCGACTCTCGATGAGTCTCGGATCCTTGGGTCTGTCAGCTTCACTTCCTCTACTCAAGAGTCCGTTGTCTTCGACGTAGAGAACTCCGACGCCGACTACACCGTTGTTCTGGAGAGCCCCAGTACTGTCGCTTTCGGGGTATCCTCCAAGGCGGCAACTGGCTTCGATATCGACGCAGCCTCCGCGATCACAGGAACCGTCAGCTACGTTGTTCAAAGGGATACCTAATGCCACGCTTGCGCAAGATTCTCGCTTCTGAGGGGCTGGAGAGAGCCGCTTCTGATCTCCCCAGCGTGTCCTTGGTCAAATCTCAACTGAAGAGCGCTCTCACGGGGAAGCGTGTCGGGAAGTTCTACGACACGTTCGTAGTGGATGTGCAGGTGATCTCCGACTACGCTGTGGATGTGGTCATTGGCTTCCGGTGGCGGAACTCGGATCGGGTGGTAGACTCATCCACTGCCATTTTTGATCTTGTGTCTCCAATCAAGAAGCTGCTTCTCGACTTCGTGGCCTCTCACGACTGGGCAGAAGGGTTGGGTACTCAAACTTCTCGTGATGGTGTGTACGTCTCGACGCACCGAGATTCCAGAGCCCCCATCTCCCAACCTGAGTATGCTGTCCTGCGGGCTCGGATCTTCACTCCTGTCGTCATGAGTCGGACCTTCCCGCATCTTCTCCGGTGAGCCTCTGTGCACTACGAGCTCTCCGATTCCATCAAGCGTCGGATCATCCTGGAGCTCCGGGAGTTCTGGGCGCAAGACCCCAAGTACAGGGATTCCCTGGTCGGGAACATCCAGGGCCGACACTCATTTGATGAGAGGCCTCAACAGGCGCTGGTAGTCAAGGGAGCCTCGGCTCTCCCTATCCGATTCTCCGCGGACAACTTCCAGGGGACGGTGGTCTCCTATTGCTCTCTGTTCAAGACGGCGGCCCAGCCCGGCACCTCTGTGGAATGGGTTCGGGAGGATGTCCGGGCGATCCAGAAGAACGGGGGTGTGTTCCCATCGGAAGCAGGGATCTACTACATAGAGGTGCGGCGTGAGGAGTACGCCTGGCAAGGAGTGCCGCGCCAGTACCTGGTCTTCTATGTAGACCCCCTCTTGTCGGTCCTGGACGAATCTCCCTCCAAGAGCGCGGTGGATCCCCGGATCTACACAGTGTCTGCAGGGTCCTTTCATCCAGGATCTCTGGCAGTCTATGAGATGCCTGGGAACCTTCCCCTCACGGATGGGATCAACTTCTCCTCGGACCCCATTACAGGGGAAATCACTCTCGTCCGCCCTCTCCCGACCCAGTCCAGCCTGTCCGTCGACTACAGGTATGCTGGGACCAGCACAGGCCCCTTCCCTGTAGAGGAGAACGGAGCTAACAACTCAGCGATCCCCGGAGTGATCCTGGCCTTCGGCCGACGCGCTCAAGAAGGGGATGTGATGGCCGTGCGGGTCTCCAACCTCCGGGAACCTTCGGCGCGGGAGTACGGGGGTCGGTTCGAGGTCTCCCTTGATATCGATGTCCTTGCTCGGGATGTCCATGCCCAGGCAGAGATAGCGGACCGTACCTTCATGTACCTCCAGGCGGAGCTCAGGGACCGCCTCTCCTTCGAGGGCATCGAGATCGATCAGGTCTCCAATTCAGGAGAGGCGGAGGAATCCTACGACGAGAACGAGGACTCCCTCTACTACACCGCTTCCTTGTCTTTGACCATCATGACCAATTGGTCAATCCGTCTCCCGCTGGGCCCCGCGTTCACTCGAATCATCGCCAACACAGTGGAGGCTGAGCAAATCGCTTCGGCTCTCGATGACGACCAGCTCATAGACATGGGATCCTCGACCGGGTTGGTCATGGCAGAGCAGCTGGGTCTCCAGCCCCTGCAGGATCCTTGGTTCCGGAACCGTTCCCGGAACTACGAGATGATTCGGTAGATGAACTATCCTCCAGGACCTGTCGCAAGGAGCCAAGATGTCTGACCTGTGGGAAAACCTCCTCGCCGGGCACACCGCGTCCAATCATGAGACGACAGTGGATGCCCACCTGTCTCGGTCTCAGCTCACCGCTGCGTCCCTGGTAGATCTCACGGAGCGGGGTCGGGCCTCCAATGCTCTCAAGCTCCCGGTCTCGGAGGGCACTCGAGTCGCCTTCAAGGGAACCTTGGGTGCAGTGCTCTCGATGACGGATCCTCCGGCACGAGGGGACACGGGAGAGGTGGTGGCGGTCCGCTCAGGGAAGACTTACATCACCAGTCACGATGGCATGGTCTTCGTGAAGTGGTCCGATGGCAGGTTCCGGCCGACCCACGCTGAGTTCCTCATGATGGCTCCCCAGGGCCGCACCGGCTCTCATCGGCTCCGGGTGGCATCCCTGGGCGACCTTTCCGGGTTCCTCAAGACCTCCAGTGGCCGGTTGGTCCAGAAGAGCACTCGAGACCTCTGGTCTATCCACAAAGATGGGGATGGCGGGGGCTTCGTGGTCGAGCGACTCTTCTCCGGCGATGGCAAGCCCCTCAAGGGATAGGGATAGAAGAACATGAAGCGCATCTCCAGAGAGCAGCTTCCAGGCCTCCTCCAGAAGGCTGCGTCGCTCCCCGCAGGGAACCCCGAACGCCGGGCCATCTTGGCTCGGATCATGCTCGGCGGTCCCATCGTGTTCCAACGCAAGGACATGCAGCGCATCCTCAAGATGCTTGACAAGTCCCGGGACGAGACGCATCTCCTGGCGTAGGCCCGCCAGATGGCTCGATCGATCAAGGACTGGAAGAAGGCCCAGCGTTGAGGTCTCGCGGCGGAGAATGAGAATCTCCATGGCGTCGCGAAGATCTTCTTCGACCGAGCAAAGGAACTCAACCCAGGGGAAGCGGAATCTCCGGTGGTCCCTCTTCGGAATACCCGATACCAGGAAGTACACGTCCTTCCGATGGGCGTCGTGGATCTCAAGACGGGCAACAACAAGGTCTTCAACTACGTCCGGGAGTGGGGTGGCGAGCCCTCTCAGATGACCGTCGCCGAGAACCTGGACAACAACCGTCGGGTCCTGATCAACGGTTGGGGATCTCCTTCTGAGCTGTTGCCTCGGGGGACTCATTTCTTCATGTACCATGACCAGACCCGGAGGGAGATTGGAAGGTTCATCTCCGTCAGTGTGGTCACCGGGGATATGTCTCTCGATCTCCTGGCGCAGACTGCCCGGAAGGCAGGCAAGAACCGGATGTACGGGTACGTCCTCAAGTAGGAAGGATCATGGATCTCAAGAAGTTCCTCAAGAAGCACGTCGGTCGCAAACGGATCAAGACCAAGAATCTGCTGGGCAAGGACTACCACTCGGTCAAGGGGAACTTCTCCTATGAGCTGAAACGGGCCCTCGAGAAGGAGGGGTTCAAGGTGTTCGACTCCCACTTCAGCAGCTCGACCATCTACCGGATGACCGACGGTACGTTCCACATAGAGCTCTCGTACAGCCCCAGCAACCAGACCACCTCCATCGGCGAGTCCGGGTTGCTTCCTCCGCGGAACCGCGCGGCTCGTCTGAAGCTCATCCTGGCCTCTGAGGGCTTCGACCTCCCGAAGCGGTAGACCACCTATCAGGACGCAGATGGACAGGAGTCTCCATGCGTCCTGACCCAAAGAAGGTTGCTGCTGCTTTCCTCGCGCAGAAGTCCGGTATGTCTCGGACGGCGGGTGAGGTTCGGTTCGTCAAGGATCGTGGGGGTGACAAGTCCGAGTGGGGTTGGAACACCCCCGGCCCGTCTGAGAGAGATATCTCGGACAACTTCGTGTTCAACGCGGAGAACCTGAAGCCGTTGGCTTTGGTGATGCGGTCGGTCCTGATGGGATTGGGCCACGCCACTTCGGCGCACACTCGGATGGTGAAGATCAAGAGCCGGAACGTTAGCCCTGATGGGGCTCTCGGAGGCAAGGGGTACATTCAGAAGATCCCGGACCTGCGGCGCCAGCTCATGAACTGTGTCGAGGTTCTCTCTGCGATTTCCGATACCCTGTACGATGAGATCAAGGCCCCTCACTGGGATCCCTCCGAGGACAAGATGACTCCACGGGACCGCGACGAGGTTCGTGAGATCGTAGAGGACGCTGAGGAGATCAAGGAAGATCCTGAGGCCTGGGCGGATGAGCAGGAAGAAGAGCTCGATGAGGAACACGACACCCTCGCTGTCCACAAGCAAGCAAGCCAGAAGGTGAGCTTGCACCGGGTGATCCGGAACTTCCAGAGGAGCACCGATGTCGGATAGCACGATCCACCAGCTGGGCAATGCGGAGCTCCCCGCTGACCTGTTCACGGAGACCCTGGCGAACGGCTTTGGGCTCGGTGAGTACCCTGACATGCAATACGGAATGGGGTCTCAGTCAGCCGTTGTCCTGCAGGACGGCCCCACGACTGCACCTGCTGTTCCTGACGGTCTGGCGAAGGGGTCCGCAGAGGATCTCGATCTCCGTTCTCTGATCGCCGAGACCGTCCCCGATCTCGATTGGCTCGACGCCAGCCTCCTGGAGCAGGATCCCGCGCGCCTTCCGAAGAACCCAACGGACGTGATCCCGGAGCTCGTTGACGCTTGGAGCTCCGACGGCCCTTCTCTCACAGCACAGACTCGAGACCTTTCCCGCGTTCGGTACGAGGAATCTCTCAAGGAGGGCTCCGGGACTTCCCAGAAGGCTTCCGTCAAGCAGATGCGAGAAGTGGCTTCCAAGGCGATGCGTCGGTCTGTGATGGGTCACGATATCGCGACCATCATCCGCGAGGCTCAGGAGTGTATGGGGGAAGAGGCGGCCCGGTTGGAGCCTCTCCTCAAGATGGTCCTCGCTGAGCATGGCCTGGCGGGGAATGTGTTCATTCGAGCTGCTGCCTATCCCAAGTACGGGTCGGGCCAGTGGGGAGCCCACCTCCGGAGATATGCACGGGACGCCCGGTATGTGGTGGTCTCTGAGCGGGATCTCAAGAACGCAACCTGGATCCAGAACGGTCGGTGCTCTCTCACCGGCAAGTTCGCCGTCACGAAGGTCCCCTGGGAAGAGGCAGTCACCCACTACAAGTCTCGGCTGGCTGGCCGCTCTCCTTCTCGCACTGGTCTGCGTTCTGCGTTCCTCCAGAGGGAGGGTCTCTCCAAGAAGGCCAACAGCTGGCTTCCACACCACACGGCTGCTGCTGATCGGGTCTCCACTGAGGAGGCGTGGAAGGCGTTCGCGTCGTACAAGCCCGAGGTTCCTCAGCTTCGGGATCCGAAGGCCGTGCGGCTGGCTTCGGACAAGCGGGCGGCAGAGGAGAAGATCAACTCCCTCGTCGCTCAGGGAGTTCTCCCTGAGGTGGACCGGGATCGTATCCTGGCCTCTGGCGCTTCTCCCTCTGACCAGTTGAAGGCGGCAGCTCAGATCGCTGCTCTCCCCAAGGTCTCTGCGTACCAGGGAGTGCAGAACAAGGCCAACGAGGTCAATCGAGATCTGTATCTGGCGCGGCTCGAGATGAGCCACCTGGCTGCTCAGGAGCGTGTCTCCCGCCTCCGTGTCGAGGCTTCGCGCCGCTCTCAGGCAGCCATTCAGGACCTGGTGGATCGAAAGATCCTCAAGGCCTCCGAAGCGAAGGCGATGCTGGAGTCCGGCAAGTCGGTCCACGCAATCCTCCGCGCAGCAGCCAAGATCTCCCTCATCCGACAGGGTGAGTTCAGCGGCCAGAACAACAACGCAGCTGAGGCGGGAGTCCAGAGGGTTGTCTCCGGAGCAGAGAAGAACCAGGCTCGTATCCGCACTGCCCAGACCAACATCGACCGTCGTGTCCGGAGGGAAGCAGCGGAGAGTACCCTCGAGGCCCGCGCCGCCCAGGATCGCGTCACCCGGCTCAAGGCAGGGTATCGGGAGGTCCGCCGGGCGATCGAGGCTGGCGCCCGTGGTCAGGTCCTCAAGAACATCATCGCCAAGACGTTCCATGGGAACGATGCCGAGATTGGCCGTCGTATGCTCGCTGGCCTCCTGGAGCGCACAGGAGCCCTGAAGGAGCCCACCAAGGCCAACTATGAAGGGAAGTCCTTCAAGATCCATCAGGCAGAGGCTCGGAAGGCTCGGTTCTCTGGGACCGAAGCCCGGAAGGTCCTGTCTTGGCTCGGCCGGACCCTCTCTGAGGGCTTCGCAGGGAAGCCCTTGGATGAGCTCATCCAGCGTCGGTTCACTGCTCGGACACGGGAGGCTCTCAAGAGCGAGATCTTCGTAGCTCGGACCTCCCACGAGGGTGGTGCAGGGTTCGTCTATGTGGACGCCTCTGCGTATGCAACCCTCAAGGGGGTCAAGGGGTGCGAGACCGGGGCCCTCAAGCACCGGGCGAATCAGATCCCCTCCGTCCTGGAGATGAGCCGGTGCGCTTCTTGCTCCCTGGTCTCGACTCGGGAGAACGGCGAGCGGGTTTGCTCCCTGTACAACAAGGTCCTGCTCGCCGACGCTCGGGGTCCCGAGATGGACCGCATCCGTTCGGCCAACGTCCAGGTAGCCAACATGAGCCGCGCGGAGCAGACCCAGTCTCTGTTCGCCGGTGTCTACGATCCAGCGGAGTTCGATCTCCAGAACACCAATCTGGAGGGGATCTCTCCCGGGATGCCTGAGACGGACAAGTTGGCTGAGATCTTCTTCGAGACGCGACTGCAGTGAAGCCGAACCCAGCCCGCGTGGCTGTGCGTTGGGCCGTATCCCAGCAGCAAGCAGCCCCGAAGCCCATGGCGCCCGTTGGGAAGCCAGGGGTTCATGTGGGTCTGTTCTTCCCCGTCCCCGAGGATATCGCTGATCAGTTCCCGGAGAAGGAGCAGGACAAGTCCAACCCCCACGTGACCTTCCTGTATGTGGGAGAGGTGGAAACCTCTCGGGAACAGGAGCTCGTAGAACTGGTCTCCGACTTCTTCCTGGAGCTGCCGGCTATCCGGGCCTCTCTGGGCCCTATGGACTACTTCCTGACGCCAACCCAAAAGGTGGTGTTCAGCTCGGTCCGTTTCTCCCATGACATCTCGAGTATCCGAGACCAGATCCGGGAAGCTCTCCTGAAAGCGGGCTTCCGTGTCAAAGATGCCTCCCCTATCCGATGGCATCCCCACGTAACCATCGCGTATGTCAGCCCGGAGGAGAACCTCAAGCTGGCGCCGCCCAAGGGGTCCTGGGATATCGAGACTGTGCGGGTCTGGGGCTTCTCCAAGGAGCACACGATCCTGTTCGGAGGTGCGGGCCGCCGTCCTACCTTCAAGAGCATGTCCCATCGGGTCGCTGCCAAGTACAAGTCCAAGAAGGATGTCAAGGGTCCCGACGGCAAGACCCACACGATCTACGAGTACTCGGACCAGCACAACGCGAACAAGGACAAGGACAAATCCAAGAGGGTCGAGAAGCTCCGCCAGAGCCTCTCGAAGCTCCGGAGCAAGTACCGTAAAGGGCTGTCAGCAGAGGACGCTCGAGAGCGTCTCACGGCCCTCGCCGTTGCTCTGGTAGACTGCACCTACGAGCGCGTCGGGAATGACGGCTCCGCCAAGGAAGGACACTTCGGTGTCACCGGCTGGCAGAAGAAGCATGTCACCATCTCTGGGAATACAGCCACCTTCAAGTACACCGGGAAGTCGGGGATCGACCACGAGAAAAAGGTCACCAACTCCAAGGTGGTCGGGGCTCTCAAGAAGGCACTCGAAGGGAAGAAGCCCGGGGACAAGATCCTTTGCGATGGCGATGAGTGTGTGATCTCAGCCACCCAGGTCAATCAGTACCTGTCGGAGTTCGGAGTCACCGCCAAGGATATCCGAGGCCTCCACGCCAACGAGGAGATGAAGAAGAGTCTCTCGGCCATCCGCAAGAAGGGACCCAAGCTTCCCTCCGACAAGAAGGAGCGGGAGAAACTCCTCAAGGATGAGTTCAAGCAGGCCCTCGAGTCCGCAGCCGAGGCAGTCGGCCACACCACCTCCATTCTGCGCTCCAGCTATCTGGTTCCGGGTCTGGAGGACAAGTTCATGCAGGACGGAACGGTGATCAACAAGCTGAACAAGGCTGGCCGTACAAAGACGGCTGCCTTTGACATCCTGCGGCACTGCCCCCACTGTCTGGGGATTGTGTCTGACCTGGCCAAGTTCTGGGATACCTGTACGGACTGTGGCTACGAGGTCAATCTGGGAGGCTTCTATAATGGGCGTGGTGATGCTCCTCACGGAGGAAAGCCTGTCGAGAGGATGGCCCGCGAAGACGCGTGGCAGCCGATTCCTGAGACGGATCCTCGCCTGATCAAGCAGGCCCTGGATACCTTCTCCCAGTACTCCCGAGGTCCAATGATGTGGATCGGGGAGGAAACACGCCTGGCCACACTTGAAGAGCTCGCCCAGTACCTGGAACGTGTCGGAGCTCCCATCCCTGCCGTTCCCCATACCAAGACTGCTGCGGGGAACCAAGAGGTCATCGAGGCTCCTCACAACTTCCATCGAGTCAAGGTAGAGCCCCCACGAGCCAAGCGGAAGGTGTACCCGTTCGAGGGCTACATCGACTTCCAGGGCATCCAGATCGATGTAGAGAACAAGAAGGGGTCCTCTCGCTCCGGGGCGGATCCCGACGGGAACAAGTGGTCTATCAAGATGCACGCCCACTACGGGGAGATCCGTGGGACCGAGGGCACCGACGGGGATAAGCTTGACGTCTACGTGGGGGAGAACCACGATTCCTCGGTGGTGGTCGTAGTTCACCAACAGGACCCCAGCACTGGCAAGTTCGACGAGGACAAGGTCCTGTTGGGATTCGACTCTCCTGAGGAGGCCATCGGTCTCTACAAGAAGCAGTACGACAAGCCAGGCTTCTTCAAGGAGGGCGAGTTCCTGACCATGCCCATTGGCCAGTTCTGGCGCTGGGTCAACGATCGGAAGAACAAGGGGAAGAAGGTGAAGGCTCGGTACTGGAGACCTCTCTCCGATGCTGTCGGGCTCAAGACTGCCAAGAAGGGCTCCTGGCAGGAGAGGTACTGGAAGACTGCCATTATCCACCTCTGGAACGCAACAGACGGAGAGGGTGATCTCCGGGGGAATCCCGGTCTTCAGTCGAGCCTGACTCTGTACGAGCGCGCGCTGATACAGGAGCTCTTGATTCATGAGCAGCCCATTCTCCGGACGGGCGAGCACTACCACGTCCGGGACCACCGACTGGATCCCGAGGCGGTTGGGGAGCTCATCGGCGCAGGATATCTCGAGGAACTGGAGGACGGTTCGGTTGTCGTTTCTCCGATGTACCACGCCAAGGCACGCCTGTATGGTGGGGGTCTGACTCTGAAGGAGCAGATCATGGCCTACGAGCTCGGGTACGACCACACCAAGTCTGCTGCGCGTCACGGTCCTCCGACTCAGGTTGGTCTCTCCTCTGTTCTGAAGCGGAAAGGTCTGGAGCCGGTCGATATCTGGTTCGGACAGGTTCGTCCCCACCGCCGGCCGACGGTGACCAAGCTCGAGGCTCTGCGCACACGCGCCGGAGATATCGTCTACTTTGCCGGGATGGATGGCAAGGGCGAGCCTGTCGTTGGCCGCACTGAGCGGGAAGCAAAGGAGCTCGCCAACGAGATCGTTAAGCTCCGCCTTCGCCACCAAACCCCAACGATCCACAGCACCTGATGATTGTCTCCCCCGAGCGTGTGGCCCGTCTGTTCTTGGCGACCAAGACACGTTCGGAGAAGGAAGAGGCTGAGGCGGAGCGGCTGATCAGGCCCTCTCCGAAGAAGAAGCCTCCTCGTCGGGATCTGGAACGAGGTCGGGTCAACGATAGCGAGGACGACCCGGACGAGAAGCAGGACAAGAAGGACCGGTCCCACAACTACAAGGACTCAAGCTTCGACCTGGTAGCTTGGTGGTTCAAGAACGCTCGGGACACCAGTACGGTCAGGATGCGCAAGGTGGATACCGGGCGCGTCGTCGACGTCTCTCCGGACACTGTCTCTGAGAACCCAGGCGCGTACGAGGAAGTCACTGGGGACGATGCAACAGATACGGACGACGCTGATCCTGATGCAACCGAGGACACCCCTTCCGACACTCCCAGTTCTGATCCAAAAGGGGATGCCCCTCCCAAGCCTGACCCCTCCTCTCTCCCAGGGCCTACGGACCTCCCGGACAAGGACGCGTACGAGAAGTTCCGCTCCGATGCCATGGCTCGCTACACAGCCTTGGGGATAGCTGAAGACGAGGTTACTGAGATCTTGGACATGGTCTCGAACCAAGGGGACGCTGAGGAATCAGTGGTCCTGTTGGATGAGCTCGCGGATACGGCTGCTGCGGAAAAGGCGGACCGAGAGAAGGCCGAGAAGGCCGAGGCCGAAGCTCTCCAGAAGGAGCAGACCGAGGCTGAAGAGGCTCGGAAGAAGGAGGAGCGGGACAAGCTCACCAAGGATCTCACTCAGGGTCTGCCGAGGGACCAGGAGTCTGCTCTTGAGAGGTCCCTCGGGAAGCTCTCTCCCGAGCAGTTCCAGGCGTTCTCGGAAACTCTGCAGAACCGGGTGTCTGACCTCAACGCGAGTCGTCCGGACATCAAAGAGTTCATGGAGGACCTCTCCGCGCGGAAGAAGGATCTCCGGGAAAGCACTGACCCGGCCCGGTTGGGAGAAGCCCTCGCGGCCGTGACCTACTTCAACACGGTGGTAGACAACCCTGCTGTGGATCTGGATAACCCTCTTCCGGAGAAGGGAGGGGACGAGCTGGAAGGGGATGCTCTGACTGAGGCCCGGAAGAAGTCGGTCGAGAGGTCCTCACGTGCAGTAGAGAAGTATCGTGCGATGTCCTCCGAAGATCGGAAACGTCACCTCAAGCGGCTGGACCAAGAGCTCCTGGATCTCCCAGACGGATCGCCCCGCCGAGTAGAGCTTGAGGCGATTGAGAAGGGGTTGGGAATCGCTGCTGTCCTCGAAGAGGGAGACTCGGTTCGAGGAGCCGGCTCTGCAGTAGCCGGAGTCATCCGTGCTGCCGATACAGCTGGGGATCTTGACAAGATCCTATCTCTCTCTGTGTTGGAGAGCACCGATGCCCTGGGTTCGGATGACCAGCATATCATCCGTGGTGTCTACAACAACCTGGGCTCTATGGATTTCGTAGATGTGGTCGCCAAGGACCACCCCGCCCGTCCCCTCGCTGAACTCCTTGCGGACCCGGCGGGGAGCAAGAACATGTCCCGGGCGGACAGGGCGTTCATGAAAGAACTCCTGGTGGATGCCCTAGTCGCGGACACTGCCTTCCTGGATCCCCTCGTTTCAGGGGAGAGCGAAGGCCTCACGGTCAAGGAACACCGCAAGAAGTCTCTGAAGAAGCGGAAGAAGTTCACCCCATCGACCAAGATCCCAACGGACGTCAAGGGCGCTCGTGGTTGGTTCGAAGAGTTCCTCGAGAACCTCTCCGCACCGTTCCGAAAGAAGTCCTCCTCCCACATTCCTTGGGATTTCACCCCCTGGAACCCCGAAACCATCACCTTCCAGACCTAAAACTACTCTGCTGTTCCCGATTCTTGCGGTACCAGTTTTATATGGCTTCCGCTAAAGGTGAGTCGGCTCAGCCGTCCCTATCTCTGTGGAGACTGTGAAATGACCAACAAGCTGACCCGGCTCGGTGCTCGGAACCTGACTTCGGCGATGGACAACGTCGCCGATACGATCCAGACCCACTTCGCTCTGCTGGGCATCGACCCGAAGATCGCCGGGGACTATGCCCTGCGGACCGATCTTCTCTCCGATGTCATCGAGCGGCGTGCCTCTGAGAACTTCCCCAAGAACGCGGACATGGATCTCTCCGTCATCGGAGAGACCACCACCGCTTCCTCTGTCCCCGGCTACGCAGGGTTCACCGCTCAGATCCGTGAGCTGGAGGGCCTCGCGACCCAGGCTGCTGAGATCTCCGCCCAGGTGGAGGAGGCCGTCGGCCCTCTCCTGCGGGAAGGCTCGGTTCTGGACGCCGGCCAGAAGAAGATCCACAAGGCCATCGTCGACGGGTACAAGCAGCACCTGGGGCAGATCGGAGACATCATCATCGAGCGCAAGACAGCTCTGGTGGGCGCTCGTGCCCGCCTCAAGGTCACCCAGGTCCGCCGGACTCCCAACCAGGTTCAGGGGGAGCTCCTCACGGCCGTTACTGAGCGCTACGGCGCTGAGGTCGCTGACTTCATCGCCACCACCCAGTCGGCCCTCCGGGATGCCGAGAAGAACCTGCGGATCGCCTTCAAGGGCTTCGAGCTCGAGCAGCGTGCTCTCACCGCCTCCGGCAAGACGGCGGGCCTCGCCGATCTTCTGGCCCGGTTCCAGGAGACCCTGTCCAAGACCTGGCAGCGTATCGTTCAGGTGGTCCAGAACGCCGTCGGTCTGGTCTCCGGGGCGGCCAAGCGCGTCACCACGGCCCATGACGACTTCATGGAGGCCTTCTCCGCAGCACAGTCCAAGGCTGCCTCTGATGACGAGGATGCTGAGGACACCGACAAGGAAGCCTCCCAGACCGACAAGGTCGCGGGCCCCTTCAACCTCTTTGCGTAGGTCGATCTGATCGGATGACTCGCTCCGCTTCCAACTTCGTCGACTTCCAGTCTCGGGCTCGTGAGTTCTCCGAAGGGGACCTCGCTGCCCCCTTCGGATATTCCGTGGACCAGGCAGGACGGGTCACCAATGTGTGGCCTGCCGTCGGGATGGTGGATGTGGAGTTCGCGACGGGGAACCGTCGTCTTCCGGCAGAGGATCTCCAGAAGTTCACTCCTGATGGAGATCCTGACCCCCCGAAGACCAACTCGGTCACCGGACCGAGTTCTACCAAGGTGGCACTCTACTGGGCTCAGCGGGATCGCAAGTATCGGATGTCTCGTCCTGAGATCATCGATGGTTGTCCCTGCTGCCCTCGCTGCCCGGACAAGCCCAAGCTCAGCCGCGCCATCTACAAAAGGTTGGACGGCGCCAGCGAGCGGCTCCTCGGTTGCAAGTCCTGTCTCTTCCTGATCAAAAGTTCTGATATCGTCAATATGGGGGGTGGGGGATGACTCCGGGCATTTATTCCATCCTCAACACCCAGAATGGGAAGAGGTACGTCGGGAGATCCAAGAATATGGAGGCCCGGTGGCGAGGCCATGAACGTTCGCTGGTGGCGGGGTCTCATTGCAACAACCATCTCCAGAGGTCCTGGAACCTTTACGGATCCTCCACCTTTCAGTTTGAGATTCTTGAGGTAGTCCCGGATGCGATGACGCGGGCCCACAGGGAAGCGTTCTGGTGTGGCCACTTCGATACCCACAACCGAGACAAGGGCTACAATATCGGGGATGTCCGGACAGATGAAGGGTCGGTTTACGTTTCAGACGAAGTTCGTTTGAAACGTTCTGCAGCGCGGCTTGGGAAGACTATGTCGGCAGAGACGCGAAGGAAGATTTCGATCGCCAACAAGGGGCGAAAGAGGACATCTGAGGTTTGCGAGAGGATTCGGCAAGCACGTACCGGGACCAAGGCTTCCGAAGAAACCCGGAAGAAGATGTCCGTGTCTCGTAGGAAATGGAACCACAGCCCGGAGACAGTGGCGAAGATAGCTGACTCCAACCGAGGACAGAAGAGATCCCCTGCCATTTGCCAGGCTATGTCAGAAGCCCGAAAGGGGAGGCCTGGACGCCCTCACACCGCTGAGACCAAAGCCAAGATCTCAGAGAAACTCCAGGGGCAGAAGCGCACGCCGGAGCAGTGTGCGCGGATTTCCGTCTCGAAGCAGGGGCCTCGGAAACCGCATTCTGAGGAAACCCGGAACAAGATAGCGGCTTCTCTCAGAGCCTATTGGGCTCGGCGGAAGAGTTCCGACATCGTCAACAACCCAAGCTGCGCATAGAATGGCTCACTCCAAGAAAGCATATGCGATGCTCACCCATCCCCGGATCACCGGGCGTGGTTGGGGCAAAATGCGTCGGAAGGCGACGTCCGGGGCTTCCTCGGCCAACCTGTCGGATCAGGCTCGTCTGATCCTCGGCGGGCCTCTGGATCCCGACAAGTACCTCTTCTCGCACTGCACCATCGTGGCGTCGGTGGATATCGATCCCGTCCCGGGTGTCCGTATGGGCACTGTCAAGGTAGGGAACTCGACCATTGACCGTCGCTATGGCGACTACTACATCAGGCCCACCAGTTCCCAGTATGTGAACAACAACGGGGACTCTTGGTCTCGCCCAGTGCTGCTGGCCAGCTATCCGACCTTCGTCGGGGGCCACAACTTCCTCGAGCATGTCCAGGTTGCCTCCAAGTCCAAGGGCCGGATCATCGATGCGGTCGCTCGGGATGTTGGGGACTCGGTCTACATCGACATCCTGGTCGCGACCAATCGGAAGCATGCTTCCCTGATCTCGGACATCAAGTCCGGACGTCTCAACACCCTCTCGATGGGCTGTACCACCGACTTCACGATCTGCACCAAGTGCGGACACGTGGCGGTGGACGAGACCGACCTCTGCGACCACGTCAAGGTTGCCAAGCTCGACACCTTCCTCGACGAGCGGAACGAGCGTCGGATCATCGCCGAGCTCTGCGGCCACATCTCTCACAACGAGACGGGGGGTGTCAACTTCATCGAAGCCAGCTGGGTTGGGATCCCGGCTTTCACTGGCGCGGTGATGCGAAACATCCTGCAGATCGCCAACCTCGATGAGCGCGAGTCCGAGATTCGCCGGATCCTCGCCAGTCAAGGTCCCTCGTGGTCGGAGGCTGCCATGATGAAGGCAGCCAAGTTCGACCCCCAAAGGTTCCTGGTTGGACAAGGGGACGAGGACAACGAGGATCAAGAGCCAGAGCCAACCCCGGAGCCCGAGACCAAGGACACTCTCCAGAAGCTCGAAGATGACCTGGTTGACCGAGTCAAGGACCGCGTGCAGGACCGCCTCCGCTCCGAGATGCGTTCCGATGAGGGTGACAAGACCCTTGGGGACTCCGACTGGCCCAATGACACTCTGAACAGGGAAGCCCGGACCCGGGTAGCCTCCAACACCCGCCGTCGCTACAAGATCGCGGTGGAAACGGCTCTCCGGCATGCGACCTCTCAGATCGCTCTCGTCGACTCGGTCGCTCGGATCAACATCGCCCACGATATCCGGATCCCCGTCTCCATCTATCGCGCCGCTCTCGAGGCTGGCTCCTCTTCTCGCTACGCTGGAACTCAGCAGTACGTGAATCGGATGCAGCACCTCCTGGGTCGCCGCATCAGTCCCGCCGAATTCCGGGTTGTTGTCCGGGTCGGCTCCCTGCTCTCCCAGTGGGAGCAATTCAACAACCCGCAGTCATCCTCCCCGAGGAGTTCCTAATGGCACGTCAGCGCCTCTCATGGATCGAGGAAGCTCGTCGAGCTTCCGCCCACCCCGCAACCCCCGACGAGGGTCCGGCCTCTCCCGCAGGCAACGGTGAGGACCCCACCGCCGACGCCTACGAGAACGGCGACACCTCCTCGTGGGCCTCTGACCCGCACCCGCACCCCGGCCCCTACCCGGACAGCGCCCACCCCGCCACGCCCGACGAGGGCTCGGACCACCCGGCCGGCAAGTCCGCCTCCGACGAGATCTCTCCCGAGACGAACCGTCGCGCCTCCCAGTGCGTCCGCATCGCGACCGCCATGCTCGGCGAGCCCGACAGCCCCGCCAAGGTCGCCGCCATCGAGGCGCAGGCCATCGAGCTGATGCACCTCCCCGACGCTTCCATCACCGCCAGCCTCAAGCGGCTCGGTCTGGACGGCGACGGTGAGGACGACACCGACAAGGAAGCCTCTTCCAAGATCTCCAAGAACACCGACCGGATCGCCCGGCTCGAGCGCGTTCTGATCCGCCTCGCCGACGACGACCTGGACGAGGAGGCCGCCACCAAGAAGGCTTCGGCTGAGCTGGAGACCCGCGTGGCGCGGCTCGAGCGCATCCTCGTCAAGCTGGCTGAGGAAGACGAGGATGACGACGGCGACCGGATCGCCCGGCTCGAGCGCGTTCTGATCCGCCTCGCCGAGGAGGAGGAGGAAGAGGACCCCGCCCCGAAGGCTGCCGCCACGGACAAGAAGGCCGACGACCTGCTCCTCGAGGAGATGCTCCGCGAAGAGGGGATGCTGGACAAGAAGGCCGACGACCTGCTCCTCGAGGAGATGCTCCGCGAAGAGGGGATGCTGGACGAGCCCTGCGGCATGGGTGAGCCCTCCATGGACGAGCCCTCCGGCGACACCGAGCTCGAGATCGATCTCGCTGAGGAGGATCCCATGACCATCCTCGCCGACGACGACCTGGACGAGGAGGCCGCCACCGTGCTCGCCTCCCTGTACAGCGAGACCCCCGGCGCGAACCGCGAGGCCGCCACCGAGCCCGAGCGCCGGCCGCAGCCCAAGAAGGCGAGCACCGGTGCCTCCAGCCTCGGCAACGTCCGGACGGCGTCCAACGACTCCGACGTGGCTCAGCTCGAGAACCTGTGGAAGTCGGCTCCCGACGTCTCCGCGCTCATCTGATCGGATCAGGCCACAGAGCCTGATAGCTGGCCCGTGGAAGTCCAATCCACGGGCCAGTTCTGTTTTTTAGATGCTGGAGGACTTCTTTTTCCTTCAGACTCCCAATACCGGATTTATATCCGTCCCTGAAGGTGGAGCTACTGGCTCTGGCGAAGGGTGGGTCCTCCCCCCAAGCCTCCTCAACCACTCTCTGTGAACAATGAGCAGGAGAACAAATGCCTCTGCTTGGACAGGCGAGCGGTGGATGGACCGAGTCTTCCTCTGCCCTTCGGATTCTGCACGTCGGCGTGCGGAACACGGTGGGTCAGCTGGCGGCCGATGCCTTCACCCAGACCAACCCTCCCAACCTGACCACCTCCAGCACCGTGTCGACCAACGTTGACACCGCCGTGCTGGGCGTCCTCTCCGGATCCGTGGCGTTCACCCGCCCCGACGAGGGCGACAACTACATCGGCGGCCCGTCCGAGGCCGGCTCCGCGCACGACGCGTTCAACACGTCGCCGCTGGGCCTGTTCATCAACACCGCCGTCGGCAACAGCTTCGAGAACCAGCCGGGTGTGGCCTCCAACAAGGGCCCCTACACCTCGGCGCAGGGAACCCACGCGTCCCAGCTGTTCGAGACGCAGGCTGCCGCTTCCACCGGTGCCTACACCATCGGTGACGACCTGACCTACACCGCCGGCATGGGCCTGATGGCCAGCCGCAACGGCTACCTCGTGCCGACGCACGACTCCGCCGTGGCTGCTCTCAACGCCACCGCCGCCTGGTCTTCCGAGGTCACCAACGGTCGCACCACCGCCACCACCCTCGCTGTCCTCAAGATGCCCTCGGACTCTACGCAGGCCGAGATCGTCTTCGACCAGCGCGTCTGAGGAGGGACTACAATGCCCGCAACCAACGCAGTCAAGGCTCGCCTCATCAGCGAGTTCATCGGCACCCAGGCTGGCCGTCACAAGCTCGCCGCGTCGATGACCCAGCCCCTCCGGCTCCGCCGGGACTACATGGCCGTCGGCCGGAAGACCTTCCTCGTGGAAGAGCTCCCGGATGGCGCGCTGCCCATCTACGACAAGGATCCGGACGTCACCGCGTACCTGGTCGGTGAGGAAGGCGAGAACATCGTCGCCGTCACCAAGCCCCGGCGCGTGTCCTTCCCGCTGTTCGAGATCGCCTCGAACCCGGAGATCCCGCTGACGCAGATCAAGGAGCGCCGCTTCGACCTCATCGAGCGCGCCCAGGACCTGGCCCGTGCCCAGATCCAGGCCGCCGAGGACGAGCGCGTCTTCGCGATCATGGACTCGATCGCCACCAACGGCTTCGACTCCATCGCCGGTGGTGAGAACCCCGACATCCCCGTCGTCGCCCCGATCTCCGGCGCTGTCCTCGCGGACGCCTTCGCCGCGGTCGAGCAGCACGACCTCCGGGTGGCCCGGGTGTTCATGAACGCCGTCGACTACGCGGACATCCGCAAGTTCGGCCGGGACATCCTCGACGTCGAGACCCAGCGCGACCTCATCCAGACCGGCCTCATGGGTCGCCTCTGGGGTGCCAGCGTCATCGTCAGCCGCCTCGTGCCGGCCGGATTCGTCTACATCTGCTGCGAGCCCGAGAACTTCGGTCGGATTCCGGTCCGTACCGAGCTCACGGTCCTCAGCGCCGACGACCCGCGCGCCCGCACCATTGGCTTCAGCGTTTTCGAAAACTTGGGCATCGGGGCCTTCAACCCCAAGGGCCTCTGCCGCCTGACGATCGCACGGTAGTCCAGGCTCTGCCTGGCCGCCGTCATGGCCGCCCCCTCTCCGGGGCGGCCATAGCTGTGTTGGGCATTGTGGGATCAAGCGGTAACTCCAACCCTGGAGCTACCATGCCCACTACCCATTGCCTCCCTCCTGAGTTCCCTGCGGGGTTGGATCTCTTCATCGTCTTCACGGACGGGACGGAGATCCATACGCAGACCACGGGGAGGAAGTCTGGGATCCCTGGCTTCGCGACTACCCACTCTCTACACCCGAAGACGTTCGACTATGGGGGGTCCTCCTGGGAGACGGGAGATCTGGTGATCCCTCTTGATCGGAGGGAGTTCTACCTCACCGTCTACGCTGGGAAGGAATCCAGAGTCCCCCAGCGTAGAGAGATCGCAGAGATGTGGGTCGACGGACGCCACGCCATCAGCCAGTACCCCGTCACAATCGAGGAGCGGGAGGGGGAATCCGGTCGGGAGTTCCGCATCATCTCCCTTCGACGAACCCTGGTGGGAGATTGGACACCTATCGACCAGATCGCCTTCTCCGGCGGGAAGCCTGAGTACTACGGGATCTCTCTGGGAGGGGCCCCTCCCATCCTCCTACAGAAGGTCTCCGACACACGGGCGATCCCCGAGAGATCCTCTGAAGAACTCCCGTTGGCGGTCCGGGTTCGGGTCCTCCCTATCGGCGCTATCGTCAATGTCAAGACCGAGGCCAAGACTGTGAGAGGCCAGATCGTCGATGGCTCCACTGACGCAGACGAGATCTACCTATCTGTGGTGGTAGGGGGATTCCCTCGGATCCTCTCTTTGGTGATCGACATCGAGGTAGTCCGACTCTCCTACAAAGCGGAGGACCTCGAAACCGTGATGGAGATCCAGCTCATCGAACTCCCTCCCGAGATGGAGGTCCAGTAGATGGCCATGCTCTGGTTGACCAAGCCTTCTCACGGGTTCGGCCGGATCACGTACCTCCGTCTGGGCTGGCGTGGGATTCTCGAGGTCTGTCACGACAAGCTGATCATAGAAGAACAGGAGTACATGGAGCGGTGGTACTTCCGCACCTTCCTGTTCCAGATACGGCTCCACAAGATCCTGGCCTCAGACGACCCCAAGCGCCCCCTACACGATCATGCGGTGGGGATGGTATCCCTCATCCTCAAGGGATCCTACAGGGAGGAGACTCCCGAAGGGGACTCTTTCTTCAAGGCTCCTGCGATCAACGTGATTCCGGCGGCTCGTCCTCACCGGCTCACTCTCGGGCATACTCCGGTCTGGACTCTGGTCCTCACCGGCCGAGCAGTTCGGGAGTGGGGGTTCCTAACCCGCCAGGGCTGGATGCATCACGAGCGGTTCTTCGAGAGCCTGGCGGACTCCGAACCTACATAGGGTGTCCGTTCAAGTCTTCCTGATCCCAGGGCAGCCTCTTCAAGAGAGTGAACCCGTGCGCTTCTGCCATAGCACGGGCCTCGTTGAGAGCCTCCCTGCTGGTATCGAAGGGACCGATCTCTGTCTCGGCGGGGTCTTGGATGAACCACTTATCCCCGTCGGAGAACACCTCGAACTCGCTCAAGGCATTGGGGTTGGCGGGGGCCAAGCTTGACACGGACTCTCGGAAGGCGTAGAACTTCCATCCGTTGTCTACCTTGACCGGAGGGAGTAGGGGCTTGAAGACCTTCCCCCTGTCCCGGCGGAGGCTCTCCCTCTCCATGATTGCCCTGTTTGTGGGGTCGTCCAACAGGGCTGCCATCATTTGGTATCTCTGTGACATGTAGTACTCTACCGAGAAGGGAAGCGGTTGCTGGCCTATTCAGGAGCCCTCCCAGAAGGGGTCATCGTGGCTGCGAGAATCCAAAGTCTCCGGAATGGTGGAAGTGCCGTAGATGAAGCCAGTCGGGATGACTTGGTCGCTACGGACGTTGTAGTTGTGTCCTCTCTGGACTCAGCCACGACCTACAACTGGACTCTCGTGTTCGTTCCAGAGGGCTCTGCCGCAACGTTCTCGGGAACCACCACTGCGGTAAGTCCCGGCTCGTTCACGGTTGACATCCCCGGCCCGTACCTCGTGCGACTTGTCGTAGATTCGGGACTCCCAACTGAGGACACACAGTACGTCCGGCTCCGAGCACTCACCGAAGAGTTGGGCCTCACACTGGTCGCAGCTGGCGAGCGTCGTGACGGCACCGGCACCATCCCGGTAGATGTGGATCCTGAGGGTTGGGCGAACGAGCAGAACGCCAATCTGAAGGCTCTTGAGACTGCGGTCACCCTCGCCTCGAGCCCTGGAGTCCCTGAGTTCGTGTTCCGTCCCGGAGGCACCCAGACAGGGAACATCTTCACGGACTTCGCTGACCTGTACGCTGCGCTGACCGCAGCGGAGGGGAAGAAGCGTCTCGTCTTCGACAACTCCATCTCCTCGCCTTGCACGATCCCTGCGGGGGCCTACGATTTCGCGGATACGACCTGGGTGGGCGTGGGCTTCGGCGTCCTCCTTCCGGCTTTTGAGGCCCAGCCGCGCGTCGAGTTCGCCAACGGGGTGGCGATCACGAACCTGACTCGGATCCAGCACCTTCTGATTGCGATGACTGCGGGAGTGTCTACTCCAATCACCTTCTCGGGGGTGGTACACATCCTGCAGATCCGGCTGAGCAAGCTCCTGTCGGAGGCTGGCGCCAACCCGCTGTTCGTGTTCTCGGGTGCCGGAGCGCACCTGATGGATCTCACCCAGACGGTTCTGGGCGGGAGTAGTCAGGAGGTCATCGACCTACAAGGTACGGTGAGCCTGGGATTCAATCTTCAGGTCCGAAGCCTCATCCAGACTGACGCGATCTCCGGGGCGGCGGGGACGTCTCTGTCTAAGACACTGGACGCGTCATCCAGTGTCGCCACCTTGTCGGCTTTCTCCGGAACCGACGCGGGCGACACCTTCATGGACGAGGCCGAACGGGTTGGCTTCGACGACTCAGGTCTCCAGCACATCTCCGCAGACGATGTTCAGAAAGCGATCGAGGACATCGATGTCGCCATCGATGACCCGGCGGGTCTGATCACCGTAGCAACTGCAGGTGCAGACCACACCACCATCGAAGCGGCGCTGGCCGAAGCTGCGGGAGTGGCGTCCCCCAGCAATCGTATCCTGGTCGAGATCTACCCTGGCGACTACTCAGAGAACAACCCGCTCACGATCCCCGCCTACGTCAGTGTCAACTGTCCGGGCCGACACGCGGTCACTCGGCTCATTTGCCAGAACTCGGGAGCGGGGCAGCACGGCTTGGTCCTGACCAACGACACCGATGTCGTTGGTGTTCAGATCCAGGGGGCTTCCGGATCGGGTGCAGCGGGATTCCACTTTCCCGCCGCAGCGGCGGATATCGAGCTCCAGGACTGCAGGATTCAGGACTGCGACATCGGTTGGCTGAGCGAGGCTTCCGCGAACAGTCCGGGCATCAGCGTCAGGACCCCGTTTATCACTGCAGGGACGACTTCCAGCGCCTTCAAGTGCTCTGCAGGCGGCTTGATGAACGTGGAGGGGGCTCTGGTTCTGGCTGCCGCCACTGTAGGCAAGGTGTTCCACAGCGATGGGGCGAACTCTACCCTCCGAGCTTCGGGCTGTCGAACCAATGGGGACCTGACGACCCACGCCTGCTACGTCGAGAACACCGGCGAAATGCAGCTCTTCGCGAACTACCACAATGGTGTGGCAACGGGTGTTGAGATCACCGCAACGGGGGGGACCCTGGAGTCTTCGGGCTGCACCTTCATCACAACCGGGAGCAGCATCGTACTGGCCGATACGGCGCTGGCTTCCCTGACTGTTCGGGGCGTGTCGCTGGACAGCTCCACTTTTAGTCTCGGGGCTGCCGCTACCTTCGCAGGGAGCTTCACGGACACGGGGTCCGTATTCCCTGGCTTCAACGCTATCGAGGAGCTCTGGGCCGGCGCCACGACCATCGAGCGCGTCCCTCTCGCCACCTACACCCGCGAGACTGCGGCGACTGCTTGGGTCGAGGGCGGGTTGGTTACCATCAACTCTGGATTCACCCTGGACGTGGCGGCGGGGAAAGGGTTCGTCAACACGGGGACTGGAGTTGTCTACGTAGTATGGAGCGGGCAGCAGGTCATCGCTTCGGCGGATAGCGACTTCTACGTCTATGTGGATTCAGCGGGGACTGCTTCCCTGGCTGGTACCACCCCGGACCTCGAGACCAACGTCCTTCTCGCGGCAGGGCGTACCGATGACTCTGTCGTTGCCTTCCTGTCGCGTAACATCGTCCCCTCTCAGTTCCTCCGTTTGCGGCGTCATGAGTGGGTGGCGACAGCTGTGGGGTCTGTTTGGATCACCGGGCTGGCCGTCACAGAGTACTCAGGACCCAGTCTGCAGTTCCAGGTAGGGGCGGGCAGGTTCTACCAAGGGGATGTCGAGTACACAGCTTCTGCTTCCGCCACTCCCTGCGTGTTCAACTACTGGTATCGGGACGGGGCGACTTGGGATGTCACGGTCGCCGCCACTGCTCTGGACGCTACCAACTACGATCCCGCCGGGTCCGGGCTCTCTCCGATCACTGCAGGTCAGTGGGTCAAGTGCGCGGTCTACGTCAATATCAACGAAGGCACGACCTATTGGCATGTCGTGTACGCGCAGGCGGAGTACGCCTCTCAAGTGGCGGCTGAAGGGGCTTCTCTGGCGGTCCCTCCGGAGATCTTCAACGCCAACGCTCTTCCTCTGGCAGCTTTCGTCTACCAGCAGGGAACGACGGATATCGTTTCCATCCTCGACATCCGACCCTCTATTGTGGCGGAAGGTCCTGGATCAACAGCGGCTCCTGCCGAACATTCGGCGCTGGCAAACCTGCATCTCGACGACCACAACCAGTACATGTTGCTGGCGGGCAATGCCGCGCGGAACGCCCTCACGGGTGCGCTGGATGCTTCCGGAGGCACGATCGTTGTTCCGACTTCCACGAGTCCGGTCCAGACGACCGAGGGCTCTGTAGTTTGGGATTCGGACGATGACGTCCTCACGGTGGGTGATGGGTCCTCTCGGAAGACCTTGGTGGACACGAACTCCACCCAGACCCTTTCCAACAAGACGATTGTCAATCCGACGATCACCGACCACAGCAACGCGACGCATGACCATTCGAACGCAACCAATGGGGGCCTGGTCGTACAGGCGACGGAGACTCTCAGAGGCGCGGCGGAGGTCGCTACCCAGGCGGAGGTCGACACAGGGACGGATGACGCTCGATTCGTGACTCCCGCAAAACTGGCTGCTGCAGCTACGGTGATCCAGTCGGGACAGGCGGCCGGTGGTGATCTGCAAGGCAGCTATCCGAACCCTACAGTGGTGCAGGCGTCCACCACCGTCGCCGGCAAGGTAGAGCTCGCGACGCAATCTGAGGTGGACTCAGGAACTGACACCACTCGGGCTGTGACTCCTGCAACTCTGGCGAGCGCGCCCCGAAGAGCGGATATCCACATCATAGAGACGGATACGTTGAGCAACATCAGCTCTCCAACCCCGTCCATCGTGACTGGGATGTCCTGGACACCTCCTGCGGGAACTTGGCTGGTGGTGTTTGATGCGGAGATCGAGGGCCACGGCAACGCTGTGACAACAGTGCAGATCTACATGGATGCTGCAGCCCAGGGCTATCCTCGCAGAATCTCCATCACCACCAACGATTTCGACTCCATCATGGCACGCGCCCTTGTAACGACGACAGGCTCTGAAGTTGTGTCCCTGCAGGCGTCTGTGTCTGCCCATGACGTAGATTTCCGGGGACGCGCGTTGACGCTCATCCGGGTGGGCATCGTATGATCCAGCATCTTGCAGGAGACCTGTAGATGGCTACTGCATCTATCGAGAGCTCTGTCACCGCACCGGTAGCGAAGCCGAGTGTCATCAATGCGTCTCGGGACGACCTTGAGATCAATGATGTAGTCCTGCTGGACTCCGTCAACGCGGGAACCGTATACTCCTGGACGATTGCCTTCGCTCCCGAAGGCTCCACGGCATCCTTCTCGGGATCCGCTGTCGCCAAGAGCCCTGGTTCCTTCACCGTTGATGTCGAGGGGCCCTATCTCATCCGTCTGGTGTTTACAGACGGAACAGGAAGCACCGAACAGTTCGTGCGGCTCCGGGCGCTCACCTCCCTCGGGGACCTGAAGCTGGTTGCTGCGGGTGAGGGTGTCTATGCAGTCCCCGTTCCAGTAGACGGAACAGCAGCGGGGTGGGCGGACGACCAGAACGGGAACCTCCTTTCTCTCCTCTCTCTGATCACCAAGGCGGGGTCAGGAGGGCGGCTCCTCTATGTGGACCCCGCACAGGGAGACTACCAGACGATCCAGGAGGCCCTCGACTACGCTCAGACACAGACCCCTACGGCGATTGCTCCGTGGGCTGTCTTGGTCCGTCCAGGCACCTACACAGAAGACCTCACCTTCTACTCGCATGTTCACGTCTTCGGGGCCCCTGGGGGTGGGGAGACCAAGGTGGTCCGTATCCAAAACGATACGGCAGCCCACTCCGTCTTCCTTGCGGGATCCTTGGACGAGGTCAACCTCACGAATCTGTACTTCGAGAATCCCGACACTTCAGCCAATGCTGTACTCAGCCTTTCCGGGGCAGGAACCCTCACCCTGTCCCAGTGTGTAGTCTCGGCGGAAGGAGGGGCCTCTCCCCAAGGACCTGCTATCCTCACTGCAGGGACGAGCGCTCTTCGGGTTCGGGGTGGAATCCTCTCCTCGAACTCAGGAGCCTCGGCAGACAGCTATGCGCTCATCGTAGGGGATGGGACAACAGCATCCCTCTGGAATGCGACCGTCGATATCCGGGGGATCCATGCCCGGGCAGGGTCGACCCTCGAGCTCCGGGACTGTTCCATTGCGTCGAGCGGCTCCTATGGGATCCGCTCCGAGGCCGACTTCCTCGATGTTGAGCTCACGAAGATCTCTGGTGCGGCTACCCAAGACATAGCCTTCAATCCTGGCGGGGGTGCCGTTACTGGGGATGTGGTGTCAGTCATCCGTTGGAGCCGCTTCGGCGCTCTTCTGTATGACACGGCAGGCATCTCAGGGACCACCTCTCTCACTATGGGGAGTGTTGACCACGGGGCTCTCTCGTTCCCCTCCGGGAACCCTGGAGTCCTCGCAGCTACGGTTCTCTCAAGCACTCAGTTCTTCGACAACACCGCTACGGGACTGGCGGCAGAGAATGTACAGGCCGCTATCGATGAGGTTTGGGGAGTCGCAGTCGCGGTTCGTACTCTCGATGACGCCTACGATGGCGGGGGCTCTCCGGGCTCCGGTCGTCGTATCGTGGCGGATCAAGGCGCAGTCGAGATCGTCGACGCCGCTGCCCCCTCCGATCCCATTCCCCCAGGAAGCACCGACGGGGGCCTCGATATTGTCGGGCGTTTCAGGCTGGGGGCTATCAACAAGCCGGAGCTCCAGCTCAGTCCCAACCCGTACGGAAATGGGCCTGAGGTCCTCATGGGCCAGGAGATCTGGGCTCCTGATGCTCCCTTCGGGTCCACTGCATTCCTCCTGGCGAACGCTACAGGAGTTCCAAGCCACCACAACTACAACATCCGTGTGGGGTCCAAGTCTGCGGCTGGTGGGAACCAAGTAGGTCGAGCGATCCTCCGAGGGGGTGATTCCCTCGCGAATCCTCTCCCCGCAGGCTCTGTCTATGTCCAAGCGGGTCGTGGTGCTGCCGCAGGGGGCGGAGATGGAGCCTCCCTGTACCTGGTCCCTGGAGACTCCGAAGCCGGAACAGTTGGAGACGTGGTTCTCGTCCGTCCGGAGGCCGCCACTCCTGCGACTCTCCAAGCATCTGGTGCCTTCGTCGGGGGTGTCACCGGAACGGTGCGGTTCGGGACCGACATGGGGGCGGTCGAGGTCGCAATAGACGCGGCTGACAACCTGTTCGCGGTCCTGGGGAAGCTCAACGCTACTCTGGAGCTTGTTGCCTCAGACGCAGGCGGTGGGGTCATTCTCCTCACCACTGCCTCTCGAGGGGAAACAGCTGAGGTCTTCTTCCTCAATGCAGACACAGGCCTGGACGTAGCTCTCGGAGGGTTCGCCAGCCAAACCATGACGGCGGGCACCTTCCCTGAGGCTGTGCGGATTCGAGTCACAGCGGCGAATGAGATCACCTTCGGGGTCGGCGACGCCAACCCGATGATCTACAACACAGATACCGGGAAGCTCACTGTCCCTGGTCCCCTCGACCCCACCTATCTGATCCAGACGGAAGCCCCTCCCACAGCGTTCATCTCAGGCAAGGGGGTTCTGTGGGTTGGGGACGGAGCTGGTGGTTCTGTCCTGGGGGACCTTTACTACATTCATGAGCATGGGACCTCCTCAGCTACGGCAATGAACCTGACAGGAGGTCTTGGGTCCATCACCGTAGAGGATGAAGGGACCGGGCTCGGTGCGTTCAAGATTCTCAACTTCACCGGCTCTGGAGTCACGGTTACGGACGCTGGAGGAGGCCAAGCCAACGTCGTCGTAACTGGAGGCGGGGGTGGCGGGGGCTCCCTTGTGGGAGCCGCTCAGGACGTGTTTGCGGCCACCGACTTTGCCTGGGACGGTTCGGTCTCCTCGGTGACTCTGTCCTCTATCCCAGATTCAAATGTCATGAATGCTGGGATCATCGTCCTGTTTCGGAACGGCGTCTCGGACATCAACAACGTGGGCCCCACAGCCCCTACAACTGAGTTTGAGTATCGGATCGTCTCCAATGTCCTGGAGATCGGAGCGGACGTTACCCTGGATCCCACCGACACATACAGGATCGTCTACCCAATCATTAGCGCGGCTATCCTGGCGGGAATTCAGCAGGATCTCTTCCCAAGTGCCTCCTTCACCTGGGACGGGACTGTGTCCAGCGTGGCGATCACTGAGACTCTGGATACAGCTGCTGACCTGGCGGGCTTCGTCATCCTGTACAAGAACGGGATCGCTGAGGTGGATAACGTCGGTCCTGCTGTCCCGACCAACGAATACGAGTATCGGATCAACGCAGGGAACCTCGAGATCGGTGACGACATCACCATCGAGACTCACAACTATCGGCTCGTGTACCCGAAGACCTGATATAAATAGTGGGCCTATCTGGGCTCCGTAGGGCGAGAGCAGTCTCCCCCCCCCTTCACGGAGTCCTTCATGTCAATCGCCTTCGAGCAGCTTCGGATGGCCACCAACCCTGGCGTCGAGGACGACGGTTCCGGGGGAATGCAGGTCAAGATCGGTTTCGGTATGACGCGAGACGCCGACGGCGTCAAGCTCGCTCCGAACAACGACACCTTCAAGACCCCGGTCCGCGTCAAGGCGCAGGGGAACATCAACCTGACCGGCGGCTCTTCCCCGGACGCGGTTGATGGCGTTACCCTGTCGGTCGGTGACCGGATCTTGGTTCCCGCCCAGTCCACCGCCAGCCAGGACGGCCTCTACGAGATGACGGTCGACGGTGGCGGCACTGACGACAACACCTGGGCCCGGACCAAGGACGCTCCCACCGGCGCTGAGGCAGCTGGCTGGTACGTGCAGGTCCTCGAGGGCTCCACCGATGTCGACAAGCTCTTCCGCGTGGATGCGGACCAGGGCGGCGCGACGGTCGGAACCGATGGCTGGACGGTCGTCGAGGTCGGCGGCGCGACCTCCGACACCCTCGCTGGGGATGGCCTGGTCGCCAACGGAGCGGCTCTCGATGTCAACGTCGACGACTCCTCCATCGAGACCAACGCTGACGTGGTCCGGGTCAAGGCGCTCGGTATCACCAACGCCATGCTGGCCGGCTCCATCGCCAACGCCAAGCTCTCCAACTCCAGCGTCACCGTCACGGCGGGCGACGGTCTGAAGACGGGCGGCTCGGTGGCTCTGGGTGCCGCGGTCACCCTCGACGTCGACGTCTCTGACTTCGCGGGAACCGGTCTGGAGGATGACGGCTCGGAGAACCTCCGTCTCGCCGCGCAGGGCAACGGTATCGCAGGCGGCGCGGGGTCGACCCTGAGCGTGGACCTCGATGGTGCGACTCTCGCAGTGGGCGTCTCGGGCGTCAAGGTGGCTGACGGTGGTGTCACCGAGACTCAGCTCAACACCTCCGTGGCTGGCAACGGTCTCACGGGCGGTGGTGGCACGGTCCTCGCGGTTGGCGCCGGAACGGGCATCGTGGCGAACGCCAACGATGTCGCGGTTGACGTCGGCTCCGAAGTCACCTTCAACTCCAGCGCCGACTGGACCTTCCCGAACGGCGTCACTGCCAAGGGTCTGTTCGTCACCGGCACCATGATCGACGCCAACCACGTCGCCAACAAGGCGTATGTGGATGCCGCTGCCTCCGGGCTCAAGTGGCTGGCCCCGGCTGTCGTCCTGGACTACCAGGGCACCCGGACCGTGGCTCAGATCGACGCCCTCTCCCCCTTGGCGGGCTGGGCGGTCGTGGCCGGTGACGCAGGAACCCCCTCGGCGGGCTCCTCGGATCTCCTGGCGGCCGGCGACATCGCTGAGTACAACGGCACCGACTGGAAGAAGATCGTCTCCCACAGCGGCGGTTTCGTGCCCTCCGGCACTCGCTGCATCGTCTCGGCCGGCGCTCTCTTCGCCCCCCTCTCCGACGGGACCGACGAGAACAAGCTCGCCGACTTCGACGGAACCAGCAACACCCCGACGCTCACCGCGCCGGCAGAGGGCAACGCGGCGCTGATCACCGGCGAGGCCTCGTACTACGAGAACCTCGGCTACACCTACGACAACACCGCGTGGGTCCAGTTCACCGGTGCCGGCCAGATCAACGCGGGTGCGGGTCTGACCAAGTCGGGCCAGACCTTCGATGTCGGAGCCGGCAACGGTATCACCGTCCTCGCCGATACCGTCGGTGTGGACGCTGACTCCACCACTGGCGGCAACATCCAGCCGGTCAACGTGGTCGCGAACGGTGTCGGTGTCGACATCAACGCCATCGCGGGCACGGGCCTCGAGGCCGACGGCTCCGCCAACCTCCGACTCGCCGCGCAGGGCAACGGTATCGCCGGTGGTGCGGGCTCCACGCTCAGTGTGAACCTCGACGGAACCACGCTGTCCGTCAGTGCCTCTGGTGTCAAGGTCAACAAGATCACCGATACCGAGTTCAACGCGAACGTCCTCTCCCTGGACCGCCTGAACATCCGGTTCCGCGAGGAGACCCACGCGGCGGGCACCTTCACCAACGCCAACCCCTCCACGAAGGACCTGGCGGTGGCTGCCCTCATCGGCACCAACGAGGACAACTACAACGAGGTGTACCGCAACGGTATCGCGGACATGGCCAACCAGGGCAACGGCGGCTCGCCTTCCGGCGCCACCCAGTACAAGATCGACAACACGGGAGCGGGCTCGATCGGTCGGGTGACAATCGGAGCGAACATCTTCGCCTCCGGCCACACCTACCGGGTCAAGTACCTCAGCGTCACCTGATCCTGACGAGTCCCAGACTCTCGAAGGCCCGGCCCTGCGTCGGGCCTTCATCGTAGGTAGAGTGGGAGATCCCTCATCCGGAGATCTCCCACATGGCTGGAACGCGCGTCATCCTTGTTGTCCTCAAGACCGACAACCCCAAGAATGGGTCAGTCACAGTCTGCTGTGGGGAGATCAGGCAGGATCCCCTCCTCCCCACCCATCTCCTGATGGTAGGTATCACGGGACTCTCATGGCCCTTCGGCGGGGCTTGGGTAGGTGTGGAGCGGTGGTCCGTCCCCAAGGACCTGGTCATGAACTGGAAGCTCGGACCTATCCGGAGCCAGCCCACCCTGACCATGGACAAGCTCAACAACGAGGGACAGGACATCCCCCGTCTTCCCGGAACGGTTCCCAGCAGGGATATGGACAACGACCCTGCCGCTATCGGAGAGCTTGTCCAGAACTCCGATGAGCAGGCAGAGCGGGCTCTCCAGGCCCAGGAAGCCATGGCTCGTCGTGCCAAGGTGGATGAGAGCAAGAAGGAGACGGACAAGAAGTAGCGGGTCGGAACGGTCCTCTCCCTATCGTTCTGAACCTCTGAGGGAGAGTCTGCATGCCTGTCTACCTGCCTGGCCTGACGTTCGGTGGCCTCGGATATGGTGGCGCAGCCTACGGACACTCCTCGTATGGCGGAGCGGCTTTCCCAAGATCTCCGATTGCCGTCACAAGTGGCTATGGTGGATCCCCCTACGGGACCGGACCTTATGGGTCTCTGGATGCGATTCCTCCGAAGGTCTCCTCTGCCAGTTCCCTTGACGGGTTTCGGGTTGAGATCTTCTTCAGTGAGGAGATGGATCCCAATCCTGCACTGACCACCCCTTCCAACTACACCTTCACTGATGTGTACGGGGTCCCACTCACGCCTCTCTCCGTAGCTCTGGGGACTCCAGGATCCTATGGGGGCTACACATCAGTCATCGTCACTCATTCAGGATCCACTCTGGGCGGGCAGTACCAGGTCTCGGTGGTTGGAGTCCAGGACCTCTCGGGGAACCCGATATCCCTGAGCTCCGCTACCTTCTCGAGCTTCGGGGATGTCTCCCAGGTCCAGATCTCATTCCCCTCCCCAGACGACGGGCGGACTGTCGTCTTGGACTTCGAGAACTCCAACGGGAACCCACAGCCCTTGTTGGCGGAGTCTGTGTTCTCTCCGGGCGTGGATGACGTCGCCTCCTATAGCGTCACGACCAGCTATCCAGCCCCTCCTACCTTGGGGTCCGCAGCTCAAGATTCTTCAGTCCTCTCTCGGGTGGTGTTGGATCTCCACCCGATGACGTCCACCACATACAACTTGACCGTAGGCCCTGCTGGGGCATACACCTACGACGGGTCCGTACTTCCAGACGCAGATCCCAACCTGGACGGGGCGGAACTCGGGTCTGGGACTTCCAGCACGTCCGGAACAGGGCTCATTCTCTCGAAGTCGGCGGGCTTCTCCTATGGCTGGTCCTTGGGGGACACCTCCGGGAGACTCCTGACGGGCACGTCCTTCCGCGCGGACTTCACTCTCGACGTCTCCTCTGCTTCGATCATTCCCTCCCCCCTGAACAGCAGTGTAGTCACGTTCTCTGTCTCGGACGGAACGGTCCAGATAGACCTGGTCCTTGAAGATGTGTCCGGAAACAAGGTCATCTCTGTCCTGAGCGGTGCTCTCTCCCTACAGGTCCCTGCTGTCTGGGACCTGGCTGAGACGACGGTTTCCTTGGTCCGGAACATGAAGGGAGCTTTCTACGCTCTCCTCGTGGATGGAGTGCCACTGCTCACCTTTGCTCTGTCTGCTCCGACAGGATCCCCTGTCTATGCGGCAGGGACAGCGGTTCTCCTGTCAGCCCCTCCCGAAATCAACTTGTTCCGTTTGGGTGGTGTGGACGTATCTGCTTCGGCGACTGTCTTCACGGATGCCTGGAACTTCATCCACGACCTCTCCGACACCTTCACGGGGAGTTCTGTCCTCACTCAGGATAGGATCCGAACCCTTCGAGGTCCTCTGGTTCGTGGGTGGGGAGACGCTACTCCCGCGAGGAAAGAAGACGTCACGGTTCGCGTTGAAGGGACATCTGTTCCCGTAGCTTCGATCAATCCCTACATTGGGGAGATCGTTCTGGAGACGCCCATTCCCCGGACGGCTCCTGGAACTCTCAGCATCGACGTCGACTACATCTGGGCGTCCAATCCGGTCTTCCCCATGGCTGGTTTGAACACGCCAGGTCTCACCCTGAACACGTGGTCCCGCCCAGGTATCCGTCCTCCAGGAGGCGTCTCCGGAACGACAGGGGCTGCCCGGACCTCTCGCTTCCCTATGAGTGTGGTTCTTCAAGGAGGCCAGCGCACCTCTCCGAAGCGTATCGGCCACCGATTCGTCGGGTTCCAGAGAGGATACTCTGCCCTCCTCAACTCTCCGACCACACTTCTCCTCAACCAGAGCCCCACGGCGGTCTCCAAAGGGACGATCTCTGCAGATGCCCTCTACGAAAGCGGCGGGTTCCTCGGTACGACAACTCCAGAGGCCGCAGCCACCCCCTGGAGCCTTGTTGGTACTGACACGGGGGCCTTGGTAGGGGACGGGACCTACCGTCTTGTAGACGCCTCTACAGGCTCCTACGGGACAGGCGCCGGAGCGTACTACAAGAGGGATGTGGACCTCTCGATGACCACCCAGGTCACGGAGAGCGGCCGGTTCTATGTCGAGGAATACACGGCAGATGGGGTGTTCACTGGAGTAGGGTTCGGTGTCCATGATGGGAACCAGATCCTCCTGGTGGGTGCTCTCCTGGTGGGTGGTGTTCAGCATCTGGGGGTGCTCCTTGATGGGGAGAATCCTCACCTGGAAGCCAGTTGGGATATCGGCCCTCAGGTGACTGGAACAGCAACCAGCCAGAGCACAATCCAAGTGCCCTTCGCTGATCTCCCCACTGGAGTCTCCGACGGGAACCGCTTCCGGGTGGCCTCTGGAAATCAGGCCGGGGTGTACACGGTATCCGAGTGTGGTGTCGTCCAAGCAGAGGACGGTCTCACCTATGAGCTCACGTTCTCTCCGGAACTCCCAGCGGACATCTCGGGCTTCGGGAATGACGAGCCCGAGATGCTGTTCGAGATCAAGTGGGACTCGGATCTCATTTCGGTGAGGACCACCTCTGAGTTCCCGCTTGGCGGGGCCACTGTCCTCGTAGGAGGTCCTGTATCCGGAGAGGTCGCTGTCCTTACGAGCCTCCCGGCCTTCCCTGCCCAGACGGCGCTGTTCCTCCCTGCAACCAAGAAGGGAGTCTCCTTCTGGGGTTCCCTATCTCGCCGCGCCACCAATCAGTCTATCTGGGACCTGGTCCTCTACTCGTCTGTACCGGAGAGGCTCACGAAGACCCTTCAGGGGTTGACAGTCCAGACGGAGATGAACACTCTCCCTCCGGATGATCCCAATGATCCCTGGTATGAGGTCGGAGGGTTCGGCTACGCTGTATCCCCCATCACCGAAGAGCTGCTCCTGAAGGCGACCTCTTCGGATCCCGGGATTGGGCTGACGTTCAGCTATTCCAGGGTGGAGCCGTTCCTCACCAACAAGGTGTCCACAGACTTCGAGGCGCGATTCCGTGTTGAGTCTGGGGTTCTGGGAGCCGGCGATGCCCGAGTCACCATACTGGACGGGGTCCGGGAGATCATCCTGGATACCCTCCTGTACACACAGGATGCCAACTCGAGGTCCCTGGTCGCGGATCTCCCGAAGGCTTCCCTCTCCGGGCTCCGGGCTCCGGTAGATGCAGGCTGGACACAGAACCCCTCGTTTGGCCTTCAGCCCCCGTTCGTGCGGGGACAGACTTTGGAGATCTCCAAGGCGGCAACTGAGACAGGGATCTGGTCCCGAAGTCTCCCTGATCCCTCGTCAGTCACCTATGAGGGTCTGGTCTCCGAAGCCCGGTTCTCCGTGACATCCAGCACCTCGGGATCGGTAGGGATCGGGTTCCTGTTCGGAGTAGACGTCACGGTCGCGACAAACACTGTCCGCTCCGTCCGTATTGGATTCGATACGGGGTCTATCCTCCTCTTGGACGGCTCTCTGGCCACTATTGGGACCTTGGCCTATGCCTGGGATGATGAGCCCCATACCTATCGGATTCTCTGCGATCCGGTTGCTGATACGGTCGTCCTGTTGGTGGACGATGTGGTGATTGGAGGGACCCCCCTCAGCGGGTTCGCTTCCTCCACAGGTTCTGCCCAGGCGTTCCTCGGAGCGGAAGGCTCCGGGGTCTGCGAAGTAGTCCTGGAATCAACCAGCGCTGTACCTCTTCGTCCTGTGGCTCTGCCTGGCTCTTCCCTCGGTCGCACCTTGGGGATCAAGCTACGAGAGGGAACGGGGATCGATGGGTACAGGATCCCACGTGCAGATACGAGCTCGGCGGCGAACTCCTCCGCTGTCGCGATCCCTGTCATCATGGACTGGCAGAACTTCCTCCATACACGGCTCTATCTGGATCCGACATGGGGCGTGAGTCTCTTCCGTCCGGATATCCCTCTGCCCCCCTCTGCAACGGGGGACTTCGCGACGGAGACTACGGACCCCACTGCTGCGTGGGCTACGGTCGAGTACGTCCAACTCCCAGTGAACAAGCAGGACAGGGGCTGTGTGGAGTTCGGCGCTCCAGACCCAAACTCCATCAGCCAGCAGCGCTGGGATTTTGTCCGCTATCGAATCCGAGGCGCAGTCGACGGAGTAGGGATCGCCCCCCAGGGCATGGTCCTCAACCGATACGTGACGGCTTCCTCTGGTGAGTTCCTGAGAGATACCACGCCGCAGGTAGTCACTATCACCTCCCGGACCTCGACTCTGGTGTACGTCCCAGACTCGGCTATGTTCGCGGACAGGGTGTTCGTGGTCCAGGTGGATGGAGCGGTCCTGCCTGTTAGCGACTGGGGGTTCGACAAGAACAGCCAGAACCTCATCCTGAACTCCCCTCTTCCTGAGGATAACCATCCCGTTACGGTCACTTTCGCACCCGGTCGTCCCGTTACGAAGACGTACCTGTGTGGAGAGCCTATTGAGAACTCCTCGATTCTCCTGAACGAGGGGACGCCTCCGTTCGAGAAGAGTTGGGACAAGCCTGCCACCGCAACCGTCACGGCAGGGACTCCCATTGATGATCCGGACGATGACCTTGATCCCGCTGAGTCTCTCATTCTCACGGATCCCTATCAGTATGTCAAGTTCACGGATGACCCTGAGTCCCGTTATGCTGACCTTGATTTCTGCGAGGTTGAGGAAGGGAAGAGCGTCCACCTCTCCAGCATGTGCGACGGCCCTGGACCCGAGACAGGTCTGGTAGGGATCACGATCGAGGGCCTGTTCACCACGGATCCCTTCTCTGTTCCGGAAGGTCCTGGGGGTCCTTGGGGCCAACAGTCTCCGTTCATCAAGGGGTCTGCCTCCCAGTTCGATCCGACCAAGGTTCTGCTGGCCTCTGGAGGGGTGGTTCAGGGAGGCACTCTGGGCCCCGGAACCGCGATCCTGTATCCGAACGCACGAGGCCCTTCGGGGAATCCTCCTCCTGGAGGCATGGGTCTCAACCAGGAGATCTTCCTCGTTATCCAAGAGGTCTCCCCTCGGGAAGAGACCTGGGGCATCCAAGGCACGCTGGGAGATAACGTTCCGCCCAGCTCAGTGTCTGGAGATCCCAACCCAGACGGGACTCCTGGAGCCACTGGGAATGGCGCTGCTGTCTACATGATGGAGGACTTTGCAGGCGCCACCTACTCGAAGCTGGGCCCTTGGGGAGGACTGGACGCCCTGTCCGTTCGGTCCCTCCTTGCAGGGGGCTCCCCTCTCTCCGGGGTGGAGCTCACACTATCAGGCGGGTCTGCGCTCCCGGGACCTACTGTCACCACAGGGCAGATCGAGGCAGCGAACTAACCCTCGCTTCTGTCCCTCTGAACCCGCTCCCAGTCCTCAGGACTGACCCAGCGCTCTCCGTCCCAGACTCGTCCGTTCCTCTCCTCCCCCACCTCGGGACTCTTGGTAGGAGGGAGGTAAACCTGAACCGGTCTCCGGAAAGCAATCCCTGTCTTGGTCATGGCCATAACCATTCTCCTGTACGACACCTACATTATAGTGCGTCTCTACCGGGTACAGCCAGAGTACCTCCTCTGGAGTTCTCGTGTCAGAGTCCCACAAGAACGTGTCCTGCCCTGTCGATGATCCGACAGATCTGTTTGGCGTGTTCGCCAACGCTATCCGGTTGCGTTCAGATGGTCCTGATGTCCTCGTGGATTTTTGCGTGTACTCCTCTACTGAGAACCGCGCTCGGGTAGTGTCGAGAATCCGTGTCCAGAGATCCTTCCTTCCAACGATCCAAGAGAAGATCGCAAACGCCGTCCCCGGGCTCGTCCGGGAGGAAGCGATCCTCGTCATGCCTCTCCTCGGTGAGACCTAAGGAGTCCTCGTGAGTGAATACATTGTGAACACCAAGATCCGCGTCGGCGGTCAGGACCCTCTCGTAGAGCTCTACAAGGGGGAAGTCGTCCGGTTCCAAGGGAGCATGATCACCCGGGAGAACGGCGACGAGATCCGGCTCACCAACCCAGGGAGTATCCGACAGGCCATCAAGCTGGGGTGGATGGGTCTCGCCAGCCAAGGCCAGGGTGAGTACCGTTCCCGTCCCGCCCCCATCCAGGTCCACTCCCCCGAGTCGAGGGGGCGGGACCGGACCTCGATCAAGATGAACACCGCCCACGAGGAAGAGACGGAGGTCGGAACCGTAGAGAGCGTCCGCCCCGACAACGCCCCCCGGACTCACCAGGCCAAGAACGCGGGCCAGTACACTGTTGTCGAGGAGCAGGAAGGCCAGGTGGTCGGCCGGTTCAAGTCCTCGGCCAAGGCCGGTACTGTCGAGGTGGGCAAGAACGATCAGCAGATCAAGCGTCAGCTGGACAACAACCCCCGACGGGGTGTGGAGCGCGTCGCCCCTCGGATCTCTCAGCCGGACAATCCCCGAGAGGGCGTCACAGTCACTGGAGGAAGCTCCATTGGAGGAGAGGAGACCGGACGTGTGGTCGGCCGTGTTTCCCGCGAGGAGCGGACTCCCGCCCCCCAGGTAGGCCCTGCCCCTACCCCCCGCCCTGCAGCTTCTCGGAAGGGACGTCGCAGTCTCCCGAAGGACGCCACTGCGGCTCTCCGTGAGTGGGTGTTCGAAGGGGAGACCTGGGATGGTCAGCCGATGGACATGAAGTCGGTTCGCACTCTCCTGGGCAAGCACTTCCGCACCCTGGACACCAACACGATGGTGTCTCGTGCAGAGGCGGCAGCCTCCGAGCCTGCAGCCCCCCAGGACGAGCCTGTCTGGAACCTCTCCCTCCACTGGAAGACGCGTGAGTCCCGGGTACGCCACCACGCGGAGAACGAAGAGGTCCTCCAGTGGATCCTGGACAACGACTCGAGCAACGCCGTCAAGAAGAAGGCGCGTCGGTTCCTTGAGGATCTCCTGTAGGTCCGGTATCTTCGCTATTCACAGCGAACCCTGCTGGAGCTCTACATGAAAATCCTCAAGGAAAGGTTCCGGAGCTTCTCCGACCAGGTTCGGATGCTCCTGGGTCTGGTCTACGAAGATAGCTTCCCCACGCCCAAGAAGGGGGAGGTCTTCATCCGGGTCGAGGACGCCGACACCGGCGAGCTCATCGAAGAGCGTCACATCAAGAATGTGATCACCCTCGATGCAGGCCTCTTGGCCTCTACGTTGATGCTTGCGCCGACCTCTCGGAACGGCATCAACATGTTGGCCGTAGGGACCGGCGCCACTGGAGCCGTCCTGTCTCCGGACGCTCCGGACCCCAAGCAGAGGAAGCTCAACGCGGAGATCGCTCGGAAGACGTTTTCCTCGACTACCTATCGTGACGCCAGCGGGAACGCGGTTTCGATCCGGACCGACATCCTCGACATGACCACGACCTTCGAAGCGGGAGAGGCGGTTGGTCCGCTCAACGAGATGGGTCTCATGTCCACCATCTCGGACAACACGGGTGTCCAGAACCTGAATCCCGACACGTACCCGACTCGGGACGTCACGGTGGATGTGGATGACTACGACATCCTCGTGAACTATCTGACGTTTGGCGTGATTTCTATCCCGGCGACCGCCAGATGGAGCCTTACCTGGAGAATAACCTTCTGATTTCAGTGGGTTACAGGCCAAGGTAGTTTACCGGGATATCATAGATAGCGGCCTACACCGACTCAGGGTATCCTGGTTGTATGCCTCTTCAGTGTCCTGTGTGCTCTCGGAACGGGTTCAAACGACTCACGCGCCACTTGAAACAGGCCCATTCTCTTTCGAAGCCTGAGGCCCTTGCGCGCTATCCGGGGCTGGTCTTCGAGGAACCCCTTCCTTCTCGGGAGATTCCCTGCTCAAGCTGCGGGGAGATCGTTCCTGGGGTTTCCCCGCGTGCGACCTACGTCAAGTGCGAGAAGTGTCGAGTCCCCCCATACACAGGACCCCAGGTATCCTGCGCACTATGTGGAATCTCCCGAAGGAGTCTTCGGAACCACCTCAGGGCGTCTCATGAGTTGACACCGGACCAGTATCGTGCCAAGTATCCAGGAGAACCCGTAGAGGTTCCTGGGATCCGAAAGAAGTCTCCAGAGACCCGCACCAAGATGTCTGCCGGAGCTACTCGTCGGTGGTCCGACCCTGAGAAGAGAGCAGAGCAATCCGCTAAGCTGAAGCAGGTAGCTCCCTGGAAGGGGAAGAAGCTATCTCCAGAGCATAGGGAAGCCATATCCAAGGCTGTCACAGGGTGCGACTACAACCTATCGGAAGAGGGGCGTAGGATCCGAGCAGAGTGTGGTCGGCGTGCTCTTGAGAAGATTCGCCAGAGACCTGGATATTGGGAGCGCGTTCGGAAAGGCCAGAAGGAGTCTCGTGCAAGAAGAGCTCGGGAGGGAACTCTCTATTTCCCAAACGGAAGAGGGATATCCGGGATCCGGAAGGATGTTGGACACTTCACCAGGTCTACGTTGGAGGCCAACTTTTCCCGGGTTCTCCTCCTCAACAAGATCCCCTACCAATATGAGCCGAAGTGCTTTAATCTGCAGATAGGGGGGAACACGGTCCTCTATCTCCCAGACTTCTACCTTGAGGAACCTTTGTCCCACGACGGGCGAGTTCTTGTCCCTGCAGGTTGGGTTGAACTGAAAGGTTGGAGACCTAAACCGAGCGATATCCCTTGGATTGCTCAGGAGAAGATAGACGCCCTGTCCCTTCTGGTAGGGTCTTCAGTAGCCCTGGTGGTCCAATCCGAGCCCTCCTGGACAGATATCCGAGACATTTGGAGACCGCAGATACCCTTGTGGGAGACGGGACGTAGGAATCTGCGGACGAACCCTCAGATGTTTCGTTGATCTTGATGGAGTCTGACTTGGCGGATCACCTTCTAACAGGCGTGTCCCGCCGGTAAAGTCTCCCGTTGGCGGGAGACCCTATGAGAACGCTCACGATACGAGCGCCGGACGACATGCATCTCCACCTACGGCAAGGGGAGATGCTTCCCGATCTGGTGTCCTATTCGGCGATGCACTGGTCTCGCGGCATCGTGATGCCCAACACCAAGCCCCCAGTGCTAACGCACTGGGATGCCGCCGGCTATTGTGCGAAAATCATGGAGGCCGGCACGGGCTTCCAGCCCCTCATGACCCTCTACATGACGGATGGGACCACTCCTCAGATCATCGAGGACGCGGCGGAGTCTGGATTCATCTACGGGGTCAAGCTCTATCCCCACGGAGCCACAACCAACTCCGATGAGGGCGTCACCGAGATCGAGAACATCTATCCGGCCCTGGCGGTGATGGAGGAGCACGGGCTCCCTCTCCTGGTGCACGGGGAACTCACCCACGACTACATGGGTGAGGTGGACTTCTTCGACCGCGAGGAGAGATTCCTCCATGCGGTCATGCGTCCCATCCTGGACCGCTACCCCGACCTTCGGGTGGTCCTCGAACACATCACGACCCGAGCAGCCACCTCTTGGATTCGGATGGTGCAACCCGAACTCCCGGAAGATGTCAAACCCGGAGTACCTCAGATCGCTGCAACGATCACGGCCCATCATCTCCTGGAGAACCGGAACGCTCTCTTTCGGGAGGGGGCCAACACCCACAACTTCTGCCTTCCCGTCCTGAAGCGCGAAGTCGATCGACAGGCCCTGGTGTCGGCGGCAACCTCCCGGGAGCCCTGGTTTTTCGCGGGGACTGACTCTGCCCCCCACACTGTCTACGCCAAGCACAACCACGGTTGTGCCGGGTGCTACACAGCCCCCCATGCGCTCCAGCTCTATGCTGAGGTCTTTGATCAGGTGGGTCTCCTCGAGAGACTGGAGGACTTCACCTCTCGATTCGGGGCGGAGTACTATGGACTCCCTCTCAACCCCCACAGCATCACCCTCAAGGAGGAACCCTATGTGGTCCCCCTACACCACATGATCGGGAACAAGCCTGTGGTGCCCTTCTGGGCGGGTCGGAGGTTGGCGTGGTCCGTAGCCTGAGCTTCCTCGACTTCATCTATCGCTACGGGCTCAAACAAGTCCTGTTCCCTCTGGATGCTGAGAGATGTCACGAGGCCATGCTCTGGTCCGCTCGACACTTCTCCCGGTTCCTCCCGATGACTCCTTTCCCCAAGGGCATAGAATCCAAGATCGGGGACATCGAGATTCCGGGTCCTGTGGGTCTGGCCGCAGGGATGGACAAGAACGGGGACGCCCTCCCTCTATGGGAGCGCCTTGGGTTCGGATTCATCGAGATAGGCTCAGTCCTCCTCCACCCCCAGGAAGGGAATCCGCGCCCGCGTATCAAGAGGCTCCCTGAGGAGATGCTCTGGAACTGGATGGGATTCCCCAGCGCTGGCATGGTACGGGTGAAGAGGAACTTCCGCCACTGGCAGGACTGCGGTCTCTGGCCTTCGGTTCCTGTTGGGATCAACATCGGTCTGAACAAGGAGGTCGAGGCCAAGGACGCCCCTCTCCACTATGCATCAGTGGCCAACTTCCTGTCTCAGTTCGCCGACTACTTCGTGGTGAACCTGTCCTCCCCGAATACTCCCGGACTGCGGAGCCTCCAGCACCGGGAGAACTTCAAGAGGATCGTCGGGGCTGTCCTAAAGGCAGTTCCCCACGTCCGAGTCTTCGTGAAGCTCAGTCCTGACCTCCCTCCCCTCCCCTACATGGAAGTTCTGGAAGCCGCTGAGAGAGTCGGAGTTCACGGGATCATCGCGACGAATACCTCGGGACACTCAGGCCTCAACCCTCGAGGGCACGGAGGGGTCTCAGGATCCTACCTGTACCACAACTCCCAGGAGAAGGTCCAGGCTGCTCTCCAGGGAACTCGACTTCCTGTGATTGCCTGTGGAGGGATCAACTCCACCTATCGAACCCAGAAGGCTCTCCTGGATGGTTGTGCTGCTGTACAGCTTCTCACGGCCCTTGTCTTCAAAGGCCCGGCCTTCCCCCACCGGATCAACCAGGGGCTCTACAAGCTCCTACAGGACGCTCCAGAATAGCTCGAGCGCGGGCTACGTCTTCGTCCCGAAGTCCGTGTCGGGAGCTCACTCGGATGAACCGGGAGAAGCTCTCGGGATCTGGTTCCGGCATCCGAGCCTCCCAGCCTTCCCACGGGCCCCACTCTTCCACCCAGTTGGATGAGAACCACTCCCGGGTGTATTGACACCTCTCCTCTGAGAATGGTAGGTCTCGGTCGTCGAAGATCACGTAGGAGAGGATCTCTCGCCCCTTCATCCAGTCGCGGATCTGTTGGGGGCGGTCTGGCCAGGTGAGGCTCTCCGGCCCCTGGTCTGTGTATCCGATGACGAGCTCGTTGGGGACTCCACACTCCTCCAGGTCTTGTATGGCAAACTGGACTTTCTCCTCCAAGGTGTATGTAGATTCCTCAAACATTTGGACAGCGTCTGATATGATGACGACCCGAGCCCCTGTTTCGTCGCAGAGGTCCTTGATCCGGGCCCCGCACAAGGGGTCGAGCCGTTCATCCCGGTCCAGATCTCTACGGAGAGGTCCGTCCATGACCCCGTAGAAGTCCAGGAAGATGATCTTCAACGCGTCGGAATGGTCTTCCACCACAGACACCCCTCGGCAGGCACTGAAGTGTACCCCCAGGTGCCGTCATGGGGGCAGGGGACCCACGGGGCCAGGCCCACCCCCTGCTTCGAACTGTAGATCTGGTCCGACCCTCGAGGACCTGAGTACTCCCCCTCGTGGTTCCGGCCCTCGCTGTCGACGGTGTCTGCGTAGCCGGCCTGTTCCATCGCACAGAAGGAGCACCACCCTTTGACGCTGTCCCCGAAGATGTGAGTCCGCCGCCAGAGCTTGACACCAGTTCTGCCACACTTGTGGCAGAAGTAGATGTCGCGCTGGGAATCGGAGAGGCGGTAGCCCTTGAGGTTCGCCACGCCCTCGGCGAAGAGCGGAACCACGTCGTAGTTCTTCTTGCCTCCCAGGGAGCCAAACATCCGGCTCTTGGCGGTGGTGAAGTCCTGGGGGAGGACCAGCGGATCCTCCGGTCCCTCTTCCTGTTCCGTAGCGGGGGGACCTCGTCAATGACGGCCCGGATCTTCTGGCGAAGCATCCCATCAGAGAGGCTCAGCCAGGCAGCGTGGCTGAGGAGTTCGTCGCAGAGTTCGATGGCACGGGCAAGGGAAGCCATGGGGTTCCTCGGTTTGGGTTCACTTGGGATTACCGGCGGGGAGCTCTTTTCCGAGGGTTTCCCGGTAATGGGCGCCAGGAGGAGATATGTCCAAAGCATCAGATGCCCTGCGAATGCTCCGTGCGGGGGCCACCAATCAAGAGATCCAAGCACACTGCAAGGAGAAGTACGGGAAGGGAATCTCCACGCAAACTCTGGCCAACTACCGGAAGGATATGCGGGAGAAGGACTCCACCAGACAACAGGCCCTGGCGCGGGCTGGGTTCCTTCTCTCGGAAGGGAGGACTCGGAACGCAGCTCAAATCGAGATCAAGAAGCTCTATGGTGTCACCCTCAGCTACAAGACCCTCAATGGTCTCATGCCTCCTTCCGAGACCGCTCCTCCGGATCCGGAACCGCGAGCCCCGGCTGGGGCAGGCCCGGAGGCTGTGACCGCCCTCACAGTCCCGACGGAGGTTCTGACCTCCACAGCGGATGACCTGGAGTCCCGTCTGGAACAGACCTACCAGTGGATGAAGGCTCTTGGGGTCGAGACACTCAACATCTCTGGCGGGGAAGCCACCGTCACATTCAAACAGAGGTTCAACCTCGGAGGAGACACGCCGTGAAGCTACGTCTCAAAGGGATCATCATGTGCTCCTTCCAGCGGAGCGAGGCCACCAACCTCAAGATCTACCGGAAGTCCCCGGAGTACCCTGGGGATCTGCAAGAGGGGGAGGTCTTCCTGTTTGTCTCCCGTGGGCTGAACCAGGTCATCTTCGTGTTCCGCGACAAGGAGGGGATCACCAAGGATGGCTGGGAATACGATATCCTGGATTCCCGTCGTCTCCGCTTGGCCGGCGCGACCTGGCACCCGTACATGCTTCAGGAGTACGCCCGTCAGGTGGGTCTCAGCCTGATTGGCATCCGGTCGTTCGGGGAGATCCTCGAGGAGCGTCGCCAAGAGCAGCGGGAGCAGCGTCTCGCGCGGAAGCGTCAGGGCAGATAGACGCCATCCTTGGTGAGCCTCTCCCGGCAGCGGGGGCAGGTCACTCTCCGGTTGTTGGGGTTCTCGGTTGCTCTGTGTACCGAGACCATTTCCCCACACCAAGCTCTACGGACCCTTTTACCGGGAGGTCCTTGGATGTCCTGGTCTTGCGCCGCGTGGACGACGCTCAACGGGAGTGCTCCGCCCTCATCTTGTTGAGGCGGGCCATCTCTGCCGGGTTCTTCTTGAGCTGCTGCCAGCCCTTCTGCATGCCATCATGCCAGGCGCTGGCGTAGATCTCCCGCAGAGCCGCTCGTGCCTGCCGGGTCGTGTAGTAGGGCTGGTGGCGCTCGTAGTACTCCATGGGCTTGTGCGTCCCAGAGTCCAGAGCCATGGAGAGGCGATCCCACAGAGCCTGCACCTTGCCGGGAAGGCTCCACTCCCAGTTCTGCCCTACGTCGGCGGAGATGCCCTCGAGGTAGCCGGGGAAGGCATCTTCATCGGCTCTGTCCTGGTACATCCCGCTCACGTCCATGTTGACGTAGAGGTCTGCGGCATAGGCAGGGTCCGGCTTGCCGACTTCCTTCCAGATGGTTTGGAGAAGCTTCTCCCAGAGTTTGGGGATGTCCGGCCCGCGCTTGGAGGGGCCCGTCCGAGGCGCTCGGGGAATCGCCCGGCCGGTGGCGCCGAGATCCTTCAGGGTGACGCTCTTCCCCCGGACAGGAGAACTCTGATTCACCCAGGCGTCGGGGATGCTCTTGTCTCCCCGGAGATACATCCCCAGATCCATGCCGGGCTTGACGCCCATCCCACGGAGCCAGTTCGCGAAGGCGAGGCTCTCGATCCGGAAAGTCTTGCCCGACTCAGTGGTGAAGAGTTCTTTGCCCATGTCCGACACCTTCCTTCGGGAGAGTCCTCCCATATATCAGATACCGTCTCGGAGGGCGTTTGGGAAACCGGTAATCGAGGTCATGGAACCCATCAAATACGACGCTCTCTCGACGACCAACGAGGCCCTGGATGCCCTCATCTCAGGCGCACGGGACAACTGCCCGGGCCTCCCCATCGGGAGGATATCGGTGTTCTCCGGAGAGGGAAGCACCCCAAGCGTCCTGGCTACGGTCTGCATTTTCAAGGCTCTGGCCGGAAGCCGGGAGGCTCTGGCGATTGACTTCGCGGAAGACTTCTCCCATGAAGCCATCGGGGGCCCTTATCAAGAGATGGTTTCGGTCCTGCAGACTCGGTGCCCTGTCTTGGCTTCAAAGATGGCAGTTGTGGCCCCAAAGAGGTCCCTGTTGATCCTCAACCGGCCGGACCGAGCTCTCTACAACGAGGACTTCTCATGGGCTGGGTTCCTGAAGGATCTCCGGAAGGTCCTTCAGGAGCGGGAGTCTATTCTGCTGATTATCCTTCCACCTCTCTCGGAAATCGAGGTGGATCGCACCTGGCGTTCCCCTTCCTCCCTCTGGGCCAACATCGAAGACCGGGAAGACGGTGTCTACGCAACCATCCGTAAATCCATGGTCTCCGACTCCATGGGCAGAACAGAGAGGATCCTTGCATGATCGTTCCCACAGGCTTCACTACGCTCGACCACCACGCCAAGGGGTTTCCCCGACCGGGGATCACTCAGATGTGGGCTCCTCTGGGAACCGGCTTCTCGGAAGTCGCGGTCCAGGTTCTCAAGACAGCCATCGACCACGGGCACCGGGTCCTGTTCCTCGACTACGTGATGGCTCTCTCCAGCGAGGCTCTCGCCAAGCATGGGCTTCGGTTCACGGATGATGCGCTCATCTACTGCTCCCCGGGAACCGTACTGGACACCGAAGCGTTCATCGAGCAGCACCTGTCCGACCCCGACGGACCGCGGATCGTCCTGATGTACCACCCGGACTACGTGGCACACACCCCTGGAACTCCCCAGTTCGCCCTCTGGACCGATGCTCTCCCCCGAATCCAGGCTCGAGTCATGACGGCGAACGCCTGCGTGGTCGGATTCTTCTCGGAGCCTCGGTTCAACGACGAACCCCCCAACGGCACCTGGCGACACCACGCGAGTATGCGGATCCGTTGGATGCCAGACCCCAGCACGGGCCTCTGGAAAGTCCACATGAGGAAGTCTCGGGACATCGTCCCCGAGAGGCCCTTCTCTATCTGACCTGGGAGATTCTCTCCCAGGACTTGCCCTCGAGGAGACTCCACATCCGGAGTTGCTCCAGGGCATGGCGAAGAAGACCGATGTCCCGAGCGCCCTTGTCTATCTCGACGGGGGCATCTGATACGGTCTTCGCGAGCTCCCAGGATACCCGTACCTGTTGGGCGTTCTCTCGGAGCTTCTTGGAGAGGCTTGGGGACCTCCACCGCTTGCCCTGGAACTCTCCCGTCAGTATCCCCGCCTCAGCGTCCTGGAGGAGCTGGGGGATGCTTCTGGGCGGTCCTGCGAGGAGCTTCTTCGCCCACCCAGGCCCACATCCAGGGCATCCTGGGATGTCATCCGCTCCGTCCCCCGCAAGGCCCAGAACCTCGGCGACTCTCTCCGGACCGACTCCCCAACGCTCGCGCACGGTGTCTGGGGTCCAGATCGCGTCGCTGTCCTTGGGACGGGCTGAGATGACGTGGACCTTGTCCGTGACACACTGGTGGAGATCCTTGTCCCCTGTGTAGAGCGCGACTCGGGAACCCTGGCTCCCGTAGCGCGCCGCGAGGGTAGCCATCGCGTCGTCCGCTTCGAATCCGGAGGCACGGGCCTGACTCCAGCCGAGGATTCCCAGGAGTCTCCGAAGGACTCTCTGCTGGGCGAACATGGAGTCCATCTGCGCCTGCTTCTCCGGGTCCGGGGGCACTCGGCGGCTGGCCTTGTATCCCTCATAGAGGGCCGTTCGGTGAGTGTAGCCTCCTTCCCAGCACACAGTGACTGAGCAGGGCCTGTCGGCGTACCTCTTCCAAACACGGCCGACGACCGAGAGGAACCCGTAGATCACTCCCGTGAAGATCTCTCGCCCCTCATCGTTGACGAACGAGAGTTCCGAGTGCGCATAGGCGGAGCGATGGACCAGGTGCTGGCCGTCGATCAGAATGTGCGCGTAGTCGTCGTTCTCTTCGAAGAAGAATGGCATGGTCACCTGGTGGCTGGCCACCGAAGTTACCGCCCTTCCACGTCGACGGGACGGGCCCAGTCCTGGAGGGTGCGCGCGGCCTCGCGGCGGGCGCGGCGGATAGCCCTCTCGACGGTGCTGGAGTTGACGGAGCTCAGGGAGAGCTCGACACCCTGGACGCCGAAGCGGATGGTGGTGGTGACGAGGTTGAGACTACCGGGGTTGATGGTGGTCGTGGCCTCGAAGCCATCCCAGAAGGCCCAGCCGGTGGCCGCGTCGTCGGAGACGTCGATGTTGGCGTGGGCGGGGAAGCAAGCGGCGAAGGCGGTGCGGTCGATAGTCATGGGGTTCCTCGGGTCCTTTCCTCGATACTGTTACGTCGAGGCCGCCCCAGAGGAAACCCTCTACGGGTCGATTTCTTTGGCTCGCTCTCGGAGAATCCTCGCCGCCTCTCTTCGAGCCCGCTCGATGGTTTCTCGCGGAGAGTTCCCGGAGAACTCTGCGAGGTGGAGACCGTTGAACCACACCTCCACGCTGTATCGAGCCTTCTTGTCCGGACCGTAGTCTCGCACCTTGAGCCCGAAGTTGCCCCAGTAGGTCCCAGCTTCGGGGGGATTCCTGTAGGGGTCAGACCACAGGTGCTCGGGGTGGGGGGAGATCTCCTGGATCGCCTGGAGGACCTGGCTACACATGTAGCTCATGAGGCCCCTACGGCTTGATGTTCCGGGAGAGGTCCTGGAGGTGGGTGTGGGCCAGATACCGAGCGTCCCGGACTGCCTGTTTGAGGGCGCACCGGGAGGCCTCTCCAATAGGCTTGCCGCTGAACCACACCTTCGCTGTGTATCGGAGGGTTTTCTCAGGTCCGTGGTCCCTCAGATAGATGCTGAAGTTGTCCCAGCAGAGAACTGCTTCCGGGAAATCGGGAAGATGGTCTACTCGAGCCTGCACAAGTGGTGGGGCCAGACTGCGGAGGGTCTTGATGTCTTCGGGGGTCATGATATCCTCAGGCGAGATCGATGATGTAGAGGTCTTCGGACATTTCCCGGAGCCGGGAACCGGCCTTCTGGCGGGCCTTCAGGATGGCGAGACGGAGGGTGACTTCCTGGACGTGTCCCAAGGGACACCCCGCATCGAGGCCGTCGATGAAGATGCAGACCCCGTAGGGGAGGGGGAAGCGCGGTGACTTCTTCTCCGTCACCAGGGCCCTGAACACCCCCCACCTCACCTCGGCGTAGGGATGGTCCTCGGAGATCGTGACCTGGGCTCCTGGGGGGAAGCGGGGGGCCAGGTTCTCTACGGTGAGTTCGCTCATGACTACATATCCTCCAGCTTGGTGCCAACGAGGGCAATGGTGTCCCCACCGAGGGTCTGGCACAGAGGGCCTCCTGCGTGGGTGAGTGCGATTTCGGTCCTCTCGTCCCCATTGCGAACAACGAGGATGACCGGGAGATCGTTCCGCTCGGACCAGTTCCGACGATCGTTCTCGGCGAGAATGCGGCCGATGCGCTCGTGGAGCTTGCGAAGAGAGAGGGTCCGGTCAAGGACAGCACGACGGCAGGCCCCCACTTCCTGTAGACGGGCCTGCCGGACTGCTTCTTCTCGCTTGGCCCTCTGCGTGAGCTCATCTCGCCGAGCCTCTGCACAGGGCTTGCAGGTACGACCCTTGCCGCCTCGAGCGGACACGACTTGGTGGCCGCCTCGTCCGAGGCTCTCTCGCCACTGTGCCGTGTACTTCCGGACCACCCAGATCGGGGCTGTTTCGATTTCTCCCAAGTAGGGAGTGTTGCAGCGGGGGCAGCGACGAGACATAGGGTTCCAAATGCGACTGGGTTCGGGGGAGTTACGCCCACCCCGAACCCAGGGAAACCCAGCCAGGCCCTTGAACTACCGGACGGCTCGGAACTGCGCTGCTGCCTGCGCGATGGCCTTGTTGTTCCGAGTGGACGTGCTCTCCAAGGCTTCCACCAGATTGGGCAATCCGGCCGATGCCTGGATCTTCTCCGCGATGGTCGCTTCGAAGAGCCTCACGAATACCCTGTCCGTGCGTCGGATGTAGAGACCCCATTCCTGTCGATGGTTGGCAAAGTACAGACTCTTGCCGTTCTTCAGGGTGACATCAGCAGAGACCTCTGGGAATCTCCGGGTGAGCTTTTCCTCAGTCGACTTGATCCCCTCCCCGAGTTGATGGAGGAGTTCCTGCCGGCTGAGCTCCCGATCCTTGTCCTGGCTGAAGTTGGGCATCTGGGATCTCCTACTTGGCCGCTGCCGCCTGGGGCTTCTGGACGGTGTACCAGGAGGTCTCGGGGACGATGTTGACCACCAGACCCCCAGAGAACGTGAAGAAGATGCCCTCCTTCTCGTCCTTGCCCAGCTTGACACCGAACTGAGTGGCGAACTCATCCGCCTCGTAGCGGGTGGCGACAGCCTCGAGAGCGCGGGGCAGGAGGCCGGTACAACCGATTTCCATGACCAGACCCTGGAGGGCGTCGTTGGCCTCGTTGATGGTGTTCGTCGCCACGTCGAGGTAGGCGACGATCTCCTCGTTGGAGGCCCGCTCGTCGGAGAGCAGGAGGGCGTCGAAGGCGGTGGCCATCAGGTCGTCGGCATCGGTCCAGGCCCCGCGTCCCCGTGGCTTGACGGTGTAGGTGTCCCCGTTCTGGTAGCCCTGCAGCGTCGGCTTGGCGATCGCCGTCTCCCCGTTGGCGACCTTGTACCGCTTCTTCAGGAAGGCGTTCCCAGACTTGAACTTCTTCTTGCTCAGGATGCCCACGGTGCCGAAGTTGACCCGATACCGTGTGTAGGCGTCGATCTCGCCCTTGCGCACAGCCTCGTCCCGGTCCGTGTACTCGTACATGGTTGGGGGAGAGAAGTACAGGGCGGGGGTCAGGTGAACAGCCTTGAGGGCGGCGACCTGGGTTCCGCTGTACGGAGAGGCCTGTCCCTTGCTGACCATTGCGGAGAGGGCCTTGGAGCGGGCCATGGCCTGGTTCCGCGAGCTCACCAGGGCCAGGATGTCGGAGGGAGTCGGGCAGGTGTCCGACTCGAGCCGGAAGCGGCGCATCTCGATGTGCACCAGCTGCCCGGGCCGGAAGCCCTTGGCCACCTCGCTCGGGATCATGAACGGGGTCAGGGCGGTCCAGGCCTGCTCCGTGTAGATCCGCAGGGGGATCTTGTCCACGTTGCGCTCGCCGCTGGAGATCACCGTGTAGGACCGGAAGTCCTGAAGGCGGCTCACGTCGACGAACTGGACCTCCCGGACGATCTCGCCCTCGGACAGCTTGAGATCGACATCCCGGACCGTCTCCAGCTGCACGGAGGCGTCGGTCGTGTTGAACTTCATCCCGCGGATGAAGACCCGGTTTCCTCGTGGCTGTAGGGAGGCGGCCAGCGGGATGACGTTCCCCTCCGGGTCCCGGCGACCCGGGATGCGACGCAGAGAGCGCCGCCGGTAGGAGGAGAGGAAGCGGTCGGTGTCCAGGCCAACGCTGCGGGCGGGGAGCCCGTTGAGAACGTCAGCCAGTGTGAACAGGTTGTACTGGGGCCGGACGTTGCGGCCCATCTCGTAGGCGTCACTGTTGCCCGCGAGGACCCAGGCGATGAGGTCCTCGAGCATGTCGGACAGGGTGGAGGGGGTCATAGCGCTCTGGTGCGCATCCCACAGCGTCTTGTTGCCACTGGCGAACAGGACCTCCTTCGCCTTCCGGAGATCCTGGAGGCTGGTGAGCGCCATGGTCAGGGCCCCGTGGAGGTAGGTGTCCTCCCGAGAGACGGCGTGGACACCCTTGGCAGCCTTGGTCGTCGCGGGGACCTCGGTGATCTCGTAGATGTCCACCACCTCGTTGGCGCCGACACCTGCGAGGTTGAGCTCGCTGTGGGAGGCGTTGACCTGGCCAGTGGTGCGGTTGATCGCCAGGAGGAGCCCGTCGTTCTGCGGGGTGATGGTCGTAGCCGGGGCGACGCCTGCGGAGAGCAGCGTCTGGGTGTCCTTCATCACAGTGAGGACTTCCCGGAAGGATCGGGCACGGACGGTGGTGCCGGAGAGCGCGTTGGACATCGCGTTCATCCGGGGCCAGTCGCACCAGGATCGGTAGCCGATGCAGTTCAGGAACAGACCACCCACCTTCCGGGCGTCGGAGACGAATCGGTCGAGGTTCCGGTTCTCCTGGTAGGAGGAGGGGGAGTTGGCGTAGCCATCGGTGAAGAGGCTCATGCCGGTGGTCTCGCCCTTCCGGACGTGCTTGAGGCCGAGGTTGAGGGCCTGGCTGATCCCGGTCAGGAAGCTGGCCCGGATGGCCCGGAGCTTCTTGAGGTAGGGGTTGTCCAGCTTGAGGACCTCGGACACGGGGATGCGAACCCAGTGCTCGGTGACGTCGCCGTGGGTCGAGAACGAGATCAGGGTGGTGAGCACCCCCTCGTTGGTCATGGACTCGACGGCGAGGGACTGCTCGAGGCTCTGCTTGAGCTTCTCGATGTCGCCCCACATTGAGCCGGAGCGGTCGATGACCATGATGTGGTGGCCCACGGTGGCCGAGGGGGTCGGAGGGGTCTCAGGGGTGAGCGGCTTCAGCAGGAACAGGGAGCTTGCAGTGCGAATGAATCTGGTCGACAAGGGTCCTCCAGGGTGGATTGCCCTTCTGGTTACCGTATCGCAATGCATTGTTAGGCAATATCGCGACTATAGATTTGGTCAGGTGTCATGACTGATTCACGCCGCCAAGCTGTCCGCGCCGTCATTGCTGGGTCATGGGGATACCTCCCCTGGGAAGGTGATGGTCCTCATGATGAGCGTTGGCGTGTCCTAAACAAGGTGAAGTCCAAGCCGGCCTTCGACTACCTCAAGAAGGAGCTGACCCGCATCCGGAAGCAGAGCGAGGATCCTGAGAGAGACAACGTGTTCGAGTACTGGACCTGGTTGGGCGCTCTGTTCCTCTCTTCAGACTCCCTCTACGCTGCGGTGCCAAAGCCACTCCTGAAGGAAGCTCTCAAGGCGCTGGACGAGATGCGGGACTGTGGGGGATACGAGGCCTGGGTCGCCCAGTGGAAGGAGCCGGGGAGCATCGGTCCCGCGCGCAAGGAAGTCAAGGAAGCCCTGGAGCAAGCTCTGAAGAAGCCTGCTCCTCTCCACATGTGGCGCACTGATTTTGAGAAAACGTCGGCGCTCCGTGTGCTTCTGAAGTTCGCAGAGACTCGAGACCCCAACGACTTCGGCACCAAGACGCACGTGACCCACAACTCGGAGATGGGCCTCCCCACCGGGAACAATGGGTCTGATGAGGTGTCATATTCGGCTCTCCCCCCGGATGCTGCCCATCCGGGAGCCCACGGCCGGGCAATCGGTCCCACCAACTTCAACACTCCGGATATGGACCGCGACCTCCAGCCCCGGACTCTGGGTGTCCCTGGTGCTCAGACAACCGAGCACCCTGTCAACGACACTACGGATGGAATCGTGACCCGTAGACCCCAAGCTTCCGGCTCCTGTACGATGGGACACTCCCTGGGATGGATCTCACCGAAGGGAGTGATTCATCGCATCCATGTAGATCACGGAGTATGGGCTCTCAATCGTTTCGAGAAGGATCCTCAGTTCCTGGCCTGGCGAGGGCCCAAGCCCAAGTTCGGGAAGTCTCCTCGTGATTGGCTTGTATCTACAGGTTGGGTGGCTGTCACGAATCTGTACGCAATACAGATCGGCGGGGGCCTCAAGGACCTCTCCCCAGGGGCACGTCAGGGGCTCCTGGAGCTCATCAATGACTGTGCAGGCTCTGCGATTGTAGACCCCTCCAAGACTGTCTTCTTGGACCAGGAGAAGGGAAACGCCTCGGATTCCCGAAGGATCCCTCTCGAGGAGTTCGTCAAGGAAATCGGCGGGCAGAAGGCTCAGGACGAGTTCTTCGATGCGCTCCTGTCCCGAAGGGCCTTCCTCCGTCTGGCCGTGTGGAAGCAGAGGTGGAAGCCCGGCAAACGGCGGCGGAAGCAGAGGGGACAGGCTCGAGCCAAGAGTCGCGCCTACTACCGCAAGAACCGGGCGAAGCTCCTTCGGAAGCAGAGGCGTCGTCGGTCCAAGAGCTCCTGGAAGAACAACCCTGCTCGGAAGCGGAGCGAGGCGCGGCGGAAGAAGCAGAACCGGAAGATGATTGGCTCTCGCTTCTCCGTCAACATCCGCCGGGTGGCTCTCCTGGCTTCCAACTATGCGGTTCCTACAGAGCGGGGTGGGGAGAACGGACGCCCCCAACGTCGACAGCGCACCACGGACAAGCGCAAGGACCAGATTCGGTATCGAAAGAACAAGAACCAAAACCGGCTGAAGTCCCGTCGTCGCTACCACCTGAAGTGCAAGAAGAATCCTCGTTGTATGAAGCGACGCGAGATGTACCGGAAGAACCCGGGACGCTACGAGAGACGTGCGCCCAAGAACGCTTCGGTCCTCACGATTCCGCAGATCACCTTCGTCCTGGGTCCGGAGCACCTCCTCTGCCACGTTCACTCGGTCTCTCCCCTGACCGGCGTCGTCACCTTCCAGGTCCATGAGCGGGATGTGTCTCCCATCGCGTCCCTCCCTGTAGAGGTCCTCCTCCGCGTAGCGACCTTCATGTCGGATGCGGATACCCTGGCCTTCATGGAGCTCGTAGAGACCGAAATCGGTCTGGATGCCTATGAGGATCTGGACCACGAGGGTCTCTTGGCTTGCGCCCAGATCCAGGGCTATGACGTGGCTTCCGAAGAGTTCTCGGCCAAATGCGCTCCGTTCACGGACGGGCTGGGTCTCGAAGATCTCCAGCCTGCCAACATCGAGCTGATCGCAGATGCTCTGATCGACGGGGCTCACCTGGCCCCTGCCCCTCCGGAGAACGTGGATGTTGAGGATATCGACTTCTCCTCCCACCTGTTCTATGGCCAAGTGAGCCACAGAGAGGAATCATGAGCCACACGTTCCTGTATGATCGGGAGTCTCCCGACCAGCCTGAGAAGGCTGGGAACCCGTTCCCCCAAGGAGAGGCCCCTGGGAACTCTGGTGGGAATTCCCCCGCTCACGACAGCATGAACCCCGCCTCGTCGAAAGTGATCCCCGACCACCTCAAGCATGGCTTCAAGCTCGAGCTGAATCCCGCGTGGGTGTCCCAGGTTCGGGAGGTCATTCGGAGAGGTCTTCGTCGCAAGTCGAGCCTGGTGTTCCGCCCCAAAGGGTGGAGAGCACTTGGGAGCGAAGCCCTCCAGGAAATGGGGTCTTGGCCTCGGAACCTGGTGTGGCGGGGAATGACCCAGGCGGAGTTCAAGAACACCGTGGGGTCTCTCAAACCTATCTGGAGTACTGGAAGATTCTCCCTGGAGGGGGAGGGCACCAACTTTGCGGAGGACCCGCGAGATGCCGAGTCCTATGTGAACTTTGGTCGTGACGACCCTCGCAATACCAACCAGAACACGTATCTTGTGGGGGTCCGGCGCCATCCGGATATGAGAAAGGAACGGGACGGATACATCAAGATGCCCTCTCCCCTACCTCTCGATTTTGTTGAGGTGGTGTGGGAGATGTATCCTGAGGAAGGGGCCGTGGTTGGGAGGACAATCCGATCCTCAACCCGGACAGCCGCGACCTCTCGGGACATACTGGATAGGACGTCCAGAAAGGTCCTGGACAGCGCGCGCAGGGTTCGGCTCACCCCGGTAGCCTCGGGGGAGCGGGACGGCGTCTACACCCTCCGAGCAGCCGGGAGCAGCGGCACACATACGGTCAAGATCCGGACTTCCCGGAACCACGTCTGGTGTGCCTGCTCGTGCCCCTTCTGGCAATACCAGGGACCCGAGTTCTGGGCCAAGAATGGCGGCTATCTTCTGGGAGATCCCCGAGGAACAGCAACCCGTCCCGACAAGAGAGATCCCAAGGGGCAGAACTGGTGCTGCAAGCACGTAGCTGCCGCTCTCCGGATGTATCCAGAGGTGCGGGGGAAGACAGCTTCCTTCCATGCCCTGCCCTGTCCCAAGCGCGTTGCTATCCGGTTTGCTATCTCGAGGATGGAGCATTCCTGGGCTTGGATCTCCCCCTCGGGTCGGTTCATCGAAATCAGGGATCACGGTCGTTGGGCTTGGAAGAATCACCCAGATATCCTTCTCTCGTATGCCCTGGAGGAATGGCCCTCCCACTACAAAGCCCCTGCTGGATACATGGAGGACATCCTTCCATCCTTGACCCGTGATTCAAGAATTGTTGAGAGACAGGACACTCCCGGGTTGGTCGGAACCGAGGTCCTCCAGTTGAACTCCTCTGTCTTGAACTCTCGTCGGTTCAAGTCTCGTCAAAGATGGATGGATGTCCTGGGCAAGGGCTATTGGCTCCCTCATGAAAGGCTCTCCCGAGAGGAAGAGAAGTTCATCGAGCGGGCGCATCAGGAGCACGGGTCCGTATTCTCAAAGGAGACACGGGTCCTGGAAGACTCCCCAGCCAACAAGGCTCGTCGGAAGTTCTGGAAAAAGGAGCGTCAGAGGATTGGGATGGATCTCCGGGAATGGGCCTCTCGGGCTCTTCACGAAGATGGATGGATGTCCGCTTCCAATACCCAATCTGTGAGCTTGGCGGACGGAGAGAAGGGGAACCGTGCCCAGTGGGACGCCTTCTTCCGAGTGGTGCTCTCAGAGTTCGAGAAGTCCCGCCAGAAAGAACTTCCTCCCGATCTCTATGTCACCACCCCCCGGACTATCCGAACGCTCTCTTATGAGGATGCTTTGGAACAGAAGGCCAGCAAGAGAACCCAGGACGCCTTCTATGAGTGGCTTCTCAGGTAGCTGGGTATCTTGGAGTCTCTGGAGACCTCATGCCGACCTATACCTACCACTGCGATGCCTGTGACCACCCCTTCGAGAAGATCCTTCGGATGTCCCAGTATGCGGATCCTCAGGACTGTCCGGAGTGTGGAGGGGCCGCTCGGAAGACTGTATCTCCTGTAGGATTCGTCCTCAAGGGAGATGGCTGGACAGGGAAGAACCTCAAGATCAAGCGCCAGATGGCCAAGAAGAACCAGCGTCTTGATGCCAAGGCAGCGGACCGCCGTCGCTCCTCCTCGGGGCCCAAGTTGGTCCCCAATGTCGGCGGGGAGCGGACCGAGTCTTGGTCCGATGCTGGGAAGCTCGCCAAGTCCAAGGGGTTGGGCACCTCGGGATACGAGAAGAAGGCGGCTTCGGAGAAGTCCTCTTCCTGAACTCCGGTGGACCCCCTATCGCATCCCAAGTTTCCTGAGTAGGAGAGCCCGTGACGGTCTCGCCCAATCTGATCAAGAGATATGTTGGGGTCATCGACCTCACGATCCGTCGTCGGGCTGGAGTCTACTCGTACAAGGTTGGGGCGGCCCGTTCTCTGGATGCGGCGTTCACGGGGACCACTGAACTCGCGACGGTTCGGTCTGGGCGCCATGTCCGGAGCCGTACTCTCCGGAGAACTCGTCGGGGGATGGACGCCATGTCCATCCGGAACCTGACCCGCTTCGCGTATGCCCCTGAGGATTTCGTCTCCGCGACCGTCCCCAGCGACGAAGAGATCGCGTTCATCCGTGTGTCCGAAGTTGACCTTGGAGGGAACGATCTCGGAGAAGGCCCTGTCCTGGTAGTGCCTCCCGCAGGATTCTTCGCCAGTGGCCGCAACACCCTCTTCCTGCCGGGAACTGGACCTGACGTGTCCGGTCTCGCAAACAATCTCCCCCCGCCTGATGCGCTCATCATCGACTTCCCAAAGTTCATCGATGAGCTCAACATCCAGAACACCGATGGAACGAACTCTCTGTTCGTGTCTCCGGGCCCGGGTCTCCCGGAGCGGGAAATCTCTGCTGGTGAAGACATCACGATCTACCAGGGCAGAGCGGGCCCTCTCTACATCAGAGGAGACTCAGCTGCCGTTGGATTCCAGATCACTGCTGTCCTTGTTAGCGGAATCCAGAGCTGACTCTTCCAATAGATAGGAAATACCGCATCTCAAGGTAGGGTCCGAGCCCTGCACGTCTCCACGGAGTATTCCAACAATGGCCAACACCGCATACGTCTGCCGGCTCCGGACCGATATCCCTGCCGGCACTCTCCAGCTGCTCGATCTGCAGCCCAACACCTCCAGCCGCAACCTCACTCTCGAGCCCGTCGGTCAGTCCGGCTACCTCGGGGACCGGGTCGAGAACGACACCCTTGCTGCCCTGACCGGCGGCACGGACACCGCTGCTGTGTACAAGGGTCTCGCCGCGTACCTCATCGACAACGTCATCGACGGCACCTCCAACGTCACGATCACGGTGACGGTCGCCAACGACGGGGCTGCTGGCCTCATCGCTCTGCTGGATGCCGGCTCTGCGCTGACCGAGGCTGCCATCAACGCTGACCTGATCGCCACGGGCGGAGCAGGAGCGGGCACCGACATCAACGCAAACAGCTCCTCGGGGAGTGTCAAGGACATTCTGAAGATCATGAGCGGCGGTAAGTACACCCTGCCCTCCGGATCGACGGTCGGTGGCCTCTCCGCTGCTGCGGAGCTCGGCTCCTTCGACGACGACGCCTACCGTCAGCTGTACGGAACGAGCGCCCTGCAGATCTCCTGCGGCTCGGGTCGGATCGCCACCTTTGCGGCGGCGGCCTTCTCGTACAGCGGGACTGCGGGTGCTGCCCTGGTCGTGTACGACCACGAGGGCAACGTCCTCTCCGCCTGATCCAGTTCTCCTTTGAGGACGTTGCCCCGTCCTCCTTGGCCTGTCGCGTCTGCGTTCTCCGGTTCGTGGACGCGACTCTGCGTTTGGGAGGCTGAATGTTCAGGACCAAGGATCTGTACTTCGCCGCGTACCTGAAGGTCGCCGCCCTCACCTATGTGGGGACTGAGCGAGAGGGGGCTCAAGTCACCTGGGTCTTCGAACATCCAGGTCGGGATGTCCTCGGGGCTCTACGTCATCAGTTCTACGCGGATACGGCGCGGGTCCCTGCCCTCTCCTTTGTTCAGGCGATCAAGGATCTCAAGCGTTCCGTCTATCGGGAGTAGTGGAGTAGAGAAGCTATCTCTCCCCCCTGATAGGAGGTCCTCATGGGAACCGTCTTCGAGCAAGGCCAGGAACTTGGGCGTGGAGACCTGGATATCTTCACCGAAGACTCCGACGGGAACCCAGTCAATGTCTACGAGATTTCATACTCGATCTACTACGTGGACTCGGACAACGGGGCTGAAGTTCTCATCGGTCCGGATACCCGAACGCCGGTGAATCCTGAGGTCGGGGAATACTACGCTGCGGTCCGGATTCCCAACTCTGCCGTGGCGGGCTGCTACCGCATCAGGTGGCGGGTCCGAGAGACTGCTTCCTCATCCCAGGAAGGTGCTGTCCAGGAGTTTGGCGTCGTTGCGGATGTCTCAGGAACGGCAGATGTCTACACGACGGCGGTCCGGGACCTGATCAACAAGCTCCGGATCATGACCAGGGACAACTGCCTGGGCGGGGACACCCTGGTGGAAGTGGACGCGGACGGGGAGATCATCCAGGTGAGCCTCGAGGACTTGTACGAGGCGATTGGGGATATGCCCATGCAAGAGGCATCCTGATGCCAAGACCCGCGACACCCCCCAAAGACCCGCCTCCGGAGATCGTCCCGTACCTGGAGAAGCATGAGATCAGTTGGGAGTTGTTCTCGCGCAGGATGGTCCGTGATCCCGAGGTGAAGAGGATTCGAAGCGAAGTGGTTACCGAACTCCACCAACAGGGGAAAACCTGGGCTCAGATGACAGCTCTCACTTCTTTCGGCGCGGGGCAGCTGAGAGGGTACACCCGTGCGGTAGGTTGTGTGGCCTCCCGAAAAAACCTGAGCGAAGCGGGAGCACGTTCTGGCAGGGCCCGAAAAGGGGAGAAGAAGCCATGGTTTTCCAAGCAGATGAAGGAGAGATGGGAGAAGGGAGAATTCGACTTCCATAGAGGGAGGGTGCGTTCGGAGGAAGAGAGGCAAGCTCTCAGGGATTCTTGGACTCCAGAGAGGAGAGCAGCGTTTTGCCGAACCATGACGGAACGTTGGGCAAACCCGGAATTCCGGCAGAAGTTGGAAAGATTCCATCAGGACCCAAAGACACGTATGGAGAGATCCGCACGGCAAGCAGCAGCTATCAAGGCGGATCCCCAGAAATGGTCTTGGGGGAAGGGTTCCCGGGTACGCAGCACCAAATCGGATAGAGCGAGGTTTTGGGTTCGAAGCACCTTTGAGACCGCTGCTGTCCGGCTATTGGAAGGGGATGTCCAGGTTGCCAGCTACGAGTACGAGCCTGTTTTCAAGGATGAGGCAGGCCTCACAATTTTGCCAGACTTCAAGGTGGTCTTCACAGACGGGTCATGGAAGATTGTCGAGGTGAAAGCAAGTTGGGTTCTTAGACTCCCCCCAGAACACCCCAAAGCCCAGAAGCTCGCGCGTTACCGCCGGTTAGCAGAGCGGCTGGGGGTGTCTTTCGAGATTTGGACAGAACAGGACGTGCTCCATGATCACCTCTGAGACCAGAAACAGGATTCGCGCCGCTTTCTCAGTGGGTCGGCTGAAGACCCGCACCGTCTCTCCGGAAGGGAAGGGACGTTGGCAGCGTGTTCTGAAAGCATCCAAGATGGAGATTCCAGATTCTTTGGATTGCCTGGAGGTCTCTACTTCCAGGGGGTCTATGATCCTCACGGAAGACCACAGGGTTTTCACGGCACCCACTGAGAAGACAGAGGCGAGGAATCTGGAGAAGGGATCTCCTGTGCTGGGGTCTGGGGGCCTGCTGATCCTGGTGACTCAGGTCCGGGCTGCCCCTCGCGAGCGCTTCATGTTCGACATCACCGTGGAGGGGGATCACAACTTCATTCCCGTGGGGTCTGGGGTCGTGGTGTCAAACTGCCCCGACAAGCACTACAAGTTCCGTCCTCCTGAAGGAACGGAGACCGTGGGCTGCTACAACCAGGTCTTTGGTTATATCTGGACTGACGAGGAGCTTGCCCAGTATCTCGAGATGGCCCTCTGGAAGTGGAACCTCTACCCTCCGGACACTTCTGCCAAGTGGACCACGGTCGACAAGGTGTACAAGGGGAAGCAGGGTTGGAGATCAGCTCTCCTGTGGGGAGCTCTGGTCTTGGCCGCCCAGGCTCTCAGCTTCCAGTGGGTCGCGAATGAGTTCGGCTACAGCATCGGAGGAATCAGCCTCGATCTGGAGAAGTCCTCCAAGTACCAGGCCCTCCGGGCGGACGCCGAGGCTCAGTGGACTCAGCTCACAGAGGCGAAGCAGCGTACCGAGAAGTACATGCGGGGCTTGGCCCAGCCCAGGTTCGGCAGGGGGGTGAGGTCGGCCTTTGGTCCACATGTGGGAGCGGGAATTTTGTCTCCACGGTCATTCATCTAACCGGTTTTTAGGGCTTTATTTGGGACGCAGGGTACGGTAACCTTCCTTCAAGGGGGTTCTCACCCATGCCCATCATCTGTCCCCATTGCTCACGTAGATTCAAGGGCACATCGATCAATTCCAGGCACAAACGTGTCTGTGCCGGATGGCCGAACCCACCCTCTCCGATCCCCTGCCTGTGCGGCCATGAATCCACTTCATCTACCCAGATGAAGCGCCACCGTCGGACTTGCTTTACATGGCAGTCTCGGGACAAGAAGGCAGTGGCCCAGGCGCGGAAGCGGGAGACCTCTCTTCGGAGGCACGGGGTCGAGAACGGTTCTCAGGCCCCTTCTGTGCAGGCACGACGTGCTGCGACCAACCTCGAGAGATACGGACACACCAATCCGGGAGCCTCAGAGCAGGCCAAGGCCAAGATCCGACAGACCAACCTGGAACGCTATGGCGTAGAGCATGTCACCTCATCTCCGGAGGTTCAGGCTCGGATGCGGGAGACCCTACGGAGGAATCATGGGGTCGGCAACCCGTTTGAGTCCCCGGAGGTCCAGGCCAAGATCCGAGCTACGATGCTCGAGAGGTACGGAGTTGAGAATCCCCAGCAGTGTCCGGAGATCCGAGCCCGCACGACAGCTACGTGCAAGGCCCGTTACGGAGGCAGGCTTCTTGCTTCTCCGGAGATTGCTGCGAAGGCTCGAGCCACGAACCTGGAACGCTACGGGGACGAGGTCCCTCAGCGCACTCCCGAACTTCGGGAGAGGACCCGCCAGACCAACATGGAGAGGTACGGAGTCCCCTGGACCTGCATGGACCCAGAGGTCCGAGCGAAGCAGCTGGCGACGCACCACAAGAGGTATGGGTCCCACTACTTCGCCTCAGAGGAGGGCAAGGCCCAGATTCTCGCATCTTTCCGAGAGAGGTATGGGGTCGATCATTGGATGCAGGCTGAGGGGGCGTGGGACAGGCTCGTCGCCGTGTTCCAAGAGAGATACGGAGTCGACCATCCTCTTCAGCTCGCAGAGTTCCTGGAGAAGCGCGTCCGGACAACCCAGGCCCGCTATGGCGTGGACCACGTGCTTCAGGACGTGGAAATCATGGCCCGTCTCCAAGCCACGAACATGGAGAGGTATGGCCACCCCTTTGCGATGCAAAACAAGGAGGTGAGCAGTAGGATGGTTGCCACCAAGATCGAACGGTACGGAAATCCCTGGGGACCCTCTCCGGTAGACGGACCCAACGGTCTGGAACAAGCCGTTCATGCCCTTGCCCCAGAGGGATCCCTCCTATTCACAGGGGATTTCACGTTCTGGAGATGGCTGCCAACACTCTCCAAGCACAAGAACCCCGATTTCATCGTTCCGGGACCTGATCCGGACCATCCCAAGCGGGGAGTCACGAAGGTCGTAGAAGCGTTTGGCGACTACTGGCACAGCCGGATGTTCACGGGAAAGGTGCCGTTCGCCCACGAGCAGGAGCTCATCTCCGCCTATCAAGAGGTCGGTATCGAGTGCCTGGTCGTCTGGGAGTCCGAGGTCAACTCAGAGCCTGAGGGAGTTCAAGCCCGGCTGGCCAAGTTCCTCTCGTAGTTTCAGGAAACCAGCGCCCAGGTATCTGAGTCGGACGGGTGCTCTACGAACCCCGCACGGATGAAGTACTCGGGGTCGATTTGGGAGGACTCGCCCATCTTGACGGCGATTCGCCGCCCGTTGTGGGAGTAGCTGGCGATCCAACCTGCTTCCTCCAGGAGCTCAGCGAACAGCGTAGCCAGGCCGGCGGACTCGAAGGTGTGTGAGAAGACACGGTAGAACATGGTTGTCTCGGGGGCTTGGGCTCAGTGTTCGTCGTTGGTGGTCCAGACCACCTTGTGGTCCTGGTTGCGGTCGGTGATCTCGGTGCAGTAGCCCTCTTTCGTGTAGGTCCGGCACTTCCGGCAGGCCTTGGCCGCCCGGATGGATGAGAAGCTCTCGCCGCAGGAGCACTCGTAGTGGCAGAGCGCCATCGTCTCGGCGTAGCGAGCCTCGTCCGCCGCGACCTGCTCGGCCTCGAAGTCGGCGGAGAAGTCCCGGACCGCGCCGGAGCGGAGATCCTCGGACGCCACCTTGCAGCAGCGCGCGGCGTGGCGGTGCTGCCGATAGCAGTTCGTGCACCCGGCGCACTTGAACGGGTGCGCGTTGGGTCCCGTCAGCTCGACCGGGAAGCCGTTCACGAGGACGGTACGGGCGGAGGCGGAGCGGGTTTCTGAAGCGGCCATGTTGTTCTCCTGTCGCCTTCGTTACGTCCAGCCCCGCAGGAGGGAAACCCTCCCTACTCCCAATCGCGAACCCATAGTTGGGCGCACCTCCCCGCTCCACGTGATCAGGCCCCGTGCTTGCTGGGTTGGCTGTCCCATTCCTCTCCCTGGTGTCCGTAGGTGTAGAAGTGGTTGCAGCGGCCGTTCCGACACTGGTACGTAGGTCGCCCGTCAGCAGCCTCTCCTGTCCGCTCGACGGTTTTCTTCCCACACGCGGAGCATTGACCCCGTTCTACTTTCACGACGCCCCTCCTATCGGATCATTGACGGAGCGCTTCTCGATCCAGAGCCTCTTGCAGGAGGTTCTCCAGTTCCTTGACGCGCGCTTCGAGCTCTCGCTGTTTCATCGCGTGGGTGGAGTTGATGAGCTCTCCGGACTCCCACTTTGCCAGCTGGCCGTTCTGGAACTGTTGGCGGCGGAGCCCTGTGAGGATGCTACCTACTTGGCCAGCCAAGCTGATGGCGTGTCTGAGAGCAGCGGCTTCAACTGGAGCCGCCACCTCCTCTGCGTGGGCCAGCATATCCTGATGCAGGCCCGAAGCCGCTTGGACCAACCTGTCGTACCTGCTCATAGCACCTCCATGGAGGGTTACCGGGATCACTCGTCGTAGAGGAAGCTGTCCTCCTCGGCAAGTCTGTCCTCGAAGTCCCATGCCTGGGAACGAGCCCTGTTGTAGCAGACCAAGCAGAACCGGAAGGTGAGGTATCTCCACCGACCATCGTAGAAGTAGCGGGCGCGGGCGTCCCAGTACCTCTTGCCGCAGTCCCCACCACAGTCTCGGCAGGTGTGCTTCTTCAGGGAGTTCCGCACCGTTCCTGTGAGAGATACGACCCCACCCTCAGCGTTGAACTCAAGCTGGTTTGAGCCCGGCGTTCTCTGCAGACGTCCCATGATGACACCTCCATGGAAGAGTTACGTAGACATCCAGAATGAGGAAGTTTCCATAAGGGGGCACCAGACGTAACTGCTTCGCAAAGGAGCCTCTATGGATCCCGACCCCTCCGTCTTCCTCTGGTGTCTCAACTACCGCAACAACGGCATGTGGACTCTCCTCTCCGACTACCGGGACGCGAGCGAAGCTGCTGCCCTGGCGGTCGCTGTGTACATCGCCTACCGGGGCATCATCCGTGACACCCATTGCTCCGACGACACCATCGTCATCGAGACTCCATCCATCATGGGAGCAGTGGATGTCCTCTACCTGAAGGGACACCCTTCCCTGATCCGTGAGGTCCGACGGGTCCTCTCCACTTTCCGGAGCGGGTCGGTCCGCGAGGTCTTCGAAGAGATCATGGAGATCCCGTATCCGGAGAGCCTCCGAGGCGACCCCTACCGGGCGGTCTGGGCGGTCGGAGACCTCCTCAGGAACCCGGAGTTCACCCCGGAGGAGTGCGTCGATACCCTTCCTCCGTATCGGAACAACAAGATGGGTCCGTTCTCCGAACACCAGCCCCCGCCGTGCTACGGAGGACAGCTCCCTACTTGATCCAAGCCAGGGTCCAGATGGCTCCTTCCGCAGACTTGCCTTCGAAGGCGAGACCCTGGAACGTGCAGTTCTCTCCTGTGCAGGATTTCTCCCCATCCCTCCCAGACAGAAGCTCCGATCCGCAGCGGAAGCAGAACTGAGGATAGCCCGACCCTTCTACTGCGGACAGCGCAAAGGAATCCCCCGGGCTCGAGAGGATCCCCGCGAGAGGGTGGTGCTCCCGGAGGTTGTTCCCTTCCGTCGGGCACTCCATGTTCGAGCAGTACCAGTGGGTGCTCTTGTCTGCCCCCGGCTGGGGGCCCTCGAAGTTCGAGTCCTCCCATGCGTTGAGGGCGTCCGCCTCCAGGGCGTAGAAGTCCCTCTCAACACGCTCGAGGGTTCTGGAACAGCAGGGGCATCTCATTCCTTCTCCAGGAGCCTCTTCATGACCTTGAGCGCAGCGGAACGCTCCCAGCGCCTCCGAAGAGCATACCGTCTCTTCAGAGCTTCCTTCCGACGTCTCTCCGTCTTCCGTTGGCGGAAGTTCCCGTGGCAGTTCCAGCCCTGAGGGCCCCACGGAGGTATGTCTTCCCCGTCCTTGAGGACCTTCCAGTAGCTGAGGTCCTCCCCGCTGTGCGGACCTACCAATACGACGTGGCGGAGAGATAGGCGGCGCCAGATCCGTGCGTTCTTCTTCGGGAACCTGCCGGGCCACGGCCACCGGTGCATACTCTCACCGCACTTGGGGCAGAGAGGAACAGAGGGTGCTTCTCCGTATCCGGTCTGCTTCTGCCTTCTCGCCCCCTCTCGACAGGGAAGGCAGAACCACTGGATCTTGATGCTGTTGGTAGGGGAGCCCATGCCCCTACCCTACCGGAAGATGGCCTCCAGAGCAGGATCCAGTTCCTGAACCATGTCCGGCCGTCCGGGATGTGGGATCCCGTTCAAGGTGAACGGACGCCAACGGTGGTGTTTGATGAGGAAACACACCACCCGAAGGTCGGCTTGCCCCGGAGTGCTCAGACAGATCATCACTACCGCCCCGAACTCTTGGACCAGAGGCTTGATCCCCGGGTCCCGGTACGTCGCGACGTCCGTCCGAAGGGCCTCAAGGATGTCTCCCCGATTCATGGAGATTTCCCGCTGCTGCGCCGCCTCGTAGATCCAGGGACACTTGGCCATGAGCATCTGAATGGTGATCGCGATCTGAGCCTGGCCTGCGACCTGCTCCTGGAACTCGCGTCGGTTCCGGTACTCGTAGACCCATCCGATGATCTTTGCTACTGCGAGTTCCTCTACCCATTTCCTTGTTCCGGGCATCAGCCCTCCTTGTAGTGCTGCCCGGTTACCGGCGCGGTAATCAGGTGTAGATTCTGGAGGTGTCTTGGGAATCCGTAGAACTATCATCAGGATGCTGGCCGCGACCTTCGAGGAGGACGAGCCGCCGGAGCCGCCTACCCCGGACCCCACAGAGCAGGAAGACCCTCCGGAGAGGTCGGGAGCGTTCCTGGCAGGTCCCAGCGGAATCATCCCGGTGCCTGAGGGTATGAGCCCTCAGGAGGCGATCGCTCGCCACTTCGGTTCCCGAAATCCCTCTCCGCAGATCCCACGCACCACCCCGACCAAGTGGCATGGACCCTCGAGCGACCATTACCACATGAAGGTAGTAAACTGTGCGGAGGAGATGAACCCCGAGAACGATCCCGAGGTCAAGGATCTCCTACAGGACGGCTGGGAGCCCTTCGGAGTCCACCGCGTTCGGATGGCTGGGACGATGGGTGTCCGGATGTACTTCCGGATGCCCTGCGGAGGCCACGGATGATCTTTACAAGGCATCCGGACGACCCGAAGTTCACAGTTCCGGGTCGGAAGTTCATCGGCTATTGGAAGCCTCCTCGGGGACCAAACCTCAAGAACCTGCCCGACCCCTCGAGCTTTATCGATCCAGATATGGAGCAGGATTTCGCAGACAAGACGGCGCGGGTCCTGGAAATGGGCGCCACGTTCGTCCAGTGGAGAGGCCCCTCCTCGTGCCGTATCTGCGGTGTTCGGAACGAGGCCAAGTGCCTCACGTTCGATGGGACGTGGGTTTGGCCAGAGGGGCTCGCCCACTACGTCCAGGCCCACCGGGTTCGTCTACACTCCGATTTCATCTTCTATCTTATGCAGATCCCGGAGGAAGTCGGGGCCGAGGTTCTTCTACACCGCGCGACCATGCAGGAGATCTGGGAGTCCCGGGAGTCGAGGTCCGCTCTGGATCACATCCGCCTGCGAGGTCGCGAGATCAACAGGCATCGCGAGGCTGTCATGTCTCACGCCAAGATCCCCTGGGATGTGGCGTGATGGACGGCAAGACCCTGTACAAAACGGGCCTGGGGTTCCTCCTCTCCGCGATCTTCCTGTGCTTCCCCTTCGACTTGGTTGGGCTCTCCGGTTTGAGGAACATAGAGCCTCACCAGCACACAGGTCTGATAATCATCCTGATGTTGGTCTCCGGCGCCACAGGGTTCTTTTCCCTGGCGCACGCAGTTGAGAAAGCTCCGAAGTGAGGGGCTTCTCCTACATCCAGGTTGAACTCAACGGACACCTCTGGATCTTGACTCCACAGAAGGTAGTCGTGATCAACAAGCACACCGGGGAGGTAGGGGTGATCCCCACCTCCCAAGCCATTCGTCTGCTCGAGAGGAAGAAGTGATGATTGAACGCGACCCCCTCATGTATCTCAGAGACCTTCGCTCCCTCATCTCCATTCTCCGGACCTCCGAGGAAGGGTGGGAGAACCGAGCGGCGGATGCCCTGATCTCCATAGCGCGGAGCCTCAAGATCGAGAACCAGGACTGCTTCTGCGTCTCTCCTCCAGGCTTCACCTACCACTTCCCGGTCCAGGAGGACCTCTGGTCTCGGTTCGCGAACGCTCATCGGGGTCTGAGGCCTGATACCAACAAGATCATCGAGCTCACCAAGACCTGGGCTCCGAAGGACTTGAACACCAGGATCATCCTCCTGACCTATGCCTCGGTCCCGGTCCTCCTGAAGCTCGGGGATGTGCACCGACGCAGGTTCGCCGGTCTCCTCGAACAGCACGTTGCCATGGTGAGCCTGGGTTCAGAGACGTACCGGAAGCTGGAGGGCATGGCTCTGGACCGGGAGAAGGCCAACCGCTTCCGGGATCTCATCTCCCTCCTCCACGACCACAAGGGCCTGGACGCCTTCTGGCTTGCTGATGTGGACGATGCCCTGAAGGGCCTCCTGGGGGAGGAGTCTTGGAAGGCGTTCCATAGGAACTTCCTCCGGTCCTCGGAATGGAAATAGGTGTTCAGCCTATCTGGGGTATCTCCCTCCCCAGGAGATACCATGCACAAACAGAATCTTGCTGAGTTCCTGACCCAAACCGCAGTCCTCCACGGGGACTTCACCCTGACCAGCGGCGCCAAATCCAAGGTCTACCTGGACATCAAGAAGGCGGCGCTGACCTCCGAGGGTGCGTACCTGATTGGGATGTCCATGCTGTCCAAGTTCGCAGACCTGGACCTCCGCTACAGCGCCATCGGCGGCTTGGAGCTTGGGGCTGTCCCTGTTGTCTCCGCCACTCTGGCCTGCGCTCGAGTCCGGGGAACAATCATCGACGGATTTGTCGTCCGCAAGGGGGACCGGAGCCACGGCACCGGGAAGAAGATCGAGGGCGTCGATATCAATGGGCTTCGGGTCGCTGTCCTCGAGGACGTCACCACTTCTGGAGGCTCTGCTCTGGAGGCTGTTCAGGAGATTCGGAAGGCCGGGGGAGATGTCGCGGGCGTGTTCACTGTCGTGGACCGACTGATGGGAGCGCGGGAGTTCCTACACGATCACAGCATCCGGTTCCATGCCCTCACGGACATCAAGGACCTGGGCCTGTGAGCTTCGTCAAAGTCGCCAACGTCCGGAAACACCATCGGACCGGGGAGGAGACCCGTGTCTATGTAGGGCGGAAGTGCAACGGCTACGAGGGAAGTCCCCTCGGGAATCCGTTTCGCCCCGGAGGACTCCCCGGAAGCTCCATCCCCAAGTTCAGGACCTGGCTCGTGGACAAGCTACATGAGAAGGATGCAGCGGTGACTGAAGAGGTGCTCCGATTGGCCCGTATCCACCTCTCAGGGAAGTCTCTGACCCTCCTCTGCTGGTGTGCTCCCACCGGGGCAGGGTTGACCACGGAGGACAAGCCCTACAAGTGCCACGGCCAAGAGATCGCTGAGATCGTACAGCAGATCTCCGAGAAGGCTGTAGAACGCGGCATGGCCTGAGGCTACGCGGGGACGACGCCCACCTGGCGCTTGAACACCAGCCCGTGCTCAGCCAACCACGTTTCGAATCCCTGATCGACCCAGGTCATCGACACCATCCCCTGGTGGACACCTTTGTCTACGATGACCTCTCCTTGACCATGGAAGGGGAACTTCTGTCGTAGCTCTCGGGGGAGCTCGTTGAAGTCGATCACGACTTTGCTTGCAGGCACCACCGCTTTGACCAACCAGTTGATCGACTTCTTGGCTTGGCCCGCCGCAAAGTTGGTCGCGACCTGAGCGGATACGGACCAGCTGCTCTCCTTCCCCCGCTTCACCTTGATCTTGTCTCCAACGTGGAGCTTGGTCAAGTCTCGGACTCCTGTGCGGCGGAACAGTCTCTTCTTGACATCGGCCATAGTGACGCCGGAGTAGTCCCCCCAGTCATCGACCTGAGTCCCAAATCCCCGGTACACGGTCACCTGGGTGTAGTCCTTCGGCGAGTTCTCAAGGAGCCACTCCTTGACCGGTTTCTTCATCCGCTTCCCAGGATTCTTCGTGTACCGAAGGAGCTCGTCGATCACCCAGTCTGGCATCGTGAACCCTTCGGCTCCCGGCCCGGCGTCGATCCTCTGGGCTGCGCCATCCACTATCGTCCCTTGGTTCAGGACGATGTCGGTCCAGACGTAGTTGACGTGTCTGTCTACGATCCCATCAAACAGAACCCGGAACTTCTTGGCTGTGGTACCGAGCGTGTTGGCATCACGGCCCATCGTGTAGCCATCCAGCTTGCCTGCCAGAACCTTGGCCATTTGAATGTGGTCTTCGGGGAAGGTCATCCCCCAGTAGCGATCGAGGGCCTCCTTCGTGATGGCTCCCGCTTTGATCGCCCGGTAGCAGTCTCTTTCACTGCCGTCGAACAGTTTGAGCCCTCGATACATGTAGATGTAGTTGTCCATCCCTGCCAAAGAGCGCACTCCGACATTCCGACGCCATCGCACATAGGACTTCGCGGGTCTCACCGGGAGGAGGCTGTTGTTCGCTTGACGCCCTCCCCACTCGAAGTACATCGCCCGACGCTGTAGGTCGGGCATCTGGTCGACGAGGTGGGGGAGGAACAGGTAGAAGTTTCCCTGGAGAGCAGCCTGGTGGAGCCCGGCCACCCGCTGGGAGCATACTTGTAGGGGGGGTGTCATGACACCCCCCCGGAATAGCCAAGGTACCGGACTCAGGCCGCGCGGAGGAGCTCAGCGAAGGTGGCCGTGAGGGGCTTGCCATCGACACACTTGGCAACGAGCGCCTCGTGGGCGGCCTTCTCTGCGGCTTTTTACACATTCCACAGGACATCTCGCGACTCGAGAGAGGGCCTCGTCCGATACCAGGCCCAGGTAGCGGTCGAGGAAGGTCCAGAGCGACTCCTGGGCGCGTTCTCCGCTTCTGTCGGGGGAAGGGTGGCGGGGTGGCTTCTTCGACCGTCTGGAAGGGTGTTTCCGACGTGGTTTGATGCCCTTCTCTTTCCGGCGTCTCGCGACGGTGGAGGCAGTACATCCGATGCGTCCCGCGAGCACTCTATCCACCTCTGTCCCCAGCAGCGGGTCCCATTTCTCCCAGTCGTAGGCCATGCCCTCGTTACCCTATATCCTGGGGGAGCCCAACTCCTGAGGTCATCATGAAGGTTCTCCGTCAGGGCTCTCGAGGCTCCGAAGTTCGTCGTCTACAGCAGCTCCTCAACATCGGCGCCGATGGCATCTTTGGCGCCGGGACCAAGAGGTCCGTCATCGCGTTCCAGAAGTCGAAGGGCCTCTCTGCTGATGGCATCGTCGGCAAGGGAACGTGGGGCGCGCTCGAGAAGGACTCGGGGGAACCGATCAATCCAGACCCCGAGCCTCGGACGGCTGACTGGCTGGTCGCCCAGTACCAGGCCAAGGGCTACATCCTCCACACGGGGGGTCGGGTCAACTTCGGCTCTCTCCGGACCATCCCCGGAACGCCCAACAGGTTCGATGACTTCGTCTTCATGCTCTGGCAGGAGGGGGGTGTCTGGAAAGTCACGTTCTTCGAGGCCACTACCGACCCAGGCACCTACTGGCTGGAGAACCCGGGGAACTCTCGAGGAACGGCCATCCTGTGCCCTGGCCAGTACGTCGACGTCTACAAGATCGACAAGCACGGTGGGAAGTACGAGGCGCTTTGCCAGAGGAACGGCAAGGTCAAGGTGTGGCGGGACAAGGACCGCGACGCCGTTGCCGAGTACCAGCAGGGCTCCGAGGGCGAGGACGGGTGGTATGGGATCAACATCCACCGCGCTTCCTCGAGCCGCATGTCCACGAACGTGGAGAAGTGGTCTGCGGGCTGTCAGGTGATGGCGGACCCTGACGACTTCGCTCGGTTCATGACGACCTGCCACTCCGAGAAGAAGCTCCATGGGGAGACCTTCACCTGGACTCTCTTGGAGAACCACGTCTCGTAGGTCTACTGGCTAAGCTCCATGAAGAGCGCAGTTGCGTCGTCCGCATAGACGGCAGCCCCATATCCCGAGCCGTTGTAGCGGCGGAGAGCGCGCCACACATCTCCGTCCGTCCTGCCCAGATGTCCGCTCAGGATGTAGGCGGAGCATCGGAGGTTGGTCAGGGGGTCCAGCAGGTCCGAGGGATCCTGGATCAGATGGAGATTCTGGAGGGTCTCCGTCCAGACGCCCGGATGGATCTGGGCCAGCCCGATCTCCCCGACTCCGCCGATAGCGTCGGGATCGCAGAAGGATTCCTTGGTCACCACTGCCCCAAGAAGGGCAGGCGGAATCTGGAACTCCTCGGACACCTGCTCAATCAACACGTCCAAGTGCGTAGAGCTCTGGGATTCGCACAGCTGGGTCCACTTCCCGACCGGAGGCGCCACAGGAGTGTTCGGAAGGGGGTTCTCCTGGACTGCCCAGACGACAGTGTTCATGGTGGTCAGGAAGCTTAGGGCAAACAACACGGTACGCATCAGCAACTCCAGCAGCGGTATGTCAGGTTCAGCACTGGGGTTACGCCTCCGGATTCCAGAGGGAAACTCGTTAGAGAGGCTATGTTGGGCTCCTCTCTGAACCGAGTTCCGGGAATCAGATGGATCGCACCTCTCTACGCAACCTCCTCACCAGCGAGGGGCTTCTCTCCAAAGAGGCTCGCAAGTCTCTCGAGCTCTTGGACAATCTGGACAACGAGCACGCGGTCCAGGACGCGTGGCCTGACGTCACCTACAAGGGCAAGCCTCTTCTCCCCAGCGGGAGAATGTACCCCTTCTATGCTCGTGCTGAAGGGGCGATCACCGAGAAGGACTTCCAGGAAGTCTTCATGGGCTACGATCCCGTCAAGGACGTGTTCATCGTGGGGTTCGACGTCTGGCCCGACGACAACTGGGAAGACGAGTACGAAGAGGACCATCGATACGCTCGTGTTCGCCAGCTTCGGGCTCGGGGCAAGACGGCGATGATGTCCGCAGAGTATGTCGTTGTCAAGTTCGACGGACGTGTGCTCGCTCAGCACACTGCCCCCGGCGGGTTCTACCCGAACGGTCTGAAGGATGCCAAGAGAAGGTTCCCTCGGATGATCTCTATCCGTCTCGACTGAGAACCCATTCGGGTTTCTTCCCGAACTGAAAGCCGAAGCGACGGATGAGGTCTCCATCCCCGTCGTCAATCATGTGCTTCACCTCCAGCCCGAAAGTAGTATCCGGGCCTCGCCATACGTTCTGGGCGGGGAGAGCACCCACTGCCCCCAGAGGCGCGCCCAGGAGTTCCGAGAGGCCCTCGTTGAGGCGCTGGGTGTTTAGCCATATACGTGGAGTCTCTGCATCCTGTCCGTAGACGTGTCGGAACATCCAGGTGGCCAATCCCTGGCTCGAGTCCTGCAGATCGAAGAAGGACATCTTGGGAGCGCTGGAGATCTGAGGACACCATACATTGGGGATCGGTGCAACCACCATCCACGGATGCGTCCAGTAGTACACAGCGTCCGCGAACTCTCGGGTCCCTTCCGTCCAGAAATCAATGACCTCTGGGTCCGAACGGAGAGTGTGTTCGAACAGGGAGCAGTACCAGTCCCAGGGGTTCCGAACCACGCCGAACCAGGTACGCTTCTCCCCAGCCTCGGATAGGATGCTCCGGGCTTCCGATATGGATCGGTGCCTTCCCACCCCAGGAAACACCTGGGGGTTCTCTCCGAGTTCTCTCAACGCCTGGTAGACGGAGAAGCCCCCGGTCTTGGGCATGTGCCAGAAGGCCAGGCCTGATGCGGTGTGTACAGCCATGAGGGAATAGTACCGTGGCTGGGCTATCTACAAAGAGGGCTACGATGTCCCACGACAACGACGAATCTCGCGCCGGTCTGGTTCCGTTTTCTCTGGACCAGAATCCTGCTCCCGGACCCTCCCTCGAGGGCCAGGACTACCAGGACAAAAAACAGGCCTTGGTCAACCAGATCATGGCTACTTTCCGGAAGCTCTTGCCCTCCAACTATGTGGCGGAAACCAACGGTCCGTGGTACTCTCTGCAGTTCCAGGCAATGGCGGAGCAGCTGGCGGATATCCAGCTGGAGGTTTCCGAGATCTACAAGGACTCCGACTGGGACTTCACCCGAACGGACTTCCTGTGGTCTGTATTGGGGCAGATGGTGTTCCCCGGAGCTACCGACAGGTCTGGGATCCCGGACATCAGCTCGGATCTGGCGTATCGAGATTTCCTCCATCAGATGGTGGTTCAGCTCCTCAAGGGGGCGACCACCGAGTCCATGGAAGGAGGCGTGGACGCTCTGGGAGATGATTTCATCTCTACTGTCCTCGAGAGATACCTGGCGTCCCCCCCTCGGGACCCGAACGGTGCATACACGATCAAGGACCAGTTCACAGTCGATATCTTCATCGAGACCGAATCCGGGGGCTTTCCTGGAGACCCTACGGTCACGGAGAGAAACGCGCGCCTGGTCCTCTCCGCCCTGAAGCCTGCCCATGTCATCTACACATATAGCCACCTGTTCCGCGACGCCTTCGATCAGATCGCGGATGATGCAGGAGGTCCTGAGTCCTGGGAGATCGAGGACTACCGCTATGACGACATGCGGAAGTGGTGTCATGGATTCAAGGGCATCACAGGAACGGGGGAGACCCTCTCCAACAGGACCCTCTTCTCAGATCCTTCCCTCTCCTTTGTTTCTATCACCAAGAACGCGGTGTTGCGGGTCTTGTCAGGCCCCAACGCCGGGGCGTACAGGGTCGTGGGGACGCGTGCTCTCCTGAGCGGGGCTACGGCTACCCCAGCCTCCTACACGGTCTCCAGCGGGGGCTCAGGGACTCTGGTAGCTCTCGAGGACGATGTGGTAGAGGATACTTCCCGGGATTGGGGGGCTCTCGCTGTCGACACTACGATCACGATCCTCGACGGTGTCAACGCAGGCACCTATCGTCTCCACGCTGTCCTGGGCTCTACTGGGGGTCTGGTCGGGAAGCCAGGGGTGTCTGGGGACCAGGTCCGTCTCTCCCCTTCGATCCTACAGGTGGAGAGACGGATGCCTTCCACCGCGGTCGGCCAGAGCTATGAGGTAGAGGTGGATAGGCTCGGCCACAAGTCGCCCAAGACGGTCTCCGCTGAGGATGTATCGGCGCAGTTCTACCTCTGATGCTGTACACAGATAAGCACATCGCTGCCTGCCAGCCTCGAACAGGATCCACTGCTCGAAGACACCGGTTCTCGAGGGTCCTCGGTGCCCGGACCATGTTCACCAAAGATGGGAAGGAGTTCCATGGACACATGCCTCTCCGTGTTCTTCCTCCTGAACTTCTCGAAGGCCGGGTCGGGGTGGCTACTGTCCGGGACCCCTTCAGCTGGATGGTGTCCGTCTACTTCCGATTGGTCGCGTTCCCTCCGGGGAAGACCCGTGACTTCCTCAAGAAGTGGGGCGGGGGAACGCACCGATGGGATCGTGTCCTCTACGGGTGGACCCACCCCGGGGAGATCGAGTCTCCTATGGAAAGGCATGCTTGGGCGAACCCCTGGGGATCCCAGACGTCCGGGACCGAGGGCCTGTGGAGCGCCTCCGTCCGCTGGTATCACGAAGGGGCCTCGGTCTTCATCGATACAGCAAGGCAGAACGAGGGCTGGGCTTCTCTGTATCCTGAACACCGCGATGCCCTGATAGAGTGTGGGCGGACCAACGAGTGGGACCACCCTCTTGTCGGGGACATGTTCACTCCAGAACAGGAGCGCTGGGTCCAGGAAGCCGATGGGGATCTGATGGAAGCCCTCGGGTATTCGGGAGTAGGCCAACCCAGCACCAACATGGTCTCCGAGTTCCCGGTCATGCGGTAATCAGTAATATGCTCCCGTAGCTCAGTTGGTTAGAGCGCTGGGGTTTAAGTCCTGGGTCGTCACCAGTTCGATTCTGGTCGGGAGTTCCATCTTGGGGGGTGTGTGTTACGTGTAGTGGATATCACGGAGGCGGAGAGGGTTCTCAAGGATCTCGAGAAGAGGGCTCTCCTCCGACCTATCTCGTGGGAGGTCCTGAAGATCGCCAAAGAGAAGGGCGTCCTCCCGCCGACCAACAACGAGCTCACCGTGCGGCTGGCAGGTGGGCTGCAGGTCACTCTCACGTTCGAGCACCAGCAGTACGGTTTGGTCCGTCACGCATCCTTCTCCACGGTAACTGGGGAGGCTGAGTCTATGCCGGCTCCGCTCCTCATTCGGGAACTGCTTCCCTTCCTTGGGTTCACTGGTTCTCTCAAGGACTGCCACCTGTGGATCGAGGACCTCTCCCATGGAAAGAAGGCCGTCAATGTCATCCAACCGCATGACGGAGACTGGAGTCCTTTCATCACCGATAGACCTGGGAGTGTGTGAGGGCTGTCCCACCCGTAGTCGGTGCCACTCAGCTGCCTGGAACGCGACGGCCAAGCCGGATTCCGTCCCCACCAAGGCGGAAGAGATCTCTATGGTCCACGAGTGCGTCTCGTGCTTCGATGTTCGCCTGAGCTTCTTCGGCGGGAATGAGGCGTTCCCCATCCCGGATGAGTGTCCCCGCAGGGGTGGGAGCTCTGGTAGCTGGCGGGAGTGCGGGGAGTGCTATGCCTACAGGGATAGTGTGACCCGACCTCCCCTGACTCCTGAGATGAGGGAAGCTTCCCGTGGTCTCTGGGTTTCCATCGTTGAGCGAGTCCAGGACCGACTTGAACACGGCCCTGACTACCACGACCTTCAGCAGGAGCGCAAGGCCAAGGAGGCCGTATCCCGATTCGGTGACGCCATAGACCAGTATCCCGCTCTCCGGAAGCTCACGGAGTCAGGAGAGTCGAATCCCGAGGGCCTCCACAAGCTGGTCTCGTTTCTTGACGCTCTACTGGACACGGCCCCCGGAGAACCGGACTTCTCTGGAATTGACTCGGAACGGGTCGGGCTGGAGCTGATGGATGGCCTCCTTCAGTCCCTCCAACGAGGGCACGAAACCCCAGACTCCTGGCTTCGGGAATGGAAGGTCTGGTACACGAACCGGCGTCCGTTCTTCCGGTTGTTGGGCTATAAGGGGGAGGGGGAGAGCAAACCCCGAGGTCCAGATGTCTCCTGACGAACGTTCTTCCCTGATCCAGAGGGCTGCCTCTTTTCCCAAGGGTTCCGTGGAACGACGGGAGATCCTCGCTGGTCTCAAGCAGGCCAACACGGTGGTCATCCCTGTCCCGTTCCCTGCCGAGTCAGGCCAGACCTTTGAGGAACTGGGTCTCTCCTACGGAAATCCCGAGGAGGACGCTGGTGACGGCCTGGAGGACACCCAGCGGAACGTCCTGTCCTACCTGGGGAAGCGTCGCTCGGAGGACATCCAGGTGATCGGAGGGGAGGGCGCCAACCTTGAGCTCCTCCGCGCCGCCTGGAAGAAGGGCCGGACTCTGGGTCCTATCCTGGGAGACTTCGGCAATGACGAGGCGGTGGCTGGGACTCTGGGGCGCATCAAGGCTGTCATGGTCCCCTCCTACCACACTGTTTGGATGATCTGAACGCGGTATAGTTCAGTAGACGGAGAATCCAATGATCGACTACATCCGAGGCTGGTTAAGGTAGAGTCTCCCCTCTCAGGGGCCTGCCGACTGCACGAGGCCCTCCTGGGCTGGTGTTCGCTGATACGACCAAAGCGGCACATCACCAACCCAGGAGAATACCATGTCCCGTGCCCGTACCACCCATCTCAAGATCAAGATCCACACCCTCGCTGACGAGGCCCGCCATATCCGCCGTGAGGAGCGGAAGGCTCGTCAGAGGGAGTTCTACGCGTCTCCGGACAAGATGATCCGGAAGGCGGACTCCCTCGAGCGCTTCGCTCGCTGGGCGGACAACTCGGAGAACTCCAGCGCCACCCGTGCGGAGATCAGCTCCGCTCTGGCCGAGGCGGAGAAGCTCCGCGCCCGCGCTCAGAACTTCGGCGACGAGAGGAAGGCCCACGCTGCCCGGCGGGAGCGTCTCGACCTCCGAGACCATCGCAAGGGGGTCGTGCGGACGATGTCCCGCTCTTGCCTGCTCGCCTACGGCTACCTCCGGGGCGTTCCGTACGCGAAGATCGAGCAGAATCACCGGGAGGACAACTATCCGAACTGGCGGGAGGCCGAGAAGATCATCAAGCGGTTCGGCGGAGATCCCTCTGGGTTCCGCCCCTGGCTGAAGGGGGAGACGGAGGTGTCCTGTGCGGCGAAGTAGCTGCAACACAGGAGGCTGTTCCCCGGAGCACATCTGGGGACTCCTCCGTCCCGACGGCCGGCTGGCGCGCTTCTCGTTCAGCCACTCCGTCTTGACGTGGGTCAACAACCAGGCCCTCGAGGGCAGGGGCCGCATCCAGCGGTTCCGGTTCCTCCGGGGCCTCCCCATTCCCCCCGGAGGAACCTCTCGTTCGGGCCTCTACGCAATCGTGGCTGAGCGCGGTTCCAAGGGCCGCGTGCTCCGGGTGTGCTACTCGAAGGAGGCAGCGGACTTCTTCCGTGAGCCGGGCGCTCGATCCATTCATGAGTTTTGGCTCGCTCCGGAAACTCTGGCCCTGAGGAGGGCAGCATGAAGTCCAATATCCAATGGGGCTGGAAGGTCAGCTGTGCTCACGAGAGCTGTTCGGAGCACCTGGAGGTCTGGGGTCCGATGAAGGGGGACACCGAGTATCCCATCGTGCCCGGTCTCATCAGCGGTTGGAACAAGCCCGAAGAGTACGGAGGATGGTTCTTCTGGAGCTTCCCCAAGGAAGGCCAGCGGTTCTACAGGGCGTTTTGCTCAAAGCACTCCGCAGCCGCGTTCACCTGGCGGGACGCGGATATCTCCTGGCATCGCAGACTCCGCGAAGCTCGAGACGCCCAGAAGAACTCCATCATCCACAAGTTGGAGAAGTGGGGCCGGAAGAAGTTCGGACTCCGGATGAAGGGATACATGGAAGACTGGTACAAGAAGAACCCGAAGCCGGCCCCTCCGTGGCCGGTAACGGAGAGGGACTGAGGAGGCCTGATGGGTCGGTTGAAGAGCTACAACTACGAGGCGCGGGAAGTCTTCTTCACGGAGGAGAACCGTATTCTGGAGAATCAGACCCGACACGGTTCCGACTGTGGGAAGTTCTACCTCGTGGTCGATGTCTACAAGACCAAGAAGGGCTCGTGGAACTACACCCGGGGCCGTGTGTTCCGGACTGGAGAGGACGAGCCCATTCCCATCGCGGACATCAAGAGGAACTACGGAGGGTTCGGATTCGCCTGGGTCTACGTTGGCCCCCATAGGAAGCCGTTCCTGGTCTGCGGGTTCGACTACCAGGGCCAGACGTTCGTGGATCTCAGCACTGGCGAGCGCCGCGACGAACTCTCCCCAGGAGCGGAGAAGGGCTTCGGGTTCTGTTGGATCCACCGGGTTCAGCTCAAGCAGACCCCGGATATCCTCCAGGTCAGCGGCTGTCACTGGGCGTGCCCCTACGAGTATCGGTTCTTCGATATCTCGGACCCCATCGGGAAAGGATGGCCTCAGGTCTCCATGCCGGAGGAGCACCTCTCTTTGGATTGCCTGGGTAAGACTCGGATCATGGAGACCGGTGAGAACAACTTCTCCTGGCATATGTACGAGGGTGTGTTCATCGGGACCGGGGAGTGGCATCGGGATGTGGAGGACACCAGCTTCGACCTACACTGCGAGGTCTCCAAGCTGAAGATCCAGGGAGGCTCTGCAGAGGAGATCGAGGCAGCCAAGGCAGCGGAGAATGCTCATGATGAGAAGTACTCCGACCCAGAGGATGATCCACACCTCTGGGACACGGAGCTTCTCATCGATCGGAAGTTCGAGTTCGTCCGGGACGCTCACGGAGTCTATGCCCGGCTCCTCTCCGAGACCAAGCATCCCGTGGTTCTGAAGCGGGAAGAGCTCTATCTTCAGTGGAAGGAGAAGCGTCGGGCTCAGGAAGCCGAGTGGAAGCAGGACCCAATCTTCCAAGAGCTCTCCAACACCATCCCCTTGAAGGGCCGTGTGGGAATCGGATCCCCTTCCTTGAACGACAAGTGGAAGGGAGAGCCGAACCCAGCCTTCTTCCGTGTCACTCTCGGAGACCCCAAGGGGGAGGAGAACCTCGCAGCATCCCTCCAGTGGGGAGTCAATGAAGGGCCGCTGAAGCTGTCCTTGTGGTTGCGGGGGAAGGGGGATGTAGAGAAGCCCCAGTTCCCCCGCACCTCCGAGGGCCTACACCAAGCCCTACGACGCAGCCGTGAGTACCTGGCTGGGGGCTCCTCCGACCAGGAGTAGCACGGTCAGGTATTCCATGACCTTGTCCTTGGTCCAGGCGTGGATGTACACCCGGGTCCCATCCTCCGACACACCGAAGGTGACTCGGTCTTCCTCAGCGAGCTTCCGGATCGCTGAGTTGTTCCGGGCGACCTGGTACTCGACACGGAGGCTGACCACACGCTTCCGCCAGCCCATCACGATGGTGGTGTCTCCGAACACGGCCCGGAACCAGGGCTCCTTGCCTCCGTAGCCGTTCTCGACGGGAATGCGTTCTCCGAGGTCGATGCCTCGCTCTGCCATCTCTGTCCAGACGGCGTCGAAGTACTCCCGGTTCTTGGTGATGATGGGGTCCTCGGGGATCGGCAGGTACTCCGAGTAGGCGGGGTCGATCTTGGACCAGTGCGTGTAGGAGTCTCCGTTCTTGTCCGTCTTCCGTATCGCGAAGTAGCCAACGACACCGGTGATCTCCGGGAAGGCCGGCGGATACAGAGGTCGAAGGAGATCATCCGGATAGGTCAGGTACACACCCTTCTTCAGGGGCTTGTCTCGGGACCCCCAGGTCTCGTCGTGCAGCTTCTGCGCGTCCTCGGGGCAGTCGTGGTAGCTGATCTGGTGGTCGGTGAAGAGCGGAGTGCTTCCGTGGAGATCCGGGAACTTCACGTAGAAGACCTCCTTGAGCCAGGTCGCCCACTCCAGGGTCTCGTGGGCCTTCAGTGCAGCGAGCCGATGGCGCCAGGTGGGGAGGAGAATCTCGTTCATCCACCAGGACAGACGCTTGGGGAGCATGAGCCGGTCGCGCTCATCCCGACACAGGCTGGTGTTCCGGACGAAGACCACAACAGCCCCTGCCCGATTGGAGAGGACCTCAACGGCGGCCTTGCACCGAGAGCACGTGTAGTGTCTCTGACACGAGGAACCCCCGAAGGAGCCCCCTCCTCCGCTGAGCTTGGTTCCATGGCAGAAAGGGCAGGGGGGTGGCTTGAGCATGGGGTTCTCCTACAGGGAGGCCAGGGGGATCATTTCACAGAGGAGTTTGGCTCGCTCCTCTGTGAGTCTCATGAGGGGGCGTCCTTGAGCATCGAGAGCCAGGAACTCATCGTTGGTCTTGGACACGTATCGGATGTCGCAGTAGGGAGCGGGGTCCTCTTCGAGAGGATTTGGAAGACAGGCCGGGTTCTGCTTCGATACCGCAGGCTGGTAGAGCCCGTCGGAGAGGACCGAGAAGTCCCATACGTTGGCCCAGTCCTGAGAGGACTCGGTCTTGACCCGAATCCGGGTCTGGCCCGTCCATTCGATGACCCCAACCTTTCCACTGGGGAGCATCCCTCTGTCTCCCACCTTGGGGAAGGACTCCTTCCAGCTGTCTTGCAGCTTCTCCACCTTGATTTGGTGGGCTTCCCAACCGTGTATGGGAGTCTCGTCCCTATACACCCCAGTGATGAACGCGCGGAGGTTGGTGATGGCGGTCCAGTGGGTGTTTCCGCTTTGGGTCTCTATGAGAGCCCGCCTTCCGAATCCTCCGTTCACAATCCGAGACACAACCCCACGTGTCCCCTTGGGAACCTTGCGTCCCTTGTAGACCTCGACCCAGGATCCGATCTTGACCTCTCGGAGAGCTTCCTCTGCTTCCTCTTCCTTGGCCGGGTCCAGGGCCTGCTTCTTCTCTGACTTCTCCGCCAAGTGGAGGAGGCGAATGTTCAGGGTGGCGTCTTCCGTTGCGAAGCCTCTCTGAGCCATGCCCTCGCAGCGGATGATGCATTCCTCGGAGTTCCCTCCGGTGAGATCCCAGACAGTGGCGAAGGTGGCCTGTACCCACTCTCCGGGGATTAGCTCGGTCTCACGGGTGCTGACGTGGAGCACCCGCCCCTCGTGAGTCGGGCTCCCGTGGGGAACCCACGCACCGTCAACCAGCTTTTCCCAGATGATTGCCATATTCTCTCCTGGAACCGTTACGTCCCTGGGAGCACTGGGGAAACCTCGCCGGTAGGAACACTATGGGCACTGCGGCGGCAGGGTCATCCGGGGTGTCTGTGTCGGAAGTCAGTGCGAGAGCAGATCGAACTCCGACCAGGTCGGGTATCGTCGCATCCCGGAATACGGAGAGACCATAGATGGCGACCCAAGACAAGTTCTTCCCCGGAAGCAGCGTCTCCCGCTACCTCATCCCGGGCGAGAGAAGCTGGGGAGAAGCTGTGTACCAGAGCGGGAAGCCCGTTCTGGATGCCGAGCTCATCCTCTCCCAGGAAATCGTCCGCGAGATGCAGGGCCTCCTGTGGGACCGAGAGACTCCCTCTGGTTGGCTCCGAGGACCTGTTCCCCTCGATGGGAATGACTTCGCGGGGTCTCCCACGGCGAACTCCCTCCGCATGGTCAAGCGTACAGCTTTGGTGGCGGGCCTTCCGGTGGTCGTCGAATACACAGGAACGACCACTCCTTCCCTGAACGAGATCGTCCTCGATGCCGCGCCGATTTTCGGGGGAGCTCCGCCGGATGTCAAGAGAACGGACTTCATCTTCCTCGAGGTGTTCCGGGCCCTCGTGTCTCACAGCCCTCGGGCTTCTGCGACCACGGAGGTCATCACCAACGCTGACGTGACGGCAGGAGATACGATCACCATCAACGGGACTCCTCTCACTGCTGTGGCGGGTGCTCCCGCCGCCGACGAGTTCCAGATTGGTCTGAACGAGAACGCTACCGCTTCGAACATCGCAGCAGCCATCAATCTCCCAGGCAACAGCTTCACCAGCATCTGCACCGCAACGACGGATGTCGCGAACCCTGCTCTGGTCAATCTCCGTGCTGCGGATGCTTTGGCTGGCGCCGCCGGGAACGCTATCACCCTGACTCTCTCCCTGACGACAGGCGGCGCCATCCAAGTCAATGGTGGTGCAGGGCCCACCACGTTCTCTGGGGGTTCGGATACCTCGAACAAACCGACCCAGGCGACCCTGTATCGCCACGGGAACGTAGACGTTCCTTCGGGAGTGAACTTCCCTGATGATATCGCGGACCCCACCATTGGAACCGAGTCCACCAAGCGGGTTCAGATCCAGTACCGCATTCGCACCACAGGGCAGTCCGAAGCCGTCAACTTCAAGACAGGGAACGGCTTCGAATCCTCCGTTCTGGCTCAGGGAACCCAGTCCGCCCCCGTCGCAGGCTATCCCTTTGTCCCCGCAGATGGGACGTCCTCCAGCGGCTCTTCAGACGCTTCTGCCTACCAACGGGTAGACGCGGGCCTTTGGGTTGCTGGGGACGGCTCAGAGGCCGCTGCCACCGCCCTGGGGACAATCGATGGCTATGTCTACGCGGTTCCGATGGCAATGGTCTTCCGGCGGAACGATGCATACAACGGAGGGGCCGGCGGGGGCTGGAATCCTCTGACGAATACCAATGGTGCACTCCCCCGTGTCCATGGAGGCTTTGCCAACCCTGTCGTCGGCGTTATCCCTGCGAACTCTTCAGACCGCCCAGATGGCCGGTTCCATGACGAGATTCTTCCCGCCGATGTGATGGATCTCCGGAAGCAGGTCTCCCCTGGAGGAATCGATCTGAAAGCGGAGCTCGAGCGGCAGATGACGTCCCTGATGGACGGGAACTTCGGAACCTGGGCCATCGATGCGGCGGACAAGAACACTCTGGGTGCAGGTTCCGGAGATGTAGGAACTCAGTTCCTGGTCTGCAATGAGGTGGGTCGCTCCGCAGCGAAGGGCGGAGTGGCTCCGGACAGCGGAAGCACCACTCGGGGCAACGGTATCGGGGACTTCGACCACATCCGCCGTCGGTTCGCTGACTGGCCTGTTGTGGAGCGTCGGGTTCTCCCAATCCTCCCCACCGATCTGGTGGGCGCGCAGCCTGGCAAGTACGTCGCCAAGGTCACCGGGGGATACACGACGTGGGAAGCAGGGGATGTGCTTCACATCGACCTGGACACCCTGGACGCCACCGGCCTTGGTGGCTGGGCCCACGCTCCCTCTGGAGTTCCCACAGGAGGAGGTGCTGTCACCAACCTGTGGCCTCTTGGGACCAAGGTGACCAACGTCCTCCGAGTCTTGCATGACGACGGCAACTACAACGCAGCCATCGACAAGAACGTAGCTCTGGACCAGGTCGTTGGTGTGGGGACACCCCATATCGAGCTCACACTCGGACGGAACACCCTTCAGGCTACCGGGGGGATCAACGTCGCAGGATACGACCTGGTAGGTGCCGGAGGCGGAGGAGACAACAACTCACCACGGCGCATCTGGGTCGAGCTCGAGATCACGTATCCAACGGCAAACGGGACAACCGACACCCCTGTAGAGATCACTCCCGACGCTACTGTGTATCCCTCAGGACCGGTTTTCGAGAACCAGACCTCCCAGCGGCCTGATGACTGGGAAGGGGTCATCCAGCCCAAGTACAGGGATGGGGCTCGTGAGGTAGGTCTGGAGTACATCACCAACGACGGCTCTGGCGCCGGCTCGGGAACTCCGATCACGGACCTGGTCGTCAGCGACTCTACGACTACAGTGACGATGCCGCGCCGTGTCTATGGTTCGGGGGTCACGACGACCACCGTGACTGACCAGGTGTCCACTCTGCCTCGGGCGGTGGACACCGCGACCACCCCTTATGGGTCCAGCGCCCGTCGCATCGATCTTCAGGACCCTCTCTCAGGAGCGGGTCAGGTCCTGGTCTCGGTGGAGTACTTCGCCCAGGACCCTCTTCCGAACTGGGGGGCCGTAGGCTACCAGCTGTCCTGCTACTTCAGGTCCGATGCTCCTCAGACTCTGGGCGTTCAGGCGGGAGCTCCCGGAACGGTGCAGATGCCGACGACGCTCCTTCTGCGTCCCCTGGTTATGTCCCGAACGCTCTGGACAGGCACAGCGGGAGCGGGTAGTGCTGATCTCCCGTATCCCTATGCCAAGCCTCTCGACCAGATCGCGGTCAACGGGGACCAGAGCCCGTCTCCCTTCCCTGGGGAATGGATCCTCTCGGCGAACGCCTCCATCTCGATTGCTGACTTCAGTGCAGAGACGGGCCTGCTGAATCTCCAGCAGCTGGTTCCTGTGGATGGGAACCAGGATTTCCAGTTCAGTTCCCTGGATGTAGACTCGGAGTTCCGAGTCGCATACAAGGTCTCGGACACGAGTGCCTACCGCCCGGTAGCCATGGCCCAGCCCCTCTCCGGAATCGCAACCCACAAGGTCTGGTTCCCCTTCTTGGCTCGTGCCTCTGCTGACGGCACCTTCTTCCGGAAGGATGAGGTTCTCCTGGTTGTGGTGAGCCGCTTGGCTATCCTGGACAACACCAACGTGGTGCGGTTCGTGGACTCCAACAACGATACATGTGCCGCCGTCTATCGGACGAGGGGCATCTTCCTCTTGGCGTCGGAGTGATCTGAAATGCCTCGCAACGTAAACCCAGCGGGCATCTCAACCGGAGGTGGGACTGTTGCCCCGAACTCCGTAGAGGACTCCTCTCTTCGGAATCATCTACGGGATACCCGGCCTCTCGAAGCCCACGTCAATGATCCTTCCGAATCCCATATGGCGGTCACGGTTCGGATCACTGATAGTGGGGGGATGTACACATCGGATGAGGTAGAAGGAGCCCTGCAGGAGATCGGAGCAGGCCAGTCTGGAGGCCGGACCAACGGGTGGCTCCAAGGCGGGACTTGGACGGCGGTTGGGAACACCCTCACTCTGGACACCCCTTCCCTGGCTCTGATCGGATCCTCTGAGGTCTCGTTCTCCGGGTCCAGCATCGCCCTGCCTGATGGGACCCGCTGGGTTTACATCGACGCGACCACCGGGAACCTGACCTCGGATACCGTCGCTCCCAACCTCGTCAACGAACCCATCCTGGTAGGTCTGGTTGTGACTACCGGCGGGGTCATCAATGTCCTGACAAGCACGGACGCGCGGTTCTTCGTCTCCCAACTGGACCGGAAGCCTGCTCTCACTCTCCGAGAGACAGGAGGCACCAATGCCACGGCAGAAGGATGCTTCGTCACTCTTGAGGCGGCGCTCCTGTACCTGCAGACCTATGCGGCAACTGGAGCCTCTGAGGCGGAGACCCAGACGATCGTGGTTCGAGGGCCAATCACTCTGCCCACTACGGTGACGATTCCGGTTCCTGGGATCCGATTCGTCGGGGATGGAGAGGATGCCGCTTTTGTCACAGGGGCGACCCTCAACCCCATGTTCGATGTAGACGGGGTCACCAATACCCAGTTCCTCGACCTGACCTTCCGAGCAGACCACACCGGATCCATCGCTGTTGCCAGTACGGGATCCCCCGTTCTGAGCTTCCGCATGGAGCGCTGTCGGGTCATCTCCGGAGCTCAGGACTGGGACATCGGGGTGAACTTCCCGGACGCGACGGCCGTAAACACCGCGACTATCCGCGACTGCTTGTTCGAAGCGGATACTCGGGGAATCCTGATCGATCGAGCGCACGATACTCTCGTAGAGCACACCCGGATCATTGAAAAGGGTGCTGCCGGGGTCTCCGGAATCGAGCTCAACCTCTCCGGCCCCTTTGCCGGAGAGGGGAACAACCATATCCGTGCCTGTCGGGTCTCGGGCTTCACGACCGGGGCTTCTCTTACCGGAGATGGCTCTACAATCTCCAGCACAACCCTGGAAGGCTCGAACATCGGTCTGCGTCTGGATGGAGGGGAGACCTCGGCAACGGATCTCCAGATCCTCCTGAGCTCTACCACTGGAGTGGACGGGATTCTCGCTGACGGTATTCCTTCCATCACCGGATGTTCGATCAACTGCCCTCGTACTGTCTGGGCCGCAGAGAACCCCCAGGGCATCACTGTCCTCGCAACGGCCTCGAAGGCTCGGATCACTGGGAACAACATCTACGGTTTCGAGAACGCCACCTCTGGGTCCGGAATCCAGTTCTCGGCTTCCTCCATCCAGAGCATCCTCTCCGGGAACACAATCACGAACTGCACGGACGGGATCCACTGCCTTCCCGGTGTCCTGAACTGTGCGATCAACACGAATACGATCTCCGACTGCAACGTGGGTATCCGAGTCGAGGGGAACGACATCGATACTCAGAGGTCTTCGAATATCTCCATCGTCGGAAACCTCGTCACCGAGTCCGGAGAGACGGGCATTCTCCTCGTAGGGGAGATCCTGGACACCAGCGTAGAGGGGAACATCGTAGATGGGGCCATCCCGGGCTCAGAGACCGATCCCACGTCCAATGGCATCCTTGTTTCGGCAGCCAACGCGAACCTCCCTTCCCGAATCCAGGTGGTCAACAACCTCGTCTGGCGCTGCACTTCGGGGATCGAAGCCAGAGGAACCAACGCGACCCTGCAGGTGGCTGAGATCAGCATCCAGGGGAACATGGTCCACCACTGCGCCTTCCCGGAGAACATTTCGGGCGTCACCAACACCTATGACGGGAGGGGCTCCAAGGGTATCGGGCTGGAATGGTGCTCAAAGGCCCAGGTTATCCAAAACAACATCCACAAGATCGGCACGGGCATTGACAACTCCGAGGTGGAAGCCTTCCCGAACGGGGGCGGCGCCATCCGAGATGTACAGTCCATCAGCATCTACGCGCGGAACTGTGATCGGCTCTCTGTAGACGGGAACGACGTCCGGGATAGTGTCGCTCTGGACTTCAACACCACGGGATTCCCTCTCGCTCACGGGATCTTCATCGAGGTCAACTCGGTCGCAACCGGAGCCGACTTTGAGGCGAACGACTACTCGATTTGCGACAACCAGATCACCTGGGCGGCCATCCTTCCGGGGGTCGCTGGGGGCGGGGAGCGGGGGATCTCCCTTGAGGTCACGGCTGGGAGCGATTCGGACACCAACCTCCTCCGGTTCGTGAAGACCTCTGGGAACATGATCCGCCGAACCCGGCGCAGCGGCATCCGATACATCGTCTCCGGAAGCGTCGCGGGAGGAAGCTCCGGGATCCTTCATGCCCAGATCAACGACAACATGGTCTGGAACGCCTGCGGCCAAGCAGCCCTCGTAGGGGAAAGCCAGGGTGGTATCGTCATCGAAGCCCTCGGAACAGGGACTGGCGACCCAATGGAGATCGTCGACTTCCTCGTCCAGGGGAACATCCTGGAGAACATCGGATCCCTCGCGGCGACCGACGGAACTGGTATCCTCTTCGCTCTCTTCCGAGAGGCCAATCTCCGGGACATCTCGGTAGTTGGGAACAAGGTCACCGATGCGAAGGACTACGGGATCTTCCTCCGGGTGGATTCTACCATCACAGGAGGACCCTCCAACCTGGATCGCTGGCTCATCTCAAACAACACCGTCCGGAACACAGACTTCACTGGCATCTTGGCGAACGCAGACGGGGCCGGAGTAGGTTCCGATGAGATCGACGGGGTCGTGGTCCAGGGGAACTACGTCGAGGACTGTACCGGAGGTGGAATCTGGGTCCAGGCGGACTCTCATATCGTCGGGCTGGACATCTCGAACAACCTGGGCAAGGACAACGGCGCCCACACTGTCACCGTTGTCTTGGCTGCCGCCACCCAGGATACCATTTCGGAAGCTCTCTCCATCCGTGGGAACACTGATCGAGGAGGGCCCGGTGTGGTGAGCTTCACCTCGAGCCACGGACTGGCAGGCCTCACGGTCTCCGACAACATTGCGCAGGGCTTCACCGGGACTGCCCTCAAAGTGGATATCGGGAGTTCCTCTTCTGGGATCAGCATCACCGGGAACAACCTCCGGGAGGATCTCCTTACCACCAACTCAGTTGGGATGGACATCGATCTCCCGAACAACGGCTTGCTTGGACTCACCATCTCCAACAACACCATCCGACAGGACAACGGCTCCAGTACCAGCATGACCGTGGACTACTCGGGGGCGGGTACGAGTGCGAAGGGTGTATCGATCTGCGGGAACGCATTCTACGGGGCGACCACCAAGGTCACACGGACCTTCATGACGGTGGATGGGGGGCAGTGCTCGAACAACCTCGAGATCCCGGATGCTGGTTCTGGGGGCTGGGGCAACGGCGGGGCGGGAACTTTCACTGACCAGACAGGAGGATCCCCTCCCTGGGCCAACTCCACTACTGTGAACAACCAGGACTGACATGCAGATCCACGCCAACCTCGCCTCTGACTCCGTTCTGGGCACGGCCAGCGATCCGATCTCCGGAGGTTCCACCCTGGTGAACGGCAAGTACACGCTCCCGGTTCCGGAGGGTGTCTCCGTTCCGGTGACTGCGAGCTCCTATGT